TCGTTATGGATTTATTACTACTAGAAAGGCAGAGACGGATACAGAAGAGTTCAAAAAGACCATAGAAAAGCAACGAGCTCGTATTAAGAAGATTTTGGGCACGGAGAGAGACGTATATAAGACCCTGGATGGATTGGAATCTGTCCCTAGTAGCGATTTCTTATTGGATGAGATCACATCTATTAGCTTAGTATCGCTACCGAACAAGGAATCACTGCTAGAGGTATTCGATGCCATGGATGCATCACTTGAACTACCTTTTATCATGGTCTCGTATAAAGGATCTACTTACTACAAAATCTACCAAGCTGCCGATAGTATCATACCCCCTGCTGTAATCGTTCGAGGTGAGACACGAGTCCCCTGGATCGAATTTACCCCTTTGGTAGATGGTATATATTTCAAGGTATCTAATATCAAAGGTAAGAATCCAGGTAGAGCTCTAATCCAGAATGTATACTCAACAGGTGTATGGTTCTTTGACAACCGTATAGAGGTATCATTTACTACTAGCTTCGAAGGTTCGGAGGAGGTAATTACACAGAGAATATTCCGTTCGTTGGGGGATAGATTAAAGTACGATGTGATATCTACCAAACAGATCTCTATCAAAGGCACCTTCTTTGTCCCTTCGTTGAATTTTGACAAAGTAGTATTTGCTGATATGATCGCAACAGACGATATATTCCGATATTTTGTATTTGCTAATGAACGTGACACATCCAAACAAACTGGTCAGGGTCCATATAAAACACTAACCACCAGGAAGAACTTCTACTTTTATTACTCTCCCAACCAAAGTTATAATATCCCAGGCTCCTTGGCACTTACCATTACACCAGATCCATTAGCCAAGGGATGCGTTATCCGTATCAAACGAGCGGTTAATATCCAACAAGCAATAGCTGTGAAGAATGTACTATCAAAACTGTTTAGATGGTACCTAACCAAATACGATGAGATCGCTGAGGTATACTCTATATTCGAATCAAAAGCTAAACCTAAACGTGAAAAAGAGAGGAAGAAGGATAAGAAGACAGGGCCGCGTGCATCTGCTTTGGAAGAGTTTGATCCTTCTCTATTCAGATCGAGGTATCCAGATCAATGCCAGAGAGAGAAGCAACCGTATATATTATATACCGAAGATGAAGCTAAGAAGAAGGCCAAGGAGCTAGGTGATCCACATAAGGTTATACCCTTTGGAAATGTATGGTACGCTTGTGAACCTAGGGAGTCAGACGATAAAGACGATAGACATACATGGCCAGGCCTTAAACTTAACACATCAAAGACAGGGAATACAGAGTTCGATCAACAGTACAAGCGCGAGGTACCACTCATCCCTTGTTGTTATACACAGGATCAATATGTCAAAAGAGCGTCAGAGTGGAGGAAGTATCTAGAGAATGAAGGTAAATTTATACCAGAGACCAAGGAGAAAGATATAGGTGTAGGGCACATCGTCAAAGCAGCCAATCCTGCAGGTAATGGTCGTTACGGTGAGGTACCTTTTAATTGGGAGAAGCTACTCAGATACCTAAAGATAGAGAAGATCACCAAGGGGAAACAAAACGTATACCCATTGTTACGTAGAGGGGTTGCGATGTCGCCTGATAGTATTGTACACTGCCTCGAATCTGCCATGACAGAGTATTATTCACAGCTCAGAGTTGATGAGCAACGAAAGCATGTGTTAGATGTACGCCAAAAGATAGCGCAGTCCAATATTAGTATAGGTTACCAAGAGTTATATGATATGACTGAGGCTGAGATACGGGATGCACTCAAGGATCCAGAGCAGTACCTAGCCCCCGAGATGTATGTGTCTATACTGCAAGCTTACTACAAGTGTAATATATTCATGTATGTAGTGGATACAGACCATCCCAATGGGGAGATACTACTACCAAGATCTGCAGGTACCCACTTGGCAAAGGATGTCAATGAGCACCTCAAAACAATATTAATCGTCAAGTATGAGGCTAAAGCAGAGCCATTACCATCTGGCCAGGACTACCCATACCAGTGTGAGTTGATGTGTATGGTAGATATAAAGGATCGTAAGTTCGATAAAGTTACTACCTATTTCGAGGGTGATGATATAGTACAGCTGGCGACCAAGTTATACTATGACTCTAATGATGTATTTATAGTAAGCCCGGAGGGGTATGATATGTATAGGCCGGTACCAGAGGGGATGTAAAAAGTGATATGAATATTTACTATGATACATATTATGCATGGAACAGATACCTATATTACCTAGACTATTAGGGACAGGATACAATGCAGATTTCGATGCTGATATTTCGCTTTATTCAGACGCTATGACGACAGAAGATAGAGAATGGTTGGCTAAATACATTAGGAATGAATTTCGAGACGAGAAAAGCATCGAGTTAATTAAAAAAAGATATAAGAACAGGCCAAAGATCTTAACTAGAAGGTTAAAAAGACATGGAGAGTAACCCGCTAGAAATCTTACTTTTATCATATTATACATGATAAAAGTAAATCAAAAACCTTATCTGAGGATATAAGTACCATAATGTTCAGTTGCCCACTGAGGAGGAGGTTGGAATGCTATAGTGTAAGAGGGTTTTAGATAGTTCGGAAACCCTTCCATATTAAATAATTGTTCTAAAGCAAATAGAGGGACGGTTTGAATGGTAACTACATCTCCTATAATGCAACATTTTACCTCGATATGTCCAGGTTCGACGAAAAACTCTCGAGTGCTAATATTAACTCTTCCAATCATTATCGGGTCTCGTCGACATTGATTACCTGGATCCATTGCTAACAATTCGATCGTAAATAGATATAGTTATTTCATTTTTATCCTGTATTAATTAACTGCTATACCATATTTCTGGAGACACCAAGAGAGATGAGTAAAACAATCTTGTAAATTCACTGTTCGCCATCCTACTAGTTCTAGAAAAGATCCCAACAATGTGTAATCATTATAGATACTAAGACCCAAATTAGAAATAAAGTACTGTTCTATTTTACCCCCATCAATTAACATGAGAGATAATTGTCTATGTGCCGGATTTTCGTTGCTAGGACAAATCAGTCCAATTTGGATACTGGTACGACGTTTGATTCCTACTAGAGGATTTTTCTCCATCTTAGATATATTTATGTAACACGTCTTAGCTTTGGGGATGTCGTTCGCAAAACTTACCATAACATCACTCCTATATGGTAGTTTTTGTCCTTCATAGAGTTTGATAAATGGCTGAGAAGTAATGAATTGTTTATATTGGCCAGCCCAGCGTGTTTTGTATATTTGGCGAAAGTATTGTGTATCGGTAATTTCTTTGACTTTCCTGCACATAGTGAAAGAGATGATATACATTGGTGCTAAACGTAGTAACAATTCTGCTAAGATACAGCTGTCGTTGAGTGTATACTCAACGACCTGAGGAGAAACAACTGGTAATGTAATAGGTTTGACCACTACTTTCTTTGCGGTTCGATGTAAATGGCAATATCCTGTCTGATCAGGACGCAGCTTACATCTCCTTTTCCCCGACTTGATCAGAGATTTACACGTATTATCCATCGCCTAAGGAAAGACGGATATATAAGTCTAACAATGTAAATATATCATTTTTTATATTACATCATACACATTCTTGTTGACAGTTACAGTAACATTATTTGCTCCTTGTACCCCAGGTGCTTGTAATTGAATAGTAGGGGGTCTTGAGTCAGGATAGATCACAAAGATATAGGTATTACTATCAGGTGCTATGCTAGTTAGTGTGTATTGCACAGGGTTGACGATTGACAGAGGATTACCTAGATATATGATCGAGTCGATGGTAGCATTCTCTGCAGTATAATCCCACTCGCTGTTAAGCATAGTATTGTTGACATAACCTATATATCCATTACAGGCCGCTATCTTGGCATCGATCTCAAAAGAAAAGTAGAAGTTACCTATACTTACTACTATAGTTTGTTGGCCACTGATATTGGAGAATGGATGGGGTAGGTTATCATCCAGTGGATTAACACCTCCGGAAGATGTAAAGTTGGTGATATACGGATGGACATAGTACTCTGGCGCCTGGAATGAGATGTACATAGCTGGGGTTCGGAATGTGTCTGGTAAACGATATGACAGTAGGTCGACGATAACATTAGAGGTTAGTGGAGCTTGCCCGGATGGATATACTACTGTGCTAGAGATACCCATAGTAGGGCAATATGCAAATACAAAGATCAGACCTAGCCCTGTCACTGTCTCTGTTACCTGGAACACATTGACCAAGGTAGTGTTGGTAGGCTGAGGTAGTACCACCACTACAGTACAACCACGCGGAGGGTCGCCAAAGGAAGTGATAAAATTGTTATTAGATGCCACCCCTCTTGGCTTGGCCCACTCTGATGTGATACGATTGGTACCCCCGGAAATACCAAAGGACCATGAGTATAGTATCCCACCGTTAGTATACCTCATAATAATACGATGTTGACCATTGACCCTTTTGATGGGCTGTGGTACATTACTATTCATAGTAGCTGCTGAAAATGTGTACGGGTATACTATTGTTTCGAATGCAGGGGAGCTTACTGCATACCCACCTTCAGGACCTGATGAGAACCTAGCCATTGACTAACCCCAATATAGAAGTTTCCAGATTTAGGGGGAGAGGATGATTGAGTTCGAGTGAACCCAATCCTATGGACGCTATTAATATTATCCATATATACCCGGATCTTATCTTTAACTCATTTTAGTTGGTTGAGAGGTATAGTTCATACTATAAGTGATACATCCCGCCATTAGCATAGTCTACTAGTAGAAGAGTATAAAGTTATGGGTCTTATATTGTAGGATTATAAATGGTATCATATGATGAACGACAAAGTAGGAGGCAACTTATAGATACAGAACCTCCATCTATACTATCTCGGAGTGAAGAGTTATCGACCCACAGCGAACCTGATATTTTTGTTCGTTCTGGGGAGCTACCTTCTTCAGCACCAAGGCTAGTACCCTCTAGTAGTAGGGATTCTCTATTAAGTTCTACGGGGTCTACCAGTACCGCAAGCAGTTGTGCTAGTTCGAGCGCTAAATTTGAGTTCATTGTGTTGAAACGTAAAAAGATAGCACCAGTTGATTCTAACTTGGTCAAGGCGTGTAAATGTGGTGTAGTATTTGGTTGGTATATACGTAAGCATCATTGTCGTGCGTGTGGTGAGGTGCTATGTTTTGAATGTACGTCTAATAGGATGAAGATCCCTAAGCTTTTAGTCTGTTATCTGAACACAGAGGGGTGGTGGTCAGAGACAGAGGTATGTAGGATATGCAAGCCATGTAGTATCAAGGTAGTCAAGTATGAGGCTTCATTGGTTAGTATCCAGAAGTTGTACAAAGAGCCCCCTCTACTACATCTCATCAACTTTACCACACTATGCAACAAGAAGACACAGACCATATTTTTCCAAAGTACTAGATATTTGGAGGGCAAACCTGGCTCCTATGACCAAGGGGCCCTATCTTACTACCTATCAGAGATGAGGTTGATACAATATCTATTCCCAAGTGATACATTAACAGAGGAACAGACCCTCTTCCTTAAGACAAACAGACATAGCCTATATAACCACTCTTATTGGTTGATGCAGCTCCTAAAGGTCGATGATTACATAGGTGAAATTTCGGCCACCGACATAGCTTCTGGGATGCAAACATTGTGTACTAGAGGGTGCCAGCCTACCCTCAAACTATCGGATGCAGTTACCATTATCATGTTCTCTGATACGTATGGGAGGGCACAACCCCTAGCACATACCATCTTAGATAACCACAGCCCAGAAGAGATAGAGTACTACCTCCCTATTATCTTGTCTAGCCAAAATCCAAAGGTGCATACTATCATAACGGGAAAAATTACTAGTACGGAAGATAAGGCAAATGCTAAGATACTGGCATGTTCTGTATATTGGTATCTAAATAGTATAACGACCTCGTTGGCTGACATATGCAAGCAACGATTCTTGGGGTATATATCCGCTGACATAGTTAACTTCCGATACTTTATTAATGCTGCTGCTAGTGATACTAATGCAACCACCCTCTCAACTGTAGTTAGAGATCATATCGTATGCGATCCATTTGACCCCACATCGAAGATCATAGGTATAGCTAATACATGGGTAGGAGGTAGCTACTCAAAGCCCTTATTCATAGACTATATATCATGTGGTTTAGGTATGGCATCCCCTGTCAAGTCGACAATGATGTACAAGAAAGAGGATGTAAGGAAAGATGCATGTGTCCTTCGACTAGTAAAAGTAGCTGCGAAGATGTGTAGATCAGAGGATGTTGTCACCTATAATGTACTACCTATAGATACCTCGTCGGGGATTATACAGATCGTCAAGGGGTGTGAGACTCTAACAAAAATATACCAAGCAGGGAGCATTAGTAACTATCTATATAAACATAATATGAATCAAATCATCCGTGACGTACAAACCTCGTACCAAAACTCCCTCGCATTTTGGACTATTATCACCTATATACTTGGCATAGGGGATAGACACTTCGACAACATTATGATAGATACATCTGGCAGGTTATTCCACATCGACTTTGACTTTATATTCGGCAAGGACTCTAAACCATACTCCCCAAAGATCAGGCTTAACTCTTATATGATAGAGGGTATTGGAGGTAACGATAAGTATGGAGAGTTCAAAGACAAGTGCAGAGATATATTCATGGATATACGACAAAACATCGATGTTATCTATGTACTATTACTAAACTTAGTAGTCGCAGAACCATCGTTAGGTATCACCGAACCATTTATCAAGGAGCACCTAGTCAGGGCGTTCTTTATAGGTGAACCTGATACTACCGTCAAAGACAGATTAGAGTTTATGATAGATACTTGCAAAGATTCACTGGTAGGCACTATAAACGACTATATACATACTACAGCTAAATCCACCTCTGGACTATTATCTTATCTGAGTTGAACAAATTCTATGAATTTATCCCTCGGATTAAAATCGATATTACCTAGTACTTTTAGACCGAACAATATTTAGTACGTATTGAACGAGGTTATTAAAAGTATCTAAACCAGAGCTAGAACTTAGACTCTAAAAGTGAAATATCACTACTATTATGTGTAGGATTTTGATATGGCTGCTGTATGGGAGGTGTCTATAACTGAAGGCATGTATTTTAGAACCTCGAAATTATTCTTTACTCGTGAAAAAGCGCTTGCTTATCTGGCAGAATGCGCTAGAAATGCATATCATTCAATGGTTAGCCACGACAAAGAGATATGCAGGACGAGTTTTAAGATTGGTCCTAATGGTTTAGAACATAAAGCTCTAGATACCTCTTTTCACCAAAAGGAGTTAGAAAAGATAGAAGAATGCATCAGGGGTCAAATCTTAAAGTTTGAAGTTGGATGCTCTCATGAACTGGAGATGAAGGAGGTACCAATAGAATAATATATCCCAATAAAACTGAACCCATTTAAAGGATACTCTCCCTTTAAATGATCATCGATGGCTACCAAAGGGAGGGTAAAGTTACCACTCGTGCCGTTCGATAAGTTGCAAACGTCAACTATGACAGTGATGGTGTACTGTAATGTACAGTTCGATCTAGAGCAAATCTTTAGGAAGATACCTATTACACGTGTTGAGGTACCCCTTACCAAAAAGCAGAAGAACGTGGACAAGAAGCGGATAGTAGCACCCGCTGATACCATTATCAGTGTACAGTCCAAGACAATGATTAGGGGTATCGACCTGAGGAAGAAGAAGAAACATTGGTGTACGGTATGCCAACCAAAGAAGGTGACAGATGAAAAGGAGGTGAAGGTATTTACTATCGTTGAACGCCTCGTGCGAGAGGATGGGACAGATGTAGATCATATTGTATATTATTGTTCGAGATGTCAAAAAGAGTACAAGCCTACAGAGATTAAGAAGATCAACCATTTCCTAAACCAACTCACTATAGTACTGTCTATAGGTAAACAGCCCTTACTCAACGTGATGATGTTCAAGGATAACTTCAAGATCGCGGGGTGCAAAGATATAGATGATGCAGCTGACGTCCCACTAGTTCTATGGGATACATTCATGTCCAACAACCCAGAGTTATGGGCGCTAAAACCAGGGCAAAAAGAGCCAGGGTTTATATTCGAGACTGTGATGCGGAATGTAGATTTCAAGTTAGGGTTCCCTATCGAACGAGCCTCGCTCAATAGCCTTATGAATAGTAAGCAGTTCTCACATAACATATTCATGTCACAATACGAATCTACCGGCCATACCAATGTCAATATAAAGATGTTCTCTCGGGTCCCAGATGGTTTTCGATATGATTGCCTTAAGATCCCACTTGACGGTGCCGACCCTTACTTTATCAAGGTACCCAAGAATGTATTCAAGAGTAAGAAGAAGCGAGAGAAAGAAGAGACCAAGGAGAAGTATATCACGTTCATAGTGTTTAGCTCATCGGAGATTATCTTGTCTGGTAGATATAACGAGAATATGAGGGAGATGTATAATTTCTTCATCGATGTTGTATCCAAGAATAAGAATGTTATCGAGGAGAAGTTAGAGCTACCTAATAAGAGAGAGATAACCAAGTTGAAGGGTAGGCTAAATATGGATAGCTCCGAGTTTGCTATATAATTGACCAGGAAAACCTAAATCATTATCTTGTGTTATTGGAAGCTTTGCATGGACCCTATTATAAGTTTCACTAGTAGCCCTAAAAAGAACAAACAACCCAAACCGAGCTCTGATGAAGGTGTAGATGCTGTTCAAGCAGAAAAACAAGCGATTATCGATGAACAGTTGCGAACTACACGGGATTATTGCAGAGCGTATGAACGTACCAAAAGGTTGGCCAAACTAAGGCTGCAAACTATCAATTATCTTACAGCAGAGCTCTCTCGAGAACAACTTCGCAATGCTAAGCTCGATCCTAATGGGCTTAGTGGTTCAGGTACTATAAATTACTAATATGGTTCTACTTCTTATCGAAACATAAGAAGTTATAAATTATGCTGGTCTCAGTGTTTATACCAACAAGGCACTTCATCCTCACGAATAAGGTGTGGCACCCCATTTACCATACCTACACTCCTTTGAAATATACCATGATGGCCCATGGAACTTAAGTCGTTCATTCCAGCCAGTGAATATCCCGTATTGCGAATCATAGCTCGACGTATTGTAAGAGGTACTCCGAGAAGTGGCAACTCAATATTATCCAAGGTAATATAACGTAAGGTACCATGCGTATCAATGCATATTTTGTGATCCCCATCGATAAAGTCATCTAGGTAATGCTCAAGGATTAACCATCTCACTTCTAACTTCTCTTCCTGAGATATTTGTTCAAGGATGATATCCCAATCAAGTTTACGCGGTATTTTTGGGACAGGAACACACTTGAATAAATCCAATGGTGCATAACCATCTCTATCTAACACATCTTCGTTTACCTCGTCGGAATACCGATAATCAGGCCTGGCATGAACAAATCTCATCACCACAGATAATTTGTGGTAATTTATTAATGTCAATTTTCACATGCGACAAGGTGATTATAGTGTAAACCCCCATACTATATAGTCGCCATCACTTACCTTGGTATTTGTCTCAGGACTAACAGGGGATGGATGGAATGTATATGTAATATCTCCTGTGTGAGTTGTAAAAAGATGGTAGAGGCCACCCTTGGTATACATTACATCTACCATCCCAATGTTTTTGATGATCATATCCAAACACCCTTCTCTAATAATATCATCATCGCTTGGGTCGGTGATATTAGATGTAGGTTGCATATTTATATCACCTATGAAGAATACATTGGGTGAGCTCTTCATTTCACGTAAGAATCTTATAAACTCGATACTTTGGGTTAGCCGCACCTTTCCATCCAATACAGTATTACCAGCTTGCATATGTGATGTAAGGATACGTACTACTTTACCCTCTATGGTAATATCACAACCCAATATACCTTTTGATGTGAACCAGTCCCAGTCGGCAGAGTCAGAGTAGAGATGGTAGATAACATTGGATATAGGGTACTTGGATAGGATAAGTAGGCCACTGTCATATAGTTTCTGAGATAGCTTAGGGGTCTTGCATGTATACGGGTATTGTTTAGATAGTACCTCTTTTGCTATAGGGCTCCATACCTCATTGAGGACCACGATATCATAACCTACTATATACTGGGCCTCTATCTTGGCACGTTCAAAAGAGGTCATCTTATGGTCTGTCGCTACACGTGGCAAATCCCAGCAATTCCAATAAAATGCTCTAACTTGGGTCATCACTTTATAGGGGTAGGAATACTCTAACTCTCTCCTAAATGTTATATATAAGTTGGTTCTCTGCTAACCAATCTTTGAGTAGACCACATAGCTCCTCCCTCTTCAACGTCAGCATATACAAAATCCCATCAAGTTGTGCTGTAGTATATGTATCTAACTTCTCTTTGAGTGGTTGGTATCCTGGTTCACCCCTAATCAACCCTAACAGCTCCTCTCGTGATCGTTTCTTACTGTCACCAGTAGGGAAATAATTAATCCTATCTATAAATATATCTATAATCTCGGCCTTGAATAGGTTCTGGCACTCCTTACCCCTTATCTTACCTTTCTTCTTCTTGGTCGGTTTGACATTGATCCTAAAAGAGCCATCAATATTGGATACCCAACCATAGATACCGTATGGGTTGTCTTCGAACCCTATCTCTTTTTGTGCTGTGATGTGCTCTTTGATCTGTTTGATGTACCCTTCCTCTAGGGCGCTAGGTACATCTTCCCATCCACGTAGTTCAGGGTTATAGCGACGCATAAGGCCAGATGCTTTGATATCTTTGGAAGCTACGTTATACGAGGTACCTTTGTACTCTGTGCTATAGAGGATATGGACTACGGAACCATCCTTCATCTCATATAGTGAAGCCTCCATCTCATCTAGTATCATATCAACCGCTGCATCTGACTTACTAGGGTTAAGTGAATCGTGGGTCTGGTTGTATTGGTATGCGACCTCTAGTAGTAATATACGGGTTTTATATGATAGCTTCTCAAAGTCCTCTGCAGATGCCTTCTTACATACCCTATCTACTAGGGGTTTATCCTGTTGGTACTCTAAGATCTCTACCAATGAGTCGAGGGATGAGATATGTTTGACTAGTGGCATCTCAACGTATGTGGCTTGTGCATACCTAGGCCGTGCTGTGAGTGAGTCGACGAGGAATAGCATATTACCCTCTTCCTTTAGATAACATTTGAAACCATACCTATCTCTGATCACTAGTCGGGACTCTATAATAGTATCTATGGCATGGAGAAGTAGGGGCTTTTCGCTGGGTGGGAGCTGGATCATACGTTGGACGGCATCTATGAACATGGAGAAGTAGTTATGGAAGAGGGCAATAATATCGTCTATAATACTACTAATCTTATCTGATGCATATAGCACGTTATAGGTACTATAATCAAGGTCTTGGATGGGTATCTTATAGCTCCATACCTTGTCTGATCTTGAAACCGGTGGGAATCCATCACATACATAGTTACACCTCTGATAGTCACATGCCCTAGTATTATCTACATCCGTGGGTAGAACGTTACGTCTATAGAATGCAGCACAGTCTGGGGCAGCTTCTTTCATCACACGGTAAATCTGGGCGGTGCGATAGTCTTTGTCTTCTGCTAGCCTATAGATGTATATGTCTGTCGTCTCTGTATCCGAGAATGAGGCGTCTTTAGGGTATCCTAACCCTCTGGCTACACCACCTCTATTGGGTGAGGCTGTATCTACTGCAGCATGTCGGAAGATGTGTACGTGTCGTTCTTCTGGTTCTAGTGCATCGTGGCTACCGAAACGATACCCTCTGGCCTCTGCTTGATCGATAGATGGTATGTTCCAATGTGGCATCATAATATGGATACGACGTACATTCTTAATCGTCAGACCGAGGGCTATCTTCTCACTGCCTATGATGACCTGCAACCTATCGCCATGCCTATTATCTGGTCTATTGCAGCTAGCAAGTAGGTCTTGGATCTGTTTAGGGTTGTTGGTAGTCTGGGAGTCAGATGTGATTACGGCAAATCGACGTTTTTGGGAAGGATGTTCGATATCTATAGCAGACTTGGCCCAAGCGAAACCATGGAGCTGCATACATAACCCTTGCATAATAGCACCACCCAAGCCAGTTACCTCTTCGTTATAGATAAAGGTAACCTCATCGGGGTGTGCTTTTATATCTTCGATGACAGATGCGAATTTGGCTGAATACTCAGCGAGATGGTTAGTAAGCTCTTTGCGTAGGTAGACATTATCGATAGAGTATGTATTGATCTTGGTAGTACCACCTTTTGGCCCTCGTTTAGTGATAGGTTTAATCACATACTCTTTGAAAGCTTCAGGTCCATAGGCTATACCTGTTATCTCACCCTTGGAATCGAAGGTAGGTATCACCATATTCATAGCATCCCTCGCTAGCTTATACACTGTACCACCTACAGTCTGCCTTTCAACCTGTTTGCCTTTGATCCTAACTGTTTTGGTCTCGACACTCTCTCTGGCCTTGGTAGAATACTCCGACTGTATATCACTCATACCATCAGGGAAGATCTTAATATATTTGGTAAATGGTTCAGTAACACCCATCTCAATACGTTGGGCGGAGGTTAACATCTCTCTTAAGAACGAGACCCTACCTTTGAAAGCTTCCCTTAGATCATCCACGTCGTCCACTAAATTACCATCGGCATCAAAATAACGATCATCAAACGCCTTGCCTGTTGGAAGTTTTTGCGAGTCATCAAGTATCAAGTTCATAAGTGGTGCTATATCACGTGCTTGATCCCACATAGGGGTACCTGTTAAAATAAGGACGTGGCCGTTGACGAATTTAAGCATCCTTTCAGCCTGTGTGTATAGCGTCGCAGAGTCTTTGATGAGACCCTGTTCATCCTCCGCCTCTTCCTCTCCTTCTTCCCCTTTGGCAGTACCCTTCTTCTTGGGTTGGGGTCTGATAATATGCCCTTCATCAAATATTATATCACGATCCTCTACCATCCGTTTTAAGATACCATCATCCTCTGGTAACTTTCTTAGATACGTATCATAGGTAACTATCTCATAGCTTCGCGACACCTCTCGATTAAGTCGTGCTATCCTTGTATCCTCTGACATTACCTTCCCCTTCTTAAGCTCGGCAAGTGTTAGTTTGGGGGTATATATCCCAGAGGTACATACATTAGCTATCTCGTTGGTAATATTACGACCAAGGTCCTCGCTCTTGACAAATAGTAAGGCTGGTTTTCGAGGCTTACCACTAATCAGTGCGTGACGATACCCTTCAACCACACCTACAGCTGTACATGTCTTACCTGTCCCCGGCCTATGGGCTACAAGTGCACGCATATAGGATGTGTATGGGGAGAAGAAACGTTGAATAAAAAGTTGGTGGTAGAGTAGCTCACCTGCTATATCTGACACCGACTCTGACTTATCTAGGTATAACTCGGCAAATTCTTTTAGTCGAGACAGATCATAGGTAAAGTCAGGCGATGTCAGGTCTGGATAGTGTGGTATAAAATCTTCGATACTATATGCCATTACCTAAAATTCATAGAATTTATCATTCGGATTTAATTTGTGAAATTAGCAGACTAATCCAAAAATTGACAATAATAAATAATATACACATGTATATGTCATTTAGAAATGGACGATAGCTTCCTAGCCAAGGACTGCCTGTATGAAGTATCGAGATGGATCGTTGATGGGAAGACATGGAAAGGATTTACAAGTGCGTGTACAACAACCTATGCTTTCAATACAAAAGAAAAAGTACGAAGGTATGCTAACCATCTGGCTACATTGCTAAAGATGTTCCCTGACAAACAGTGGAATTGGTCTGGGCTATCTTATAATTCATCTCTCCCATTTGACTTAGTTTTGGCACACCCTGAGCTAAACTGGGATTGGACTGAACTGTCTAGTAACCCATCCCTCCCATTTGACTTCGTCTTGGCACACCCTGAGCTAGAGTGGAATTGGTCTGGACTGTCTTGTAACCCATCCCTCCCATTTGACTTCGTCTTGGCACACCCTGAGCTAGAGTGGGATTGGTCTGGGCTGTCTTGTAACCCATCCCTCCCATTTGACTTCGTCTTTGCACACCCTGAGCTAGAGTGGGATTGGTCTGGGCTATCTTATAATTCATCCCTCCCATTTGACTTCGTCTTTGCACACCCTGAGCTAGAGTGGGATTGGTCTGGGCTATCTTATAATTCATCCCTCCCATTTGACTTCGTCTTGGCACACCCCGAGCTAAAGTGGGATTGGTATGGGCTGTCTAGTAACCCATCCCTCTCATTTGACTTCGTCTTTGCACACCCTGAGCTAGAGTGGGATTGGTCTGGGCTGTCTAGTAACCCATCCCTCTCATTTGACTTCGTCTTGGCACACCCTGAGCTAGAGTGGGATTGGTCTTGGCTGTCTAGTAACCCATCCCTCTCATTTGACTTCGTCTTTGCACACCCTGAGCTAGAGTGGGATTGGTTTGAGCTGTCTTGTAACCCATCCCTCCCATTTGACTTCGTCTTGGCATACCCTGAGCTAAAATGGAATTGGTATGAGCTGTCTTGTAACCCATCCCTCGCATTTGACTTCGTCTTGGCACACCCTGAGCTAGAGTGGAATTGGTATGAGCTGTCTTGTAACCCATCCCTCGCATTTGACTTCGTCTTGGCACACCCTGAGCTAAAATGGAATTGGTCTGGGCTGTCTTGTAATAAATTTCATAAGAGTTAATTTCATTTGTATTTATTAATGGATTTTACTTGATTAGAGGATCAAGTAAAGTATCAAAAATTACATATACATCCCAGGTAACTCTTTCTTAATCTCTTTACTAACATTATGGTATTTGTATTCATCAAATGCAACTAACACATCGCTCTTAGTAATTACCCTCTCTGTCTGGGGGGTGCCAAATGTCCTATCAGAATAAGCTAATTTACACTTTGACAGCAACAACTCTGTAGATCCACCCCCTTTATCAAAGTATTCCTTGTTCTTGGTGAAGAATTCTATATTAACATCTCTCGCTATTTTCCATCCTGCTTGTTCTGCCTGCGCGTACATAATAGACATCAATGTATCTGGTGTAGTCTCCCCTGTATCGATGTGGTTTGCGAACCTTCGTGAAAACCCTTCATTTAAGCTAAAGAGACGCCGCTCCAAAGACTCTTGGTACCCTACGATGATACATATGAAATCTTTCTTGTTCTCACTAAGGAGCCTGTTTAGTGTATTAACAAATTCCACAGAGTATAGATCTTCGTTTTCACCACAACCGAATGAGTAAGCTTCGTCCAATAACAGCACACCACCTTTAGCTTCATCAACTATCTCTTTAACCTTTGGTGCGGTCTGCCCTAAATACTTACCAATCATCTTTTCGCGTGTACCTCTTACTACCTTACCTGTTGACAGCACCCCGAGATGGCAGTATATCTTGGCCAGTATCTCAGCTAGTGTGGTCTTACCTGTACCTGGATCACCTGTAATCTTGGTATGTAGATAATCATCGTCTGTTTCTCGCCAACATCCTATGTAGTATTTGATTTGTCGAAGGACCAAACTTTTTACATCCTCTAGCCCGACCATCCTATCTAGTAGTTTTACCTCAGGGCCAACATTCCATAGCTTTGTCATATCTATGTTGTTATATACCACCCCTGCTTCGGATGCATTCACTAGCTCCTTTAGAGTGTGGATAGGTGGTATGTCCTCTGCAAATATAAAATCGGTAACATCTAACTTTAATCGTTTAGGAGATGGTACTAATAGATCATCATCTGACCCCTGGCCAGAGGCTATCTGCATATCATCCCGCTTGGATCTTTTCATCCCACCACTAACCTGGCCCATTATTTTATTTTACTTGTGATGATTCGAAGTGGAGAAGATAAAGGTCTAAGATAGATATAGTGATGGGGGTGCCAAGAAGGTTTACAGATACAACGCCACCAGAAATTTGGGGTGATCTACTCCCAGAGCTATGGGGTCTAATATTAGATAACCTTCGTCAATTCCAACGTAATACATTATTAGTAGTTAGTAGATGGTTCAGAAATTTGTACTGGGACTATAGGACGACTTATAGCGTATGTGTTCCTAGTAAGTACGATACCCCTATCAACCTTAGCGACAGGATCTTGGATATTGCTTATGATAGGCTAAAAGTGATAGTTGGATTGTGTGCATTACGCGAGATGAAAATATACTGTGTACCGTTGGGGGATAGGATCACCAACCTTTTGACGACGAACCTACAACAACTACATCTCGAGGGGTGTGATGTCACTGGAAAAACCATGCCAAAGATAGGTAAGTTGGGGTTACTAAAAGAGTTGGTACTAAAGGATTGTACCTTGTACGATACAGATATGGTGCACATCACAACACTCACATCGTTAAAAAGGTTGGATGTAATTGAATGCGATATCACAGACCTATTTATCTTATACCTATCAGGGTTAAGATCGCTAGAGAGGTGCAAATTAATGTACTATAGCCATGACATGTATCACTTTAACGATAATGTAGTGAACCTCATTGGAGACTGTTCTTTCACAGGGCTCGCCAATAAACCTTTGACTTCGTTGTCATTTATACTTACAACACCTGTCACACTCTCTGGTCTAAGGTTACTAAATACTAGTGTACTAAAGGTATTGAAGATAGAATACCCAGACCTATTGGAGCCAGATACTATAGAGTTCTTGTCAAATATAGCTACCTTAGAGAAGCTCTATCTACTAAACTATAAACTTAATGTATCATATGTACCACTCGCTAAACTCACACGACTAAAAGAACTACGTCTCGATGGTTCGTTAATATCAGACAAGGATCTGGTTGCACTATCTATGCTGTCTTTGGAGACTTTGAATATTTCGTTCTGTAACTCAATCACAGATCAAGGGTTGAAAGGATACATGAACGGCCCTAAACGTACTATACACTATCTTATCATAACTGGCTGCGTTGGTTTAGATGAATATTTTAACTTTGATTGTATGATATTTAACGGTAAGACATGGAAGCGTAGACCGCAGTACCATACTTGAAATAGGGTTAGAGGTCAGGTTGGAGATTTTTCTCGTGCAACCCGAAAAATTGGAACTTGAAAAAAGGTAAAGTGTAAAAGAGCGCTCTTTTCGGCAAACTTTTCTCTTTGTTAGAACTTACCCATGTCTACACCCGCCGACAAAACAGAGCCTTGGAGGTCAAAGGCTAGTAAAACGGTCCTGGAAGGGTCACGGACCATTGCCGAAACAGTCAAAGTAAGAGCTAGAGATTTGAAAGAGGTGGATCTAAGTTTAATAGATAGAGATGTAGTAGCTGCTAGCGCTGTCCAGCCTATAACAGCAGCTCTTGAGAATTTGGCTAGGGTGGCATCAGATAAATCATGTATAGACCCGGAATGGGGGTTATTGGCCGGTAGACTTTTGATGGAAGATATACATCGTAACGTATCCAAGCGATTCTCAGAGGCCACCTTTAGGATGAAACAGGTACTACACCCCGAGTACTATGAATTTGTGATGAAACATGCCGAATATTTGGATAGTATAGTAGACCATTCACGTGACTTTACCTTTGACTACTTTGCAGTCGCTACCTTGTTGAAGTCTTATCTGTGCCATCTTAGTGTCCACAATGAAGGTAGGGTATTGATGGAGACCCCACAATACATGTATCTAAGGGTGGCTGTGTACCTGCACTACCCCGATCTGAAAGAGATAGCTCGAGTATATACTAACCTGAAATATGGTAACTATAGCCATGCAACCCCTACCTTATTTAATGCAGGGATGAAACGACCAGCACTTAGCTCCTGTTTCTTACAGCACATACAAGATGACACAGTACAAATAGCAGAGGCTGTCAAACACCAGATGATCATCTCCAAGAATGCAGGCGGGCTCGGTATAGATTGGTCCTCTATCCGACACTCCGAGATTGGTAGCCAAGGCCTTAGTGATGGTATAGTACCGTGGATCAAAATTACAGACAGGGTACTCAAGGCGGTCACACAAGGGGGTAGACGAAAAGGTAGTGGTGCCATGTACCTACGAGACCTACATATCGATATCTTTGAATTTATCGAACTACAAGATGATGGCCCGGAAGAGATTAGGACCCGCGACTTATTCCTAGCGATCATGGTTTCGGACCTATTTATGCAACGGGTAGAAGAGGATGGGGTGTGGTCACTGTTCTGCCCCAACAAGGTACCCGGTCTATTCGATCAATGGGGGTTGGACTTTGAAATGCAATACAAGATGGCTGAAAAAGAGGGTCTCTACCTCAGACAGGTGAGAGCGAGGGATCTATGGGTCCATATCCTCAACATGCAAATCAAGCGAGGGATGCCATTTATCCTTTATATGGATGCTTGTAACCGTAAAAACAACCAAAAACACAGTGGAGTGATTCGATGTAGCAACCTCTGTTGTGAAATAATCCAGGTAACTGATAAAGACCAGATAGCGAGCTGCAATTTGGCTTCTGTGTGTCTTAACAAGTGTATTGATTACGATGATAATGAAAAGCCTTACTTTAGCTTCGAATTACTCTCATCCTATACCAGAGAGTTAGTACGGAATTTGAACAATGCGATAGATAGGAACCACTACCCCGACGAGATACCACAGATCAAGTACTCCAATATGCTCCATCGACCGCTAGGTATAGGTGTCCAGGGGTTAGCCGATACATTTGCTATACTCGATATTGCTTGGGTAGATGAGACCAAAGAGCTAGTATCCAAGGAGGCCAAGGATCTCAACCATAAGATCTTTGAGTGTATGTACTATTCTGCTATCCGAGAGAGTATAGAGCAAGCCAAGGTTCACGGCCCATATGAAGCATTCAAAAATTCACCTGCCTCCAAGGGTCTATTCCAATTCGATATGTGGTCAGGGGAACGTGTGTCTCGAGAGCTACATGCCAAAAGTATACTAGATATATCTCCATGCCAGACTAGTAAACACATATTATATAGTGATGCACAGTGGGAAGGTCTAAGGCAAGAGATGATCACACATGGCCTTAGAAACTCTTTGCTTCTAGCACTCATGCCAACCGCTAGTAGTGCCCATATCCTTGGTAACGTAGAGGCGTTTGAACCTATAAGTAATGCTATCTATGCAAGGACTGTCCTTGCAGGTCAATTCATGATAGTTAACAAACATGTCGTGCGTGATCTAAAAGAGATTGGTATGTGGCATACAGATACGGTACGTAAGATATTTGTCGACTCTGGCTCTATCCAAACTTTGGTAGCCCCTGACAATACACCTCGGGAGATAGTTGACAGGCTAGAAAAGGTCAAGCGAAAGTATCTATCAGTATATGAGCTACCACAAAAAATATTGATCGATCTCGCTATGGAACGTGGGGAGTACATTTGTCAGACCCAAAGCTTCAACTACTTTGTGGACAAGCCTAACAAGACCAAGCTTACGGCATACCACTTTTACTGCTGGAAGAAGGGGGCCAAGACTGGCATGTACTATCTCCGACAGAAGGTACCCCCTGTAGAGATCAATATGAGTATCAATAGTATCGTCATCCCAGAGAAGAGAGAGGATAATAAAGGGGAATGTTTGTTGTGTCAGGCATAGATTAACTCAGAATGAGTACTTCAAAAAATGATAAGTCGCTACAAATATGATACTCATTATGTATCGTATGACAGAACCAAAATCTCTCAGTATACAAACAGCGCTAAAATTCTTGAACCACGATGCACTGACCGAACTTCGTCTATATCTAGACAGACATACCTATAGATATTTGATAGCAGGTAATTCATTCGAACTTGCAAGACCAACAGATATGTATTGTCTAAGACAAGTTGAAGCCTTTTCACCCGAACAACTCTTGGAGATTTTATACGAAGATCCTAAAGTTATGAAATTTATAGCTGCAACAAATCTTGTGAAACGTGGTTTGTCTGCTCTGGGTATAATATGCAATGAAAATATGATCGGAGCCCACTCTTTATTCCGTTCTGTTGATAATGCACAAGAAATTTCACAGCTGCTAAAAGAAAATATACCAAAAGATATATTACTGACATTAATTTGCTCTTTAACACAATCCACCATTGGCGTTCCAGATATTATTATTTATGATGCCAATTTTGACATTGTATATTTGTCTAGAGAATACTCTGAAACACTAGGTAAAGAGGTTCGTATTCATACGAGACACAGAGATACAATGTTATATAGTTATTAATTACATCGAACCGAATCAATCTACGAGTTGAAATTAGTGTTTCCTGTATTATCACAGGAAATATATAGAACAAACGAACAATATATGTAGTATGTCACACCCGCTTGGACGTGTATCTGTTGGTTGGATAATCCTTTTATCTATCTTCTCACCTTTTATACAGCTCTGGGATATTATCGTATCACGACCTCCAAAGCGTCAACCTTACTTTGATGACGATGAAAATTCAGATGGATAGATGTTCAAGTAATATTGATATTTAGTATAAGATATAATAGTAATTTTGATATCTACAATGGGGGTTGGTATTTCGGCTAATACATTCGAACAGCGACGAGTAGAGGGTGTATCTACCCCTGTCAGTAATTACATAAATAGATTCCTATTCATTTACGGCAGAGATGCTGGTTTGCACAATGAAACTTTATGGAATAATGTATACAGCTCTTTTGATTTCAAAACTCAAACATTTATTAAAATATCTCAGATGGAAGATTGTTTGCAGGAACAGGTATTGGATGAGTCATTTAATTATAGTATATCTTCAGTAACTAGATCTAGGAGCCACGATTCAATAGAACTATTAGATTACTGGAATAATGCAGGTGTATTAGATAGGCTTAATAAACTAAGTAAAGATAATAGAGAGTTAGATTTTTGTGCATGTTATAGGAGTGGTGCGAGTCTTAAGATACCATTCAAAGATGACAGGAATATCATCGTTCAGATCAAACCAGAATATTGATATTTTCTTATCAGATTGGGAGGCGATTGATTTGTTATGTCTTCTTCGGCCAGTAAACGATTACGACGAGGAGAGATTGTTGATTATGATGACAATTTATATTTCTGCCAACCCAATGGTACCTTCTGTTATCTATACAACCATCCACATGATATCGGGATACTTGCTAGGGCTATCCATATGGTTAGGGTATCTGATGTAAGTAAGGTAGATCGTGAAAGAGTTAGGATATTTTACTCTCATCTGCCAATGACGAGTAAGAAAGGTACATCAAAGACAACTTAGTGATAAAAAATTGATACTCGTATGTGGTCGAAAAAATAGACTGATGTATGGCGGTAAATAAGACACCTGCAAAGATATATGTAGTCGTGGGGATAGATACCATGCCAGATGGGCAACAATATACAAAAGCGGTGGCTGCTTATGATACATTGGACCTGGCCGAAAAGAGGCTACCTAACTTTCGGTATTGTTTATCTGGTAGATATATTGAGTTTAGGATAGATGAGGTTGAGCTAAATACAAAGTGGGGCAGCGAGATATTAGCCAGTTATTACTCTGAATCAGAGGATGAAAATTGATATATGAACTAGCTCTATAGCAACTAATGCTGCATGAGTCTGTATGAGAAAAAACGGGTGTATTGTTACGAGGGATCATGCCTTAACAAAACAACAAATAACAAGAGGTGTGCGATGTGTAGATATGGTTTCTGCGCGGATTGTCTAATACGTTGCCCTATCTATTATGTATCAGACGAATATAATCGCCGTGGTAGGTGCGAATCCAAGATTTGTTTGGAATGTTTTGGGAAGTGTGAGGTATGCGAGTGCTGTGGTCTACACGGATGTTGTGTATCTTCGGGTAATGGAGGGCGATGCTCGGCATGTGCATTTTGCGATATTACTTTAGGTAGGATGTGCAGTGGAGCCTATGTAGTGAAAGATAGCGCTCGTTACCAAAGCCTCTTAGATGGTAATGTATCTGATATTAGCTTGGAAGATGGTCTTTAGACCTGCCAAAGGCGATGATAATCCAAACTATTACCATTCGTAGGATAAAAATAGTTCTCTTGGTATATAAAAGAACTGAAATCTGATCGCATCTTTTATATATTTATGTCTATGGAAGAGGATAAGGTAATAGTGATATCTCCGCAGATCAGACTCTGGTTAGAGGCATGTCAGAATGAGGTTGACGATGATTCCAAAGCCTACATCCAGCATTTTATCAACGAAACCAAAGCCTTTACTCGCCGCTGGTACTATGCCATGCCAGTTCGTCCTTATTTTGTTGACGGTCAATTGGCCGAACCACCGTCTATAATTCGCCCCTCGATTGAGGAAGAGTTGGCATCTATGAGCTCTGGTTTTCAAGGTATACCATCAGAGTGGTCAGAGGTCGAAACGCCTGAAATTACACCAGATAGTTTCGATGGTGATGAGTTAGGAAAACTTATGGTCACATTATCAGCACCTCACCCGACATTGACACAAGAACAGATGAGGTTAATTTATGACATGGCGTGCTATATTATGACGCACAGATCCCCCATCACCAGTTTGGATCAGATAGATGAAGAGACCAAGGAGCTTTATCGCCGAGGGGATCCATCTTTCTCTCATTGAGTGCGTGGAAATACTTATTTTGTTTGACATATAATATGTCAAACGTATCCAACGACCTTTGAGATTTACTTTATAGAAGTGGAGTTAATCAGGTTGAGACATTCGATGTATACTTACAGCTACCATATACATCACAAGTACAAAGACTAAAAGTATAGGATTGGGTAGCCCTAACCTCCAAAAGATACTATCGATGGTACGAAAAGGAACCAAGATCAGTGGTCTGGGCCTTATAGTAGCATCAGGAGAACGTTCGTCTATAGCATGTGCTACCCTCTTCCCAGCGATACACGCAGCCTCCATTGAGAATATGTCAATGGTCTCTTTGATATATGCCGTACTAATGAATAAGTTAGGTATATAGGTCCGGAATGATGGCCTAAGTTTATAACTCCCTGCATTATTGGTAAACTTGGGCTCTGTTGTTTTTAGTTTACCATCGAGGGGATCGTTGTAAAAAGTAGGCCACAACCCCGTCCACTTTACTAGTTTGGTTTTATCTAGCTCGAATCCATTGTTAGTATATACTAGATTTTGGAGGTATGGGTTAGATACTAGCTGGTTCCACATCTCATCTTGGATCTCTCGTTCGTTACATTCCATTAGTGTTTTACCATTTAGCCCTGGTATATACGCTGTGGTAGCTGCTACACTCCAACCACCCTTAGCCTCTGGTATATCTTCGCATAACGGAGTATCAGAGCCATAAGATTGATCATAGCTCACCACTATAAGATCCCACGGTGACTCTACCAAAAGGAAAGCATTCTTCCCACCTAACGAAATAGGTTGGCGAAAGTAGAGCTGCATAGAGATTTGTGTATGTAGACAGGTATCCTTAAGTCTAGAGATAGCCCCTAACCTAATGCGATCACCATCTATACTTGGTGAATTTATAATGATTTTCTCTAGCACCTCGACAGGCACAGCTAAGATAAAGTAGTCCGCTGATACCCTTCCAGTCTTAGTTGTTGCCTCTACTATTCTTCCATCTTGTGACCGTAATGAGACCAAGGTACCATCATCGCCAAAATGAAATGTTACGTTCGGTTCAAGGCTACGTTGCCATGGTGTAAATATAGCCTCACTAGTTGGTTCAGATGTAATATAGTCATTATAGGTACCTAGCCCAAAAGATGCTAGGTAAGATGGGATGATCTGTTGCTCTATACCTACCTTTATTACTGATTTGAACGACCCTTTCATCCGGTCCATACCCAACCACGGGCCAATGGTCCTAAATAGATTAGAGTTACTAGTACTTCCCAAAGCATCCCACCATGCTACATCATCTAGTGCATCTAGCCGTTGGTCACACGACGTAATACCTTTTAGGATATGGTAGTACCCTAAGATACGATCCTTTAACGATAGAGGGGCCATGAGGTTGGCATGTTCATATACTACTAGGTTGTCTCTGGAGGTTCCTATGCTAGTAGTAGGTATCTCACTCAATACCTGGAGAAAATTATCATAGAATGAGAAGTATACCCTCCAACAATACTCTGTAGCACAACCATCTGGATCCCTAGAGCTTCTAGCCAGACCACCTAGTGCATGTTTAGCTTCATAGACATGTACACCCCATCCGAGCTTTGAAAGGTAATGTGCTGCCGTTAGACCCCCTATACCACCTCCAAAGATAGCTACCCTTTTGTCCATTTTATTTTCGTTGATACAAACCGCGAATATAGTTGGCTGGAAATTTGATATACTAGTTAAATAAATATGAGGTAGATGGTATGGCTACCTCATTAGCTAAGATTACTGCGATATACAGGTCCTTTTTTCCGGGGTTGGATGTACCAAAGATTAAACCTATCACAACCATGAAGGCGATGTTGGAGAGACATGGTATTATATCAACAGATAAACAGTATAAGGTACTAAAAGATCTACCAGAATTCATAGAGGTGAGCGATGTGATCGCTAACATCCTTACGTTCTTGGAGTATTATGAACTAAATAAGGTGAAGTACGTAAATAAACAATGGTATGCAGTACTACAAACGCCATCATTTTGGAGACAGTATTTGTCAAGGCAGATAGGCGAGGACTATGGGATGCCTCCTTCTGGATATAGAAAAGCGTGCCACGTTATTTGTAGTTATATGCCAGATATATCATCGTTGGGTGAGTGCATTACAGAAGGATGGTTTGATCTATTCAGATATGTATGGGATAGTAATATCAGGTACAGTATGACACCATACATTATAAATCATATCGCTGACCTGCTGGGTTTGTTTGTAGGGGTGAAGGATAGTAGCTATTTGTCGTATGCCATCCAAAAAATAAATACACAATTACCTCGAAGAATTGTACGAAAGATGATAGGTGGCCTCTCTAGTAGTTTATGGGATGTAGAGACGCAACATGAAAAACTCCAAGTTATATTGGAATCGACTTTCCAAAATCCGGCGGGAGAGACGATGAAATTATTTAGGAAGTCTAACCATATAGTTGGTTTGTCTCGGGTATGTAGACATCCGAAATCACTACAACTAATAGAATCATTGGTAACTACTGGGATAGATTACGGTTTGATGGCCAGACTGGCATTTTCAAACGGCGATGAAGATCTCTTAGCCTATCTCTTTGTTGACTCCAGACGATTAAATGCTGGTAGTTATTCGGATGATGCAAAAGGGGATGTGTTCATTGCGGCTGGTAAGACTATCAAATCGGTAGAGCTTATTTTCAAGTATCTATCACCTATCTCACCCCGTGCTGTCAAAAGTTTCCTAAGATGTTATCGTAGTAATGATATATACAAATACTTACTATCTAAGATCAACGATATAGATGGTGATATGGTAAGAGGGGCGTACTATTCAGATATCGAACGATTGGATGCGCTTTTGGAACGATTTGCCCAACTAGGTGTAGAACGACCACTGTCCAATATTCCTTATAGTCCGTACAGGCCTGGTTGCCTTGAATTTATAAAGAAAGTTATTGGTGCTGGTGGGTGTGTTACTCGCATACATTGTAAGTGTATAGTACGTGATATCGAGATTGTGAGGTTGTTGATAGCTAATGGGTATGTATTCCCAGCAAGTGTCATGGATACAGCTATCAAACACGATGCCATGGATGTCTATAAACACTGTATCGATCGGCCCAAGTACAAACCCCATTATTGTGATATTGTTCGCGATGCTCTAAAATGTGGTAGTGTAAATGTATTTATCGAAGCATCTGCCCACCTGAAAGCAGAGCAAATCGCTACCTTTGTCCCAGAGCTCAATGCATTGAATAGCGAGAATAAGTCCAAGGTTGTTAATGTACTCTTAGAACGACGGTGTTTGGAAGATAAGGTTGTAAATGATATGTTCTTCCACTCATTTGCCAAGGGGGAGTACGATATAGTTGGTATACTTTTGCCACATCTCAAAATTACAGATGCCCAGAAAGCTATCCTAGGTAAGCTGCAGGGAGAAAAGTGAAAGGTAGTTAATATATCTATATACTAAATGGTTTATGGCAGACCATATTATGGTACCTGTATCTCATTTGCGGAACGTAGTCTTCGGCCTCGAGACAGATGAAGAACCCATCGATCTGGCCCACGTAGTTACATGGAATAGTTGGACATACTCTGCCTTTGTATGCGGATTTTGCGATAACAGGTGTGATGTCTCATACGAGGTAACGTTTCAATGGGGTGATACGGCACGATACACTTATCTAGACTCCATGTGCTCTAGGTGTCTTAGCGAGGTATGCAAAAAGTCACGGAATGCAACGACTAGTAGATATGTATAAGATGATTAGATCTAAAAAATGATATGTACTATGGTTAGTATAGTACATCCCGTCTAAAATGGCTCTGGATAAGCTGACTTCGAAGACTCTTGCAGAGTTGATGTTTGACACGTATGTGTGTGCTTATGATCATGCTCAGGAGAACTCTCGATGTGCCCACATTGCTTGTAGTGTTGTTGTGTCTGGGGGCCCACACGATGGCCAGATTGTGTGCTGGGCGTCCAATGCTGCTGGTATCCACGCCGAGTGCAATGCTATCCGTACGTTGTTGCGGGAAAAATGTCGCTCTGAGTCGGGATGCTACGAGTTCCACAGATCCCAAGGGGAGCCATGGTGTGTACTATGTGCAGGACCAGACGAGTAAGGCAACCAGGATCACTATCGATTTAGTAGTTATAAGGTCGCTCAAGGACGGGCAGATGTCAATGGCCAAACCTTGTGTACGATGTTACGCAGCTATCAAACAGCTAGGGGTTAGGTACGTTTACTACAGTACTTTCCAAGGGTATATCACACGAGAGAAGGTAGAGAATATGGATTGTGGCCATGTATGCGCAGGGCAACGTAGGGATGAATTTGTAGGGGTGGATATATTATAGACAAAAGTCTGCGAGTGTTTCGACTAATATCTAGTCGAAATGTAACGGCCTAGCCAGGGTCTGTTAATCCTATGCGTACAGAGGGAATCGAACCCCCATCCTCGGTGTGGAAGACCGAGATACTACCATTGTACTATGTACGCACTATAGGGTTAGATTATCTTTAAATCAAAAAGGTTATTTCTACTGGGTTGACTTTTTCCCACACCGTTATATTATGATATGTATACATAAATCAACATCGTCATCTCTCGGTTCATCTTCATCATATGGCAACACGCTTAGTACGTAATCATCCTTTACATTATAGTTTTGTACCTGGAATATAAGAGCTTTGGGACACCATATCTCACTAATATCTTTTAAAGGGAGGTAGCTGTGCACCAATTGCGCCTCTTCCATCTTATCTAAATCGTACCCCGTATATACCATCGGATAGATTTGAACAGCACCACGGCCAAACTGTTTATAACACTTTCTTGCGAATTGTTTGTACTCTGGGGTAACTCGAGCCATCTTTATGATCTTCTTAGCAAATGCTTCAAAACGCGCTTGCAACATAGATCGAATGAGGATACTATATATCTGAATATATCAATTTTGTTTTTGGCTGATTCATTGTTTAGATTTCTCTTCCAGACACTTAGGATAAGATAACCCCAAATTCTAATACCAAACTCAGAAGATGAATAACAGAAAAGTAAAGTATCTTACTTTTTCAATGGCCGGGCCAAATCTATTGTTGTGTCATGGTAATCAACATTTTGGATTAGTAGGTCTAGATCCTATTAAGACTTTAACTGTAGATGACGATCCAGAAGCTGAACCAGATATAGTAATGGATATAAGGAAGTATAGGCTAAAAGGTTGCCATATCTTTGAAAGGGTCTATATGATGTATTGCCCTGTTGCGGGGAATTATAAAGTTTTCACTAATATAGTAAATAATATAGTAAAAGAAGCTCTAGTTCCAGGTGGTTTATTCTTTGCACCAGATTATTTTGATGGAAAGACAGACGCGTTTATCGAATCGTTAGGTTTTATACATGTACCTTATTCTAATGAGTTTGGGGTGCCACAACGTACGAAAAATACAGATCCTCGTGGTTTACTGATAACTAGGAAACTTAACTCCGACGAGAAGTGGAAAGCCGGTCGAAAATTGGATAATATGAAAGCTTACAAGCTACTATAATTTTGCTTTGATCTTATCTATAACTCCTATCAAAATACTAAATAGCATTATCGTTCTATTTCATTCGATATCATAAGTAAATGTTGAGAAATATGTTATATGTTCCATAGTAATTCCACGATAGTCGTATTTTATATTTTGTGCCCTTTTCTCATTAATCGTAATATTTCTTGGGAATATAATTTCGAACTCTGAATCTCCGTCTTGAGCCAACGGACTCATAAATAAACATGGCGTATCTATACATTCTATTACATCCAGAGTACCATCGATCTCATCTTCATGTCCTGCATATATTAGCGCTATTAGTATATCTCCAGTGGTAGATGTTATATTATCAGTCTTCGTATGTAAATGTTTCCTGGTAGATCCTCTAAATACTGTAATAGGATGATCCAAAGGTGGAGATTTCAATATGAGATGTTCTAATCTAGTAATAAGGTATTGTTTTATCTCTTTAGGTGTATATCCTTTCAATAGATCATAATATCTACTAAACAATTTTACATCATCTTCTGTTACATTCTTCTCTATATTTAATATTCTACTTCCACCTCCATGGCCATATCTTGAAATCAACTCAAGATCTTCCGTTGATAATGTTCTTAGATAGTCTGTTTGAGATTTTAACCATTCTTCGCTTGGTTGGCTTATAATAGGCATTTGGGAAAATATATCTAATAGCTGTTTATATTCTCTAGGTCTATACCCTCTGGAATAATCTAATTCTATATCATTCTTCCAGGTCAGAAAATCAATATCATCAGATTGTTTTCTACTTAATAGTGATGCAACATGCTGAGAAAAATAGATGGGATATGCTTGAATGAGTTCTATTTTAACTGCAGTCGCTTTAGGTTTCTTTATTTCTATTTTTTTAATAGGTATAGGATATAACTTTTCAGTTACTATATCTTTTATAGTACTTATTTTCATATTAAGTACTTTGGATGTACACACTATAGCTTGTTCCATTACATATTCTTTGTATAATTAACAGAATATATTCAGTTTTGGATAGATTACTATAATTTTGCTTTGATCTTATCGACAAAATCCTCTGTGGATCTATACCCTTTGTTTTCCATAATCTCCTTCAGTTCTCCAAGTATCCTATCAAAACAATCATACCCATCTCGCAACAAACAACTCCCAATCTGTACTGCTCTTGCACCACACAACAAATACTCAAACACATCCTTTCCGGTATAACATCCACCACACCCAATGATACTGATCTTATTCTGCAGTAACCTACTAAACCTATACACATTAGCCAACGCTATAGGTTTGATATATTGCCCGCCTATACCCCCTATCCCATCATTAGGTGCTATCCTGATATACTCCGAAACAGTATCCACCATCATCCCTGAGAGCGTGTTAGTACATACTATAAATCGAACTGTATTAGTATACTTCAACAAGATACTAGCTACCATATCAAGCTCTGAAAACAAAGGTGGCATCTTAATACCCACAATAACATCATCCAACATAAGCATACTAATTCGATGTAGTACCTCTTCTAACCTCTCCGGAAATATTTTGGACTGTACCAGATTTGGGCATGATATATTGATCTCTACCAACCTCTTCTTATTATTAGAAAGATCTATGTTGTAGAGCATCTTTTCCATGTCGTCCAAGGTAAAAGGGTATATGGAGTGTATAAATGGCTTCTGGCTCTGGTAGTACAGAAAGTAATCGTACCCCAAATTAGGTACCCCCATAGAATTAATACTACCTATCTCATCCACATATAGCCTAGGTTCTTTATGGCCTGTCCTAGGTGTTATGGTACTGCTCTTACCTACTATAGCCCCGACAGATGGTAGAGAGTTCAATATATCTAGTTGATCTTTGGTAGAACATAGACATCCACTAGCATTCATAATACAAGTATCCATAATCACGCTATCTATCTTTGTCTTGGTCGAAATAGAGGAAAAATTGAGGGATGACATTATTTATTTAGAGTTACATAGCCTTAAATATAGTGATGAAACAGCATCTAGTAGATCAACTCAAAAAGGTAGAGATAGTAAAGACGGGTAACTTTATTCTGAAGAGTGGTCAAGCCAGTAGTATCTACTTTGACATGAGATCTATTATTAGCTACCCCAAACTTATGGCCGATATATGTGTACAGCTAAGTAGGTTGGTGCCTTCCGATAGACCATTGCTAATAACTGGCGTACCTATGGGGGCGTTACCGTATGCTACCTTACTATCGCAACTCACTAAGAATGGTATGATCATACCAAGGGCCGCTAAGAAAGAATATGGGCTACAACGTAATATAGAGGGAAGATATACATCAGGGCAAGAGGTGGTTGTAGTGGAAGATGTAGTGACTACAGGTGGTAGTGTATTAGATACTATCCAGATCCTTGAGCGTGAAGGGTTGAAGGTGGCAAAGATAGTTGTTGTACTAGACAGGATGGCAGGTGGTATGGCGATATTACGTAATAAAGGGTACGATGTGGTTGCATTGTTGTCATTCTCAGATTTCTTCGATTTGAATTTTTCTTCACATATCCCCCTACATGAAAAATCTCAGGAAATAATTCGCAATTCGACCGCCAAAAAATTGGTCGATATCATAGAATCTAAACGTACCAACCTAGTAGTATCACTAGATCTAACCGATACTCGTAAGATCGTTACTATGTTGATGTTGATAGCTGAACATATTTGTGCTGTTAAATTACACTATGATATTATAGATACGTCCAAAGATATATGCGAAGATATTAGAGAGCTAGCTATTAGGCACAACTTTCTGATCATAGAAGATAGAAAGTACGGCGATATTCCTTTTATCAGTATGAAACAGTATGATAACATACCTCTCAAAGCAGATATGGTAACTGTACACGGGATATGTGGAGAAGAGATTGTAATAGAATTCGAGAAGAAAGGGGTAGATGTATTACTCGTCCATGGTATGTCGAGTAAGGATGCGTTGACAGACTATACCTATGGTGCTAAGATCAAAGAGATGGGGGCAAAGTATAGTAATGTTGCAGGATTTGTTAGCCAAGACTTGGTTCTACCAGGATACCTAACCTTTACGCCGGGGGTCAATCTAAAAACTAGTACAGATGGTATGGGCCAAGTCTACCATACCCTAGATGATATGGATTCTGGACCTAGGGTATTTATAGTTGGCAGAGGGATATATGAGAGTGATAATATAGTAGAAACCGTAAAACAATACAGAGCTCTATGTTACCAGAAGTGGAGATAACTCTTGTTGGGGTAAAATTGATATCCTCGTTCAAAGTTTCTGAGAGTTATGTTATCTTATAATAGGTGTCATGTCTGAAGATAAAGTATCACAACTTGGTCAAAATCCCATGGCAGTAGATCTATCTTCATGGGATCCTATTACTGGGAGATCATATGCAGCATGTCTTAATCCGAACTTTGAAGAGAAACTTAGGATCCAAAAACAACGAAGAGAGGCCGAAAAATCTTCCAAGTATACTATCCAGAATGGTCCAGGCGATGCATGCATCTCTTTTAACTCCAAAGGAGTACTTCTTACAGAAGTTAATCAGACTTTAGAAAATTGAAGAACATATCCATATCAAAATATAATTCGATCTCCAGCGATATGACAATCTATGGCACAAGCCTTACCATCGGTGCTCTTTTCGACATGTTATATGATAAAGTAGACCGTGATATCCCTAACCCAAGTTATCAGCCACCACATCCCTCATGCGACCATTATCAATCTCTAGAAGACATGCTTAAAGATGTGTATTGTCCGCGATGTGGCTCTAAAAATCAACTAATTACCCATCCTAAGACTATTTTGGAAACCTATTACACGACGAGCTGTGTACATAAGATGCACTTTTCTGATAACAATCTTCCAGAGTCCTCAGTTAATAAGGTAGAGCTCATAAAGGCACTATTGACTAAAATTTACAATAGCCGTTATCTGAAGGTTAGTGGTGGGGATGAAATTGACGTTACAGCTACCGGAGATGATCGTTACGAGGATTCATTTGTATGGTTCCACCCAGACTATACAGATATCGGTGGTCCTGGATGTTACTGGACGTTTGACCAAGTACTTAAAAAATCATCTAACCTAGAAAAATATACTATATACTTGGTATGTTTCGAGCTAGAGGAAGAGATAACATCCGAGCAATTAGAGACAGCTGCACGAAAAGTTCGTCTTTTTGAAGAGTTAGGGCTAAAGGTGAAGCAACTTGTAATAGGTAAATTTGATCATCCATACTAAAAGTGAAATTAACATATTGGTGTTGGTATAATGTCTGCATGGTAGAGATCTGGACAGATGAATGCAGAACTACATGGAAATTTGGCCCTTCTGGTGACGGTAAAACGATTGTTGAATTGGATCCAAAGACCTACTTGAGGTACAGATGTGAACATGCACAACACGATGGATATATCTATGGATACCACAAAAATCAATGTGTTCGACGAGCGATTCCAACGAGAGATGTTTTTCTTGAGATCTGGAATGCTAATGAATATCTATATGAACATTACTTTGGTTCAGATAACAAGTCAAAGGCTCAAGAGGTGTTATGTAAATTCATCTTTGACCTAAGATCAACACGTTCGGCTGATATCATTCGTAACAATTTTAGTGTGTTGGACGAATCAAATCTCGATAAGGTGATGTTTGCTGTAAATAAATTGCGCAACAAAGAGACAAAGAAAGATATCGTTGAGGTACTAGAAAAGATTAAGAAGCTATCCAAGGATCTTGTATATCTCGAGGTTCGTAAATCATAAAATATCATAAATCTACTAAATGGTAGTAGATTAACCATACATTCACAATAACCCCTCCATGGACATGGAACGTATCATCCTAGTCACACCTATACCACCACCACATCGTTCTTTGAAATCGTAAGTCAAGAATTGTTCGAGTTCTCGTTCAACCCTATCTTTACTAAACTTACTAAATAGGGTCTTGGCGTACATACCATCACTGATACTGTAGAACATATCCCTCATCTCATCTTTGTTACACGACCGTTCAGCTGACCCTATAGTTTCACATCCAGATAGGATAACATCTATCTTTTTAGCCGTCTTAGCAGTGAAGTCTGCTTTCATGTTCCAAAACGGGCTGGTTGTAAAAGGGAAATTCTTAAGGAAGAATACAGGGCCGTAGTCCTCGTATAGCTTCTCTTCATGTTCGTGCTCTAGCTCTGTTACACCGTACCGCTTAGCAACATCCAGATAATCACCTTCAACAAATGCGCGTTCGTTCCCATACCCCATATGCTCTAACATTTCTACCTCAAACGCCTGTAAGATATCGATATTACCAGGTAGCTCGAACTCAATCATAGGGAAGATAAGGTTATGTCTCCCAGGTTTAGGGTTCACCTCTTGCCTATAGCTGGTAGAGTAACAAAAGTACCCACTATTGATATCGTACTTGTTGAGTAGTTCATACTCTAACCACATCTGTCCAGTCTGTGGTAGGGGATATACATTCCCAGTATATTCAAAGGTAGAGATGGTAGTTGGATCCTCACATGCGGCCAAGATACTGAGACGATGTTGGACTGGCACCTCGATCAGGTTCTTGTAGCGGAAGAAGTCTCTAAGTTTAGAGCTTACCGCATGGAAGTCGTGGGGATCGATGAGATCTATAGACATTGTTATAGGAGATGCTTAGATTTAAATACTAAAGTAATATACTACACTTAGTAGTATATCATAATTTATTGCTATTCCTGGATAATTTCAACTATGCTGCCATCCACGTTTCCATTCCGGTTGTTCTGGTTCAGGTCTATCTTCTGGTGATTCTTCATCTGGTCTATCTTCTTGACGAGATGCATATACCAACTCTTGTGGATCTACTGGATCGTGCAGATGTCCTTCGTGATACTCTATGACGTTACGTATAAAGATATCACCCGACCATTTTTCTAGGAGTGTATTAATCAATGTAGTATCACTAGTATCGGCAGGTTTACCTAAGGTATCATCCTTTTCTTCTGACACATGTACATCTATCTCTATCTCCACCACTTCTTCGTCCTCAGCCTTGTCATTGTCTTCGGTCTGACCACATTCCTCTTCAACCTCAGCCTTGTCATCGTCTTCGGTCTGACCACATTCCTCTTCGTCGTTTTCTGTCTTTTGGCAATCGCAATCCTTGTCATCGCATCTAGTGAATTGATGATCGTCCATATCCTCTTCACTGCGATGCAATGAATATGCATCAGCCGGCCATATAGGTGTTCTACTAGTATACTCTTCTCGTTCTCTTAGGACGTACTCCTTTAGCTCCATCAGATCGTCAAAATCTATGTTCCACGTAATATTTTCTTCATCGTCGTCTTCCATATAAAATACCCGCTGCCCTAACGCCTCAGCAGCATCGTCAGCTAACTCTTCCATAACAGATTGCGGATCGTATTGAGCCATGGAAAGCATATGAGCCATCTGATCCATAGTGACCTTACCTGTCTTACTGAACAAATCTATCATACACATCTCTGCCGGAGAGAAGACAACAATACCTTGATCTACGCCTATATCGTCATCGGAATTATACTCCATCTCTGAATCTGTATCTGATGATAGGTCGTCAACAGCTTGACCAGTATAGTGTGTCTCTGATAGATGCCACTTATCTCGTATAATCTTCCATACTTTGTTGAAGAACATCTCATATTTTTTAATCTCTTCCCATGACCTTGTCTGTAACTTGATACCTACACCTATGCCTTTTACCCACGTTCCATCAGGGCCAGAGCATAGATGGGCTTCAGCATCATATACATGCGATAAAGTATCCATGAACGGAGGTGGCTTCATAGGTTGGCCAGGTGCTACACTTAGACCACACTCGGCGGCTACGGCTTCGAAGATAGGTTTCCATTCGCACTCGGTATCAGATTCATCGACAAAGTCATGGGTTCTGTGAGAAACGAGGCATCCCGTACACATACAGCCAACAGTATGGCCGTGGGCTCTGATCAACTCCTTTAGCTTCTTATTAGTATACTTGGTCCAAAATAGTCTGATCTTGCAGTCCTCTAATTGGTTCCTTAGATCTGAAATAGCGGCATCATACAGAGGTTGGCATGCTACTATAAGGTTGGCGAGAGGGGTGTAATCTCCATTAACTGATGGGATATCGCCTTTGGCGGATCGAAGATCATCTTTTTCCATAACATATAAGTATGGAGATGTTTATATAGATTTCATTTTTTACTATATCGCATTTAATTTACTAACGTTTTGGTATAGATTTCTTTATTTTCGTTATCGTTGGTTTTATAGATTCTTTAGGAGCTACTTTTGGTTTAGTCACCAATTTCGTTGTCTGTACAGGTTTTTTAGGAACGACTTTTGGTTTTGATGTTTCAGAACTTTTGGTAATAACTGTTTTCGATATTTGTACCGGCTTTTTGACTACTACGGGTTTTATTATTTCAGGCTCTTTCTCTTCTATCTCCTCTGTATCAGCATCTAGTTCAAATTCATTATCTTCTAAATAAGGATCCTCATCCTCCATATTTTCAAGTATATTGTTAACCATAGTGTATATATCCTCATCAAGGTTAATATCTTCATCTGGCTCGAAATCTGTATAATATCCTTCATCTGTATTCATGATCTTACAACCTTTTGATATATTATCATGTGCCCATAAAGGTTGTAGATTTTTATAACTACAACACTCTTTTTGTTGTTCTAGATCTGTGAGATCAAACGATGCACATGGTTTAATATGATCTATATGCCACTTTCCATAGTTTTCCCATGTCATCCCAGGCCGAAATTTGGCTTCTAACCATCCCCGCAAAAAACTCTGATCGCAACCAATAAGATCAAAAGTGCGTACATCCTTTTTTGCACTCTGATCCCTAAGAGCTACATAGAGTCTAGTTCGTAAATTCTTAGCCATTTTAAACTGTGGATTAGTTCTCCTTTGTTCTTTCTCCCAATCTCTCTTATATTCTCTCATGTATTTATTATATCTATCTCTATTATTTTCTTTCCATTCTCTATTCTTTATAGTTTGCTCTTCTTTAGTCTTTTGCCAATAATCTTTGTTATATGCTGTTATGCGTTCTTTATTTTCTACCCGTGTTTCATGCAAACATACATTACAGGTAGGTCTAAGGCTATCCCATGATGCCGGACAATTTACATATTCTGATAACTCTCTATTTTCATGACAGTGAGAACAATTCTTGTATTCCACCCCATCAATAAATATATGCTCCTTACGCCTTGATGGAGCTTTTTTATCTTCTATATTTTTCTCCTTCTTGACCTCTGACCAATCTGTACCATCTCTAAGACTTTTATTGTATTCTTTTATTCTATCTTTATGATTTTCTTTCCATTTACGAGACCTTTCATTAACGACCTCTTTATTTTTAGTACGACTTCTTTTGGATCGTTCTCGACATCTTATACATGTCTTTAGTACCTTACCATTTTTGTTAGTAAAGTCACTAAGAGGTCGTGACACCTTGCACTGGGTACATCTTATCTCGCGATCCATACACTGTATGACTGTGTTTCTTATCTTTAAGCCAATAAGAAACGTTACTACATTTAACTTCAAAACTTATATCCCCCTCTCAATCTGAGCACCAAGTGAAGTGTGGATTCGCGTTGTATATTGTAATCCGAAATCGTTCTTTCATCCTCAAGCTGCTTCCCAGCGAAGATTAGCCTCATCTGGTCAGGGGGTATACCTTCACGATCCTGTAATTTTTGCTTAAGTGTTGATATAGAGTCCGTTGGCTCAACCTCCAACGTAATAGTCTTACCCGTCAACGTCTTAACGAAAATCTGCATCCACTACTACCAGCCCCTCATATTTTTAACTCTTTTTAACTAGAAGATGTCGATGTAGTAAAAATGAAATTACCACATACCGTAAATTAATATGTGTACATGTCTGACGTATGTGCTATATGCCTCGAAGACAATGGTCAAAAAAGGTTGGCATGCACACATACTTTCCACGAAGGATGCCTAAGGCCAATGGCCAAACGTACATGTCCGTTATGTAGGGCCCCATTCACACTAACACCCCTTGTATATTATATCCACGGCCAACGTACTATATATGATCTTAAACCTGACGATGTAGTATACTCTGATAGTAAGTATGTCTATGTCATGAATGCTGGTAGTATAGTATTGAAGGTACTCAAACTACTACCAGAACTTACCCTTCCCACAAACAACCCAATACCCAAACTGACATGCATACCGAAGGTCTACCCGAAAAAACGATAAAAGGATACTCGTGTGGTTTGACCCATCGCTATGTCATCGTTCCCTATAGCATGCTTTACGTGTAGGAAACGTATCGCTCATCTCTATGAAGGGTATCGTCAGGCGGTAGATGGAGGTCAGAACGAGTTGGAGGTACTCGATAAGATGGGGTTGGGACGTATGTGCTGTCGTCGTATGTTTATCACCCACCAAGATATCGATAAGTATATGTTACTATTTCCTGTCTACCCAGATCGAATACAACGACTAAGCGAAAAGGTCAAGAACAAGAGGGATGATGATAGTTCGGATAGCTCTGACACAGATGGATCAAGTTCAGATGAAGGAGATGATGATGAAGGCGAGGATGAGGATGAAGAGGAAGATGACGATAATGAGGAAGATGATAGCTCTTCAGAATAAGTTACATGTAAAAATTGAAATACACATGTAGATATACATACACCCAAGGCCATGTTGATAGTGGTATACTCATCAGCAGTGCTTACTATAGCTATAGCATACGTGTGTACCTATGTGATAGCGTGGTTACTTGTGTGAAAAATTGAAACTATACTACCACTTGTAGACACGTATGCACTATGTCTAGATACTGGCACGTGGTGGGCAGCATGAGATGTGCGTATCTTGGGGCTAACCCAACGCCATTTGAACTATGGATTGGAAGCGAACACCGACCGTGTTTGGGGTCGATCCGACTCAGCCTTGTCGGTGATGCTAAGGATATTTTCGTGTTCCCAGCATTTATCAACGAGGTATCTCGCGATGACTATGTATGGGGGTCTGAACATGCGTATGAATATGACCAAGTTAGCTTTGATGGGTAGGTTAGTTATACATATATACTACGTTGTGTAGTATATACATATGTACGTGTAGTCCACACGTACATGTAAAAATTGATATGTCGATCCAACTTTATGTCACACATGTCTTTGTTTTTTACACAAGATGGCTCGTTGGAATTTGCAGGATATGTCCATCCCCTCCGGCCACAAGATGCTCAATGAGTATGAAAAGTGGGAGGTTTATGAATATGAGCTACAGAAGCATATTCGGACGTGGGAAGAAGAGCTCAGATCGGTGCAAAAGTATGTCGTCGATCTCAAGATCCAACAATCTCATCTGGCAAAAGAGATGAAGAAAGCTGGAGATCTCAGCTTGGCTATTGAAAAGATGCGCAATGCATGCATGCAGTGTTACCCCGACTTTCCGTTCGATCCGTCCAAAGTCTGGGATCATAGTGTCTATTACGGTGACGGACATAAAATCGCTGACTATCGTTACGGGTTCTCATTCGAGGGCGGGGTAGAGATCAACTATTACATGGACCAAGTTCACATTCGAAAAGAGGGCAAGCAGGTGAGGTCATTTTCGGCGTGGGCCCTATAAAAGGTATATACCATTACTTATATATACTACACAACGTAGTATATACACTTTATATGTTAAGAGACAGGCCACATACGTACGTTATATGTAGATCACATACAGAAATGTTGTGTAAATCCAAAAATTGAAATTCGAACTCAACTATATACCCATCTTTGTCATTCACAGTAATGTCTCTGCAACAGTCTATCGCTGACGCTGGTGTGTCTATCATCGACACCGTGGTTGATTTGCTCCTGCAAGCCGACCTAAAGGACTCTGACGGTAACGATCTCACAGAAGAGGTCATCCGCTCCATCCTCGGTGCTGAGGGGGAGGAGAAACCCAAGGCCAAGGCCCCTTCCAAGCCCAAGGCTAAGACCCAGCCCAAGGGCAAGTCCAAGGCCAAGGAGGAGGTCGATGTGTCGTCACTCGATGAGTTCACGATCGTGCTCGACTACGGGCCCAAGTCCCACGCTCTGTTCGGCGAGACCACGGCGATCAAGGACAAGCTCATGGAGGCCAACAAGGCTTACAAGGAGGAGACTGGCGACAAGAAGAACCTGTTCAGCTTCAACAAGAACCTCACGCGCAACGGCGAGAAGGAGCCTGGCTGGACCATCACCGACAAGGACAAGCTCGACGACGTCAAGACACTGTTGGACGAGATTGGTGTCACGTACGTGGAGGAAGAGAAGGGGAAGCGCGGCGGTGGTCGTAAAGCGGCTGCGGACAAGGAGGCTAAGGCCGATGCTAAGGCCGATGCTAAGGCCGATGCTAAGGCCGATGCTAAGGCTGATACCAAGCCCAAGGCCAAGCCAGGACCTAAGCCCAAGGCCGATGCCAAGGCCAAGGACACCAAGGCTAAGCCGGGACCTAAGCCTAAGGCACCTGCTAAGGCCAAGGACGAGGCTAAGGAGGATGAGGTCGCTCTCAAGGGGCAGAAGAACGACTGGGGTAACTTTGAGGAGCCCGAGACTGGCTTCGTGTTCGTGCAGATGCCAGTAGGTACAGGCGGGCGCAAGGTCCCGGTCGTTGTGGGTGCGCAGAACACCGATGCAGGGGACGATGTCAAGGGGCTGGACTCTGTCGACCGCCTGACCGACGAGCAGAAGGAGAGTTGCGAGGCCAACAAGTGGCGTGTGCTTACCGACGAGCACATGGCTGTCCTGGCCAAGAAGGATAAGAAGTTGCACGCCTCGCTCACGACTCTGCTCGAACGTGAGCCTACCGAGGCTGAGGAGGATGGCGAGGCTGAGGGTGAGGGGGAGGAAGGTGGCGAGGAGAATGAGGAAGGTGAGGCTGAGGGCGAAGGTGAGGGCGAGGATGAGCCGCAAGAGGAGGACGCCTAAATAAATAAAGGTATAATCCAAGGTACGAATTTTTTCTATCTAACTAGGATAGAAAACAAACAAAGGTCTAAAAAGTGAAATAAATACATAACATTCCTAGTACATCGCTCTCGAAATTTACACGTGAGTTACTTTGGACATTCGCCTGAATGGCACTTCAAGTGGATACGGAAGCTATGCTTGAACGTTGCCAACAACAACTCATCCAGCTCCTCTCTGTACCATCACGTCACTATGTTGTGATTACACAGTACAGCAAAAAGTCTATCGCTATCTTCGATTCGAGCACAACGGTAGACACTATCTTCCGGAGATATAACGAAAAGCAGAAGATCTTCGTTGTGAACCCTTCCCTCGCACGCCAAGGGGGAAAGTGCCGCGGATGGTTGGTTTACTCAGACCGTCTCAGAGACCTTTTGAAACTCTTGAATGACAACAATGTTTCGTACGAAAATTTTCGTCGCCGTATGGGCGTATAATATTCTCTTATAACTATCGTCTTCTACCCACCAAAGACCATGGTACTAATTTTCTATCTAACTAGGATAGAAAAGTGAAATATATACGTAACACAGACATAACATTGCTTCACATGGAAGGCTTCCTTTATCGCATCGTGGAGCAGCCTAATATCTTTGTGGGATTTGGAGAATTATCCTATAACCCAATGCTATCTTTTGATCTCCTGTTCGACTTTGGTTTCGCGGACTACGGTTTGGACAGCTGGGATGCAGCATTTCACATAGCATGGGCCGTCTAAGAGGTATAACTTACGGAACTTTTTCTATCTAACTAGGATAGAAAAAACGAAATATTAGCCCCTACCAAGGGTACTATAGTACCTTATGCCGAACCTAGCCCCGTATTTATGTGCATGTGGCCAATGGAAGCGGCCGGATGATATGATGTGTCCGGCTTGTTTTCAGCTAACACGGGTAATTCGCCGTTATCGTTAGTGTAAGATACTTTTCTCTATATACATAGAGAAACCATTACAGAAATGTCTCACAAGTAAGTAGCATACCCATCCTTGTCTTCTAGACCATATACAATAGGCACCAAGGAGAATGGGAATGATATAAGATAAGTAAGCATACCTACGATAGTTACTACCAAAGCAAAGAACAACAAATTAGGTGGCCATAGCTTATATTGTTTTTGCCTCGTAACTACAACGAACATCACAAAACCAATGGTGTGTATGATATTAAGCCCCAACGTAACGAATCCATTCAACGTATAACCCAACATGAACTGACCGATGCCGCCGATACCTACCAGACCACCAAATAGCTCCAAAAAAGATGCTACGTATCTGTTAACTCGGGGATGGCTACAATCAGTATTGGCTAGATAATCAGGACATACACATACAGTATTATTGGTATTACCTGAACAGCTACCCCCATGGCAAACGGCGTCAGATGTACACACTGCACCACCAGTTGGAGGTTCTGCGTATGTCAAACCTACGAGTATTAGGATGATCATGAAGCTTAGCATTTTGGTCAATGATATGTTCGGCATAACAGTATCTATTATATTATATGCGATACATGTCAATTTTCAAGATGGACCAAGTTCGTGTCATAGCCAAATATGTTACCCTGAAGTATTTTTATGAAGTTAAATACAAGGCGCTTTATTAACAATGTTCTCTTGGCGTTCCACCCCACAGCCCGCATTGGCACCTGTCTCGTTGCATGATACCCTAGTACGTAACACAATGAATTATCGTACCCAGCTACCCGAACATATCAAGAAGGTTGCAGATACTACCTACCCTGTCATAAGGGATGCTGTTATAAAACATTCTTGTAATAATGCGAATAATCTGTTCATCTTCAGTACTGGAGTATATATACATGGCCAGGGGCCAGACACAGAGCTCCCAGATCTAGCAAATCTTACCTATGAAGAGCGAGACAAAGTTCTTGAACATGTCAAAGAGCGTTTCGTAGCTGAAGGTGTGGAGTGTCATGTTGATGGTACGTGTATCAAAATTATATGGAGATTACCTGAGAATACCCAATAAATCCAGACTTAGAGAACAAAGTATCCTATATTAATATAGGATATGGACGGTCAGATGGAAGACAGGATGGGAATGATAGAAGAAGATATGGTTCGTATAGGTACTACCAACGGAAAGATGATCTTCCAACCATTTGCTATAGATGGTACTGATGTCAATGTACACGCCATCATCAGCAAGCTAAAATTCATCTCCAAGCTAGAAGCCGGGGAGAAGGTAGCATCCGATGGTAAGGCAACGCTATCTGTAATACCAGACACCAAGTGGTATAATATCCTCCGAACATTTGGCTACGGGAGCGGATCCAAGGAGAGTACACTGGAATTTATTAAACATACTACAGATAATGCGTTGGAGATAGCTAAAAAGTGCTTCTCGTCCCAAGATCTTTTCCATCACAGGATAGCACATCTCATAGTAGCTAGCTTAAAGGAGGCTGATATTGGGATCCAGAATATATCACAAACCTATGAGAGTGATAGGTGGTTTGTGTCGAAGATGGATACCTTCAGACAGTTACTTGATGCTAAGATAAATTCGTTGGTATTAGATTCGACCCAGGTATAGCCATCTAGAAAATTGACATAAGTCGAATGATGTAGTTATATACACCGTTGGTAAATTCATAGAATGGCCGCAAAGAACGACCACCACGGGATGGATTATAGTGCAATCGAATCATGTATCAAATGGCTCAAAACCCATGAACGTATTATGAGAGATTGGGCTAATATTACCCCTAATGCAGATCGCCTACTAGGAAAGATGGTAGATACCCCGCTACGACTTATCAGTGCAGAGGTGGTAAATACTTTCGTGGCTGATATGAATGCAGAGTATGACAAATATTTTCGAGAGCATGGTATCGTACGAGATGCTGTAATAAAAGCATACCTTGAGAGAGCAAGGACCTGTAAACGATGCAGGTGCAGTGGTCGTTTCTGGCCTGGTGCCAAAGAACAGGAACGCGAAGAAGATTATGGGTACGAGGTTGAAATTTACGATAACTATGGCTATAAAAATCTCTTGGACCAGTGGCAAGAAGATAACCACCGTGTACTAGAGTCAGAGTTGGATAAGCTAAAGATGAGCGATGTCGAAAAGTTCTGTTTGTCGCATGCTGGTTATCGGGTCCACATCGCTAAGAACAAGTCTCGGTACTATAGGACAGACTATTAGGTGGAAGTTCGTTTTCTATTCGTTAGTAATATAACGAATTCATTTATTCCAAAGGATAAATTCATAGAATTTAGAATAGATGGTTGCCCCTACCCCTTCCCGCCTTGCCGCCCCTGCTCGAAGCTGCTTTCTCCGGCTTGATATCTTCCTTCTTATCTGACTTGGCACCCTCTACCTGGAGCGGGCTATACTCCGTCAGCCTTACCAACATCTGCCCGGCGACAAATGGTAGCTCTAGATCAGGTGCATCCTTGTATTTGAATAGCGTTAGTACCAACTCGTCTTCGGAGTTTGGTGGTATAACGATAGGCCCCATCAACATATACCCCGACTTGATAAGTTGAGGATGGGGTATGATCTCTACGTGGTGGTTGAGTGGCGGGGTAATTACGAGACCGGTGGTGAATGTGTTAATATCAGTGATCAAGTCTTCGGTACGATTGTCACACCTTTGTACGATAGTAATATTATGCGTAGGCTCGGTATGGTGGTCGTTGTATGGGACCTCGGCATCTGGTAGTTTGGTGGTAACGTTTATGGCACGTTGATTTAGCCATACACCAACGCCTTGGATCTTAATGTTCTGCATTGGTACATACCATCTACTCTTTAACTCCAAAGGATTACCTTCTATAAAGTTGATCTAAGTAAAGATTTCTATGATAATAGTGATGGCAACGAAAGAGGAAAAGTCGACGTGGAAAACTATAGTATCTATCTTAAAGGCACATCCAAAAGCCATCTACCAACTAGGTTCATTTGCTGTTGCTAGCTATACACATCTACCATATATACTCCTCTTCATAAAATACGCACCTCTACTATGGATGGGGTATAATGTATATAGTAGCTTCCCACCTGGTATGTCCTTTGTTATCCTAGGTCTGCTATATAAGATCACAGGATAGAGCTATAAGAGAAAATTGCCTATAGTTAATGGGCGATGTGGAAAAATTGTGCATACCATTGAAAGGATGTGCACCTGGGACCAAGGATATATGGGAGGTACTAGATAGGATAGGTGACCCTAGTAGCATAGGGGAACTATGGTTGGCATGTTGCCAAGCTGAGTGTAGGTATGTACTCAAATACCAAAATTACCAGAAGATAGTATCTCCAGAAGGGCAATATGGGGCCTCTGTATCTAGCGATGATTTTACCCAAGAGGTAGAGATCCAACGTAAGATGTATGAGATAGGTATAGCCCCTAAGATAGTGGATGAGTGGGAGTGTGGCGATGGAGAGAAGAAGGCTGGTGTGATGATTATGGAGGCGCTAAATGAAACTGTCTATTCGTTGTTACATCGCTACAAAGATCCTAAGGTATGGGTGGAGATAATAAAAAGATGCATCGATGTAATGAATAAGATGCATCAAGCTGGGTATTACCATGGAGATCTACATCTCAAAAACATAATGGCCAAGGATCAGATACTTGAGGGTGACCAGGATAAGATGGCAGACTATTATGCACATAATTATAGGTACTATCTCATTGACTTTGGTCTATCGGGGAAGCTACCTAACTATACAGGACAGAGAAGAGACCTCGCTACTATGTGGGATGGCGTCATGGATGCTGCAGATGGGCTCTTCGATAATGTTCAAAAACGTGAACTTGAGAATCTGTTAGCTGACCTTGATGTGTAAAAATGAAATACGTATGTCATCACAGAAATATCAATGTTCCTATGAGTGTTGGATACTTGGTAGTCAAGGGTGATTCTGAACGTGGTAATCATGACACGATAAAGACACTATTATTCGAGACTCGCGCAGAAGCTGTGAACTATATTGTGGATCAGGCTAATAACTATATTAGCTGTATGGATTTTACTTCCATGTGTGTGATGTGTGAACGTGGAGGTGATCATTCATGCAAGACCTCTATCAAGAAGAAGTTGGCTATGTGGCTTCTTAATACCAAAGAAGATCTTAGAATTGGATTGTCTATTTATTGGATTAAACGACTTAAGTTCGAAGCTATGTATGTGAGAAAAACAAACGCTCCGTTGATGACAGATCCTACCAATAGCGTCCAAACGTTTAGGAATATCATCAGTTATCTTGAATATATAGAACAGGGTAATACAGATGAAAAGATTTACTATAGCACGCCACATCCGCCAAACGAAAACGATCTTCAATTCGACGAACTATCTCGTAGTCCAGGGATAGCAGTTAAGGCTAAGACAGAGCTAGCTGCTGGTATGTTACTTGGGCTCGTCTCTACTATCGTTGACGACTCCAAAGATTATATGTGTGAAGACACTGTTCTAGTAGAAGAATTCGTCAACATGTGGTCGAGGTGTATGTCGAAATCTTTGACACCTATACCTGGCCAGGGATCTGAGGTAAAAATATGGACATTGGTCGAGGTGAAGGAAAAACTATAAGCCTATAGTCAAAGAGTAAATATCTTCTTACGTAAGAAGATAACTTCAGAGAAGTACCCACCTCGAAATTATTATTCAACTTCGTAAAGTAATACTGATAATTTATTCAGTATAGAACCCCTCGAGTCTACCTTGCGCCCTGTCGAGTTGTGTGCGTTGGATGAGAGCCATCATCAACGGATCCCTGGACTGGAAGTGGGGGTGGCTAGACCTAAGTATCTGTGGGTGTATAGTCCCTTCTAGAGGGTACATATGGAGGGGAAGTGTCCTTGAAATAGTACCATCGCAAGCGTAAATGGCATTAGAGACGCCATTATGGCAAATCCTTTCAGTAGTATCCTTCTCTGGGAAGGAATATTGGTCCACAAGGGCATATCTCGTCTCGCAGAAGGGTACAAACCTAATATGGGCGTCGCGTTCGACCAGAGACATTGATATAGCTCAAGAAAAAGTCATAATCGAAATAAAGACAAAAGTACCAAAGACATGTCCATAAGTATCGAGGTATGCCAAGAGTACCTACAACTCTTCTCTGATATACAAGAGGTATGTAGATGTATATACACTACTCTTGGTAAAGGACACCAAGAAAGCATCTACCAGAACGCGCTATGTATAGAGCTTAGCGAACGACATATACCATATACCAAAGAGGTAGAGATGGATGTAACATACAAAGATAGAAAGATAGGTACTATACGAGCAGATATAGTGTGCTATGGCGAACTACCGTTGATCATAGAGACGAAATCAACGTGGCAGATTAGAAAGAAGGATATGTTACAGCTCGGTAAGTATATGAGGTCGATGGATATAGAGTACGGCGTTTTGGTGAATTTTTCATTTAACGAGTTAGAGATAGATTTCTTTTTGATCGTAGAGTACAAAGATAATGATGTGTTAGTGAGGTATAATCCAGAGACACGTGCAGGATATATTATAAGATAGATACTAATCTCTTCTAGTATAATCAGAAGAGATACTTATTTCATAGAATAGAAGTACACCTTTGGAGTTACATCGATGTTACAGTCTTTCTATGAACTGTAGTAGGTTTACAACAATTACAATTATAAACCGCCCAAATGATAACCGCTATAAGAACAATACAAATAACAGAACATACCACTATGACAAATATTATAAATGGTTGGTACCACTGATCCTGAGCTAGTACAGACTCCACTAGTAGCAGTAGTATTAGGAATAGTATCTTGGTCATGACAAATTTGTATGTTTGATCCCGTGGTATTTTCAGTTTCTTACATCATCGTAAATTCAAAGACTGGCATATTATCCATGATATAGCATGTTTTTCTATCTTTTGATGGACAAACATATTTTTTCTTACTAAATCCAGTCAGAAGCAATTTGATATCATGTGGTAGTAGTAATTCCTTTTCTCTACCAGGCAGATAGATAGCCTTCTTTCCAGCAGGTATTTTTATCTTCATAATAGCACCATAATTTGCATCAAATGGAATAATACTATTGCAAACAGCGTTACTTGCAAGCAGCGGATCCATTGTAGTTGATAGATATCCCTTACTATCAAATATGCTTCCTGGAATAGTAGGAAGGAATTTATATCTCCTCAAATATCTAAATACGATTATATCTTTATCCAAAGGTTCCATTTTAGATATAGTATCATTAATAGGCGATTCGTTAGTCCATCCTTCTCTGAGACTAATATTCATATTCTCAAAACTATAAGATCCATAATCCGACACTTGTTTTAAAGATTCCTCTGAAACTAAATCTCTGTTTGACATAGTTAATAAATTTTTGATCTGCCATTCTTTTGATGGAATCTGTTCCTTTATCTTTTCACATATATCTTTAACATTTAGGGATATATCTATGTCTCTAGCGATAGCATGAAGGTATAGTTCAGGAAGATCTTCTATCCCTTCATCGCGTATATCATCATTGGTTGCGTGTATACTACCATAAGAAATAGTAGATTTCCATATATCATATACTAAATCCATATCACCTACTTTAGTATCATAAAATTAATTGTGATCTTCTACTCATAAGATCAGAAAATATTGAAATGGGATAAAGGTAACATGTAACTATATGGTCTAATGTCTGGATTCGATAGGCCTGTGCCAATATCGTATATCCAGTTCGGGACACTGACAGCTGACGAATGGAAGGCTCTAGGTGTACCTATAACTAAACCTTCTAACCGAGGCAGCCAAGATGTGGAAGGTACACCTTATGATTTTCGGCTCGGAGCCCTCGAGAATGGTATTATATGTGAACGATGTGGTGAGAAGAATAATGTGTGCCCTGGCCATTGGGGCTACATCGAGCTAGAAGAGCCATGTTACAATCCCATCTATATCAACGTTGTGCTGGGTATCCTAAAATCGGTATGCTTACAATGCGCTTCTCCAAGGATCCCGGAGAATATTGCTATGAATATTCTTAACTTGGAGAGGAATGCAAGGTTCAAAGTCTATCGAAAAAAGTCAGAGGGTGTTAAGAAATGTGGGGAATGTGAGGCCGGGCTGCCATCCTATTTCTTAGACAAGATCCAAATAAAACAGTTCTATGATGATCGTAAGAAGGCTACCATAGTTACTGCTAGAGAGGCACTGTCCATACTCCAAAAGGTAACCCCTGCTACCATGAAGCTACTAGGGTTCAACCATAAGCTATCAGATAACTCAGCATTTACCGACGAGGATCTATGTCTACCACAGGATAAGCTACATATACACGAGGTCAAACCAGAGTCATTCATCTTTGTCGTACTACCTGTCATGCCTACATGTGCTAGGCCGTGGGTGATAAAGGGGGCAGAACGAAAAGATGATGATATCACTGACAAGTATAATACTATCCTTAAGATCAATGCCAAGCTAAAAGCAGAGAAAGAAGGCGTCCCTGTCAAAGTTAAGAAGAGTACCAACCCTGCTAAACAAAAGAAGAAGTTGAAGGAGGGGCTGATTACTGAGCTACATGCCAATATATGGTCGTTGATAGATAATAGCAAGGAGAAGAATAAGAGTACTGCGAGGAGGAGTAGGGGTATTAGGGAACGACTTGTGAAGAAGGGTGGCCATTTCCAGATGAATGTGTCTGGGAAACGATCTGATTTTACAGCACGTACTGTTATCGTAGGGGGTGGTTCATTCCTACGTATGGGTGAGATCGGTATACCAGAGGAGATGGCCCAAATACTAACTACACCTGAACTTGTTGTAGAGTGGAATAAGAAAGAGCTAAGTAGGTTACTAAAGGAGATGAAGGTGAAGACGGTTTGCAGGCAAGGGTTCGCCATAAATGTTGCAGAGGTGACCGCCAAGGGTACTAGACCGTTTATTTGGAAAGGAAAAGAAGGGCTACAGTTCGGAGACATCGTTCACAGACAGCTAAGGACAGGAGATGTCGGGATATTCAACCGTCAGCCTACTTTGAGGATAGAATCTATGCAGGGCGTAAGATTAGTCGTTATGCCAGGTGAATACACGTTTAGAGTGCCTTTGGGAATGACTAGGCCGCTCAACGCTGATCACAACTAAAAACATCTTAAACACAATCGAGTCTGTATTTAATGGTGAGTGTGCCGGACGATCTCCGCGCTATCATCTATGTTATCACATGCCAAGAGACTGGTGCAAAGTACGTTGGTCAAACCAAGTCGCACAAAAAGACACGAGGAAAATGGTACAAGTACGGTATAGCTCAGAGGATGGTAGAACACATTGGGGCTGCAAGGAGAAAAAGAACAACTCCTATAGCCCGGGCCATTCTACAGTATGGGGCTGCTGTATTTAGTATCGAGGAGCTAGAAAGATGCGAGCTAGATCAAGCTGACACGAGAGAGGCTTACTTTATTGCCAAGCTAGGGACATTACATCCAAAAGGGTACAATGTCCAGAGAAACAGCAAATGTGGCAATGGGTCTCTCTATGTAAAAGGCGAAGTTCTGGCTGCTGAGTTACGGGGTATTAAAACAAAAGGAACGCTTTCAAAGGTTCGTGTCCTCTTACAGGTCAAAGGAGAGAAGGAGAAGACGAGGGTGATGTTTGGTTCATCCTCTACGACCTATGAAGAGAGCATAACCGCTGCCAAAAGATTTTGTGAAGATCTTGGCATCGTTCCTGTCGAGCATAGTTCTCTCAGGGCCAATACCGAACCATGGTGGCCCTACAAAGAAAAGATCGAAAAGCTCGACGACTCAAAGATTACCCGTCTCAGAGTAGTTCCATTTTCCACAACACAGGTTATGATCGGCGTCAAAACAAAAGAGATGAAGTCATGGGAGGAAGAGGTCTCAATGGTGTTTGGTAGCAAGAAGATTGCGAGGAGGAAATCGTTTGGTATAGCACTCTCTGTTGCAGATGAGATAGCTGTCCGACATACCATAGTCGGATACAGTGTAGATGTAAAGTTGTTAGGTTAGCAACAGGTAGCTGCCCTTTGAGTTGACGAAGAGACTCATCGGGGAAAACAGTGTAACTTCGTCCTAAGATGTAACTACCTAGTCGTGAGAGATACACTGGATTTATGCCAGGCTCACGGCGAGACACCTTGATGTTCAGGGACACCCTAAAGTTCTAGCTACCGCGGTCTAGGAGTAATCTTAGATGCAGCAGTTCGCGTAATGGCGTTCGGATGGTAATAATGCTAGAAATTGGGCAACCTGCAGACTTACTGGCCTATACTTATAGGTCAGGGTTTCAACGACTGAACGGGTGTCGGTTCTTAATCATTCGGATTAAGGGCTTAAGACACAGTCTACCCCACACGGAAACGTGGTTCAGCCTTAGTCGGCTGAAAAAGCTATGAATCGACGAGGAAATGCGTCGGGGAGCTTGGTAATTGGGTTCGATGGAGATGAATGTAATTTACACGTTCCCCAGACACAGGGGGCACGAACAGAAACCGCTACGATATCCAGAACGGACGAACATATCGTTTCAGCTCAGCATAATGCATGTGTAATGGGGGCTGTACAAAACACACTACTATTCATGTTTGTCGTCACAGAGACCTTTTCATCCCCAGAGATTACAGACCCCGACCAAGAGTCTAATTACAAATTCGCTGATGGTACCTCCGGATGGCAAACACTTGTTAGGCTATCTGATTTTATGGATGCTATAACAGCTGCGAACATATCACCAGCTCGAGTAGAGTCGCTCATCCAACGTAGTGCCAAATATTACCCAGAGTATGTCATCAAGAAAAAAGACGGTACCTATAAACTAAAAGATATGATCCCCGGAAAGATTGTTGCGTCTATAGTATTCTCTCCATTCTTCACCTGGTCACGAGACACAGGTACTAACAAGAAGCTCTCTATAGTCAAGATCAAGGATGGTATTATGTTACCAGATAGTGGCCCAATGTGTAAGAAGATAATTGGTGGTACAGCTGGTTCTAGCATCCACCCTGTATGGAAGGATAGCCACTCAGCGGCATCAGATGTAATCTCCGAACTACAACTTTTGACTACGATACTGATAACTCGCATTGGGTTCAGCATGGGGCTGTCAGACTGTATGCCAACAGGTACTGTAGATGTCAAAGGGGCTATACAATCTGCTCTGGTCAAGTGCGATATCATCAACTCTAGCGACAAAGACCCCGCAGAGAAGGAACGAGAGATAAATGGCGCACTCAACGAAGCGATGAGTATCTCCCCTGATCTAGCTAGGTCCGGTATGAACAAGGGCGACCGCAACTCTTTGGTCATTATGAAGAAGGCCGGTGCCAAGGGTACAGATACTAACAATGGCCAGATAGCAGGGTTCGTAGGGCAACAGAATATCGATGGTGGTCGTATGCCTTTGATGTTATGCGATGGTACTAGGAGCTTACCGTGTTTTAAGAAGGGGGATAATTCACCAGCAGCACGAGGGTTTGTAGCACATTCTTTTGTAGAGGGGTTGACACCTTATGAGATGTGGTTCCATGCTATGGGTGGGAGGCGCGGGGTCGTCGATACAGCCCTCAAATCTGTCACAGGGGATACAGAGATAGTGGTATATGAAGATCAAAATAATATACTAGTAACACCATATACCCATAAGATAGGTGATTTTATAGACCGGCTACTCTCTCAACATCCAGATAAGATAGCCAAGTATAAGGAACAAAATATGGAATACCTCGATATTAGCCACCTACCTGTCAAGTACTACATAAATACGATCAACCATCTCGGTGTATTTTCTGTTGAACTCATCACAGCTGTAACACGACACGATCCCACTGAGATATTGTTCCAGGTTACTACCCAATCCGGTAGGGAAGTAATAGTTACGGACTCAAAATCATTACTTGTATGGCGTCCTGGCCCTCGTATGTTCGTACAGTCATTTATGAGAAATGTTATGGTAGGCGATCTACTCCCAGTATCATTATCTGAAGATGTATCTGATATCTCACTTGACCCTATAGTTACCATAGAACATATAAGCCCTGCTCCGTATAGATATGTATATGATCTGACAGTCCCATCTACAACTAACTTTGGTCTTGCAAATGGTCTCTATGTTGTGGATACAGCAGATAGTGGATATGTTGAGAAGAAGATTGTGAACATGATAAATGATTTCAAGATTAATTATGATGGAACCGTCAGAGATGCAAATGGAACTATCATCCAGTTCCTATATGGTGGCGACGGATTCAATGCCAGAGAGATGATAGGTTGCAAAGGGTTGGACGATCCTTTCTTTATTAGCCCCGTAGTCATAGCGGACTGTCTAAATTCAGAGGCAGAGCAGACCGTGGGAGATAGTGATAGAGGCGAGAAACGAATACTTGCCAGGGACGAGATGAACTTTGTCCTTGGCAAGATACAATTCTCTGCTCTTGGTGAGAAGACACGTGTCACGGAGAGGGCGACCTTCAATACTAGAAAGTGTCTGCGAAAGATTTGCTGCGATATAAAGATATATGAATGTATGATTCCTAGGTTTTGCAGGCGTATTTTGGATGAATTTGAAGGCGCCAAGGCTAAATATGGCTATATGGCTGGTCTAGTAGCCGCACTTTCAATGGGAGAACCAACTAGTCAAGCGACGCTCAATTCCGTTGCTTGGGAGACGTTGGTTTATGTTAGATACGAGAAAGAAATAGAAACAACAAAATGTGGACTATGTCTACTTCCCATAGGAAAACTAATCGATGGTATAATTGAACAGACAGATCAGATTGTATTTTATCCTAACGATACTGAGTATGTAGATGTATCTCATTTGAACGCAACTGTGTTATCTGTCAACGAAGATGGTAAAGTGTATTGGAAGAAACTCGAAGCTGTGACTAGACATCCGCCTGGTGGTAAGTTAGTACATGTAAAGACTAGATCAGGACGAGAAGTAAGAGCATCAAAGAGTAAGTCCTTTTTAGTAAAAGAGAACAATAAGATAGTACCAAAATTAGGGTCAGAGATAAAAGTTGGCGATCAAGTTCCTGTAGTTATGAGGGTACCTGAGGCGTGTGATAGTTATGTGTCCAGAGAGCAAGGTTATGAGAGAGGTATTGATTTAGCTATAAACGCCTCTACAGTAATTGATATTTCAGGGATAACTAGCAACATAGAATATGCAGCTGGTATACTTGATGGGTATTTCAGTACTGCAACACTTCACCCCGATAAAATTACACATAATTGTTCTGATAGTGTGTTCAAATATATAGCTGAATTATGTTCCCGTTTTGGAGTATTTGTAACGAAGGAAGCTGATTCATTGGCTGTGGATTGTCACTTCGCAAAGATACTACATAGTAAAGTTGGGCTAAGTGGTAACATCGGGGAATATATAGTTAAGAAATATCTAGTAGAGGATAGTGAAATTATAGATTCTGATGTATATTTTGACGAGATCATATCAGTAGAAGAGGTAGACTCAAGCCATCCAAAGGTTTACGATTTTACCGTCGAAGATACACGAACATTTACCCTTTTTGGCGGGTTGGCTGTATACGACACGTTCCATGCGGCGGGTATCAGCGCAAAAGATGTGACTTTGGGTGTTCCTAGGCTGAAAGAGATCTTAAATGCCACCAAGAACCCCTCTAAACCAGGTTGTACTGTATATTTGGACAACCCAGAGATACATACTCTCATGGAGAAACATGATAAATCTGATGATACGGCCAAGATAGAGGTAGACAAAGAGCTAATGTTAGCTGCATCATCTATAGCATTCAATATGCCCAGTGTCAAAGTCTCTGATATACTAGTATCCAAGGAGATTAAATACTTGAAACTAGATGCTCCAAAAAAGAAAGGTGCTACCCACCCTATAACTGGTACCCCTATCAACCTTATACAATATACAGAGTACGAGCCAGAGTGGTGGGTCGATCTATGGGAAGACCTTGGCAATGAACCCAAACATAGACCCCAGTGTTGGATGGTATTAATTAACCTAAACCTAGAGAAGATGTACCACTATAAGATCACTACAGACATGGTAGCCAAAGCCATTGAGGATAACTCCTTTGGTAGTAGGGGGTATGCGTTGGGTTGTGTACCATCTCCCAACAATATAGCACAGGTCGAGATATATATTAACTTTGAGGAGATTGACAAATATGCACGAGATGCGATAGAGCTACCCCCAGAGGAGATCAAGAGGCACTTGGTTACCAAGGATAATATCAACTATTTTATTACCCGTGATGTAGCTATAAAGTTGATCAAAGATACTGTAGTCAAAGGTATACGGTATGTCGAGAAGACCTTCATCAGACAAGACTACAAGACCAAGGAATGGATGATAGATACACAAGGATCTAATTTGCAAGAGTTACTAGGGATGCCAGGTATTGATCCCACGAGGACTACATCGGACGATATGTGGGAGATATACAACACACTAGGGCTCGAAGCTACCAGAACGTTCTTGTTCCGTGAGATTACCAAGATCCTATCATTTGATGGTACGTATATCAACAAACGACATGTATACCTACTAGTGGATGCTATGTTAAGATGTGGTACTATCACCCCTGTATCTCGTGACGGTATATCCAGAGATGTAGGGCCCATCGCCAAAGGGTTGTTTGAGAAAACTGTAGAGAACTTTGCCGAATCATCCGCATTCTGTGAACAAGATATGATGCAGGGTGTTGCAGCATCAATTATGTATGGTACGTTACCTCCAGTAGGTACAGGTACAGTAGAGATCAAAGATGCAGAGAGGATGCCGAGTAGGAGGTAATTCATGTTTTCGTTTACATATATAGCAAAATTGATATGTGATACAAATATATACATCTTCCATCGACTACTTTTGATGGAAGATAGTTACTTACCAGAAGATTGTATAAGAGAAATTTCGAGATGGATAGGAGACGGAAAGACATGGAAAGGGTTTATTTGGGTGTGTAAGTGTACCTATGCTTTGAATACAAAAGAGAAGGTACGGAGATATGCCAACCATCTTACTACACTCCTGGAGATGTTTCCTAATCCTCCCGGAGGAAAGTGGGATTGGTTCGAACTTTCTCGCAATCCGTCCCTCTCATTTGAGTATGTTTTAGAGCATCCCGAGCTAGAATGGGATTGGTACGGATTATCTTATAATCCATGTCTCTCATTTGAATATGTTTTAACACATCCTACCCATCCAAAGGGAGAATGGGATTGGTGTGCGTTGTCTGATAATTCAGCTCTCTCATTTGACTTCGTATTTGCACATCCCGAACTACCTTGGGAATGGAATATATTGTCCCGCAGCAAATCTTTCCCATTCGAATACATTTTATCACATGATCCTCGTTTCGCCAACAAACCGGACGACCAACAGATCGCCACAGGTGATGATACTCCTAAAATAAAATGGTCTTGGTATAATTTGTCTTTTAATCCTTCACTCACATTTGATTTTGTTTTGGCACATCCCGACCCTCCTGGAGGGGAGTGGGATTGGTGGATGCTGTCTCATAATCCATCCCTCCCGTTCGACTTTGTATTGGCACATCCTGATCCTCCTGGCGGGCAATGGTATTGGTCTGGACTATCTTATAATCCATCCCTTCCGTTTGAGTATGTATTAGCACATCCTGACCCTCCAAAAGGCAAATGGAATTGGTGTGGACTATCCAAAAATTCATCTCTTTCATTTGACTTTGTACTGGCACATCTCGAATTACCGTGGGATTGGAATTATCTATCTCTTAATCCATCTCTCCCAATTAATTTTGTATTGACACACGCTGAGTTACCATGGAATTGGTATATAATATCTCGTAATCCATCTCTCCCATTCGACTTTGTTTTGGCACACCCAGAGATAAAATGGGATTGGTGGATGCTGTCTCACAATCAATCTCTCCCATTTGATTTCGTTTTGACCTCTAATCCGTCGGGATGGGTATGGGATTGGAGCGTCTTGTCTAGCAATCCATCTCTTACATTTGACTTTGTCTTGGAACATCCTAAACCTCCTGGAGGGGAGTGGGATTGGCTTGCTATATCACGTAATAAATTTACTCATCGCTAAAATTGACATAGACATACCACCCCTAAAACAATTCGTCACATGAAATACGTGAGTACGAAGATACTAGGTTGCCCTCACTTTACAAAACACATGGAAGGTTGTGTATATAATGTAGAATTCGATAAAGTATATAATCCTGGCCCTTTTGATCGTAATCCTTGTGGCATTTGTGGATGGTTCAGGGACGGATATTTTTCACCGTACAAATTCAAAGGATTGTGCGGACGAATAAGTGATAAGAAGCGTAATGGTACGGTTCTGTATTGTATGCGTCCTCGGTCAAAAGGGCACTATTCGAAGAGAGGGATGTGCCGATACCATGTCGCGAAATATCGTAAAGAACACCCGTGGGATTAGACCCATTGCATCTGGCTTTGTATGATATCATACAAAACAGTCTATGATCGCCTTTGGTAGACAATCTACATCCCTGAAGACTTTACCTTCATCTTATACTTCTTCAACCAATACTGATAGTTTTCGTCGAGATGGCTAACTACCCTACCATTACTTAACTCTATATACCATCTCTCTTTCCCTTGTGTATTGAAACCAGACCAGTAATGCCTCTTGACAGTTACACTACTGACCTTCTTCTTTCTCTCCGTCTTCGTCCACCCCTGCGTTGGGGCACTCTCCATGCTATATAGTTATACATTCCCACTTTAAAGTCTAAGAATATTCGGTTAATCCCTCGGATTTAAAAAGTTACTACTAATAATAAGTGATGTGGATCTTAGACCTGACCTCGCTATTACAATTAGATATCACTAACTATTACGTATTCAATCTAGGGATGGCTCCATATCGGGACAGTCTATATCTATGTGTTTATAGGGTCTGCAAATATGATATAAACATCTCATACCATCCATGGAAGATCTGGGATAATGGATACAAGTTCTTTCCTGACTCGCAAAAGGTAATAGGTATGAAGTATCGGAAAATAGGGGTTCACACCGGGGAAATTAACCACTCGATAGAGGTAGGTCCGAATGCTGTTCAGGATATGTCACCACAAACGCCAGAATTTGACTCCACTGGTATATGTTTACTACGTTTTACAGGTGACAAATTCGAGCTTGTATTCAATCTTAACAATCTTTTTAATGGGGATATGAACCAGGATTGTAGGATATACAAGGTAGATGATAAGTACCTCCTTACCTATAATGTGTTTGAGAGCGATACAAAAACAAAGACCAAGTATGTGAAGATGAAGAAACGGACATTATATATTAAACCTCATCCAGACTCCTCAGAACAATACAAGTTACACCTAACAGCAGAGAGTTACATGTACAACCATATATACAAGAACGTAGATAAGAACTGTGTCTACATCGATGGTGGTGTACTGTATGAGATAGGTAAGACCTTGGACATTATAGCTAACCCAGGTACGACTAGCCAAAAGATGGTAAGGGCGTCTATCCCTCGCATAGCAAATATCATCGACCACTATGGTAAGGATCGTGTATTTGTATCAGCCAGTACCCCTCCTATCAAATATACAGGTTCCGGTCAAGACAGGTGGTTGGTATGTGGCCATATCAAGATCTCCTACAAACAGTGCAAAGATATCTCCCCATTTAGTGAGTTTATGGGATGTATAGAGCACAGCCATATATCGGCCCATGGAAAGTATATCTACCTTATGTTTCTATGTGAATATGAGGCTAACGGACAGGGATATAAAGTGACTAGGGTATCCAATCCATTTATCCCTACAGATGGAACTACCCATCTACCCTATGTACTATGTATCCCGATAGGGCTATGTGAGGGGTTCGATGGTAAGGTAGCTATTAGTTATGGCGAGGGGGATTGTAGGTGTAAGGTAGCTATCTTAAATAAAAAGGAGATAGAGGGGTTGTTAGTAGGTGCCGATAAAACAGATCCATCACCGCTAAGGTTCTACTTCTTCTCCCCTCATCGTACCATCCAACACTATGGTTACTTCAATAGTATGAACTGTGGTGATGATGCATTTAAAATAGTGTTTAGATACCTCAGAGACCTATATTATCCTAATACACATCTAGCATTCAAAGATCCATATAACGTAAAGGATGGATATGATCTTACTGTCTTGGGAGGGGGTGATGTCGTCAACAAGTTCTTCGTAGATAAGATTGCGAATTTCAAGAAGGTGGCAGTAGGGGTAGGTGTACCATATGAAGAGTTTACCGCTTTACTACCTACGTTCTCCGATGTAATTATGAGGAATAGCTCAGACTTCAAAAAGTACAAAAAGCAAGGTCTGATAAAATCGGGCTCTTACGCACCTGATCTTACCTTCTTGTTGTCGAAGATCTTGGGTAGGTGCCAGCGAAAACCCAAACACATAGGTATAAGTTTAATTAGGACATATTACAACCCACAATACCCAGAGCTATATACCTCTTTTGTTGATAGGATGGCCAAGTTCATAGCTATGGTATTGGATGCATACGATGTTACTGTGGTACTAATACCATTCTGTTTCAACCCTCACAACAACGAAGAGGATGATATGATTATGATGACAGATGTATACGAAAGGTTACGAAAGATACCAGGGGCGAGGATTAGATCTGTAGAGATATTCAAACCCTCGTTGGAACACTATGTAGAAGAGATATACTATAAGATAGGCTCTATGGAATTTATGGTGTGCAGTAGGTTCCACTCACATATCTTCAGTACCTTACATGCCGTCCCATTTATCTCCTTGACATGTGGGAAGAAGTGTTTGGAGTATATGTCAGAGATAGGTATGAACGATCATGTCTTCCGGCTAAAGACAAATAGAGACGATATACCCATTGACTTCTCTGAGCGTAGCCTCTTTGAATTTTTCAAGCTTAGGTATACCTCTCGAGATAGTGGTGCTGGGAGGTTGGATGTTGTGCTAAGAAAATACACAGATATGATGGACCAGTTTATAATACGATGGAGGAAGATAATAAAACAGTATCTATCTGGCGGGGTGGGAAGGATATACCCTACCCCAAATGATGAACCTAGGAGCCCTCCGTTTGGGATAGCACGTCCTAAACCAAAGGTGGGTAACCATGCCGCAGACACTTCACCTGATATTTCGGAGCACCCTCCTATTCAAAAAAAGTCCGGCCTCCATAAACACGACCCAGATGATAATGAAGTGATATCTCGATCGTTAGAAGAGACAGAAAAGATAGTATATTCGAACGAAGTACTTTTACGGGGTAACGATGAGAAGATGCACACCAAGGATAGAGGGTATGCCTCTGGTCAGGAGCTATATACATCTCGTCCCATAGAGAGGGTATATATCCAACCTGAAGTAAAGGAAAGACCCATATATGTAGAAGTATACAGACCTCAAGAACAGATATATACACAGTATATTGAACGGCCTGTATATGTCCAACCCCAACCACAGTATATGGTAGAAAGACCCGTGTATGCTCCTCAACCACAGTATATGGAACGACCTGTGTATATTCCCCAACCACAGCCACAATATATAGACAGACCTACATATGCACCACAACCTCAATATGTCGATCGACCTGTATATATTCAACCTCAACCTTGTATAGAGAGACCTGTGTATATTTCCCAGCCACCACCCCAGATAGAAAGACCTGTATACGTCTCTCCACAACCTGTATATGTTTCCCAGCCTCAGGTAGAAAGAACATTCGTACCAGCACCTCAACCACAGTATATGGAACGACCTATATATGTACCAGTAGAAAGGTCTAGCCATAATTCAGCTCTAGAGGCTTCGAGATCCAATGGTCAAAATCAAGCATATATTATCGGTTCTGGTACTACGTCACTACTTGCTGAGAAGACACTTAGATATAATGAAAAGGCTATGCGTTCTGAGCATGAAGATAAAGAGACACCTGTATATAGTATCCCACCAGATACTCCTCACCACCCAGATAGTATCCACGGACCTACATCTCCCCCATTCAGAGATCCAACATCACCGCCGTTCACCTGAAAGGCGACGAAATTTTCGATCAGAGGCTAGAGTACGAACGGAGTCGACTTTTCAAGTAAGAGGTAATTCTATTTATCTTATTACAAGATAAATCTAATACCATTTATGACCATTGACGACCGAACCCCGTGGTTTGTACTTGATCTGCCTTCACCTTGATGCCAGAGATAAAGTCCAAGGTTTGCGGATGGGCCAAAATTAGCTTAGAATACGTATCGTGGTTGAGGATAAGCCCCAACTTCTTACCATCGGGGGCGTTCCAGAAGATCTCTCGGTCACATAGCTTCTGCATCTGAGAGACAGGGATGGATAGTACACTAGTAAGCTCACTAGACGGACGCGGTGCTTGATCTACCCAACGTAAGAATACAAAACGGACACCATGGCACCTAGGATCCGAGAACACATCATCCACATACCCCAACTCCTGGGTGGTTTTGATATTTTGAGGATCGATGCCAATCTCTTCCTTGAGTTCCTTGTCGGCAGCATCCTTCAAACACATATCACCTTCCTCGTATTTGAACGGAACATTACCCCTTCCAGCCACATAAGTTGATATAACAGCTTTTTTTGCACAACGTTCGTAGTGACCACCCCCTGCAATGACTAGCCCTTCCAACGTTTGTTTTTCACCATACACAGTAACGTCTTTCTTCCACTTACCCAAGAGTAGCTCCGGCTCACTCATACCCTTTGTATACAGGAACGTAAAATTGTCAACCCAGATAGAAGGGCAACGTTGAGGATATGAATATGACGTTCCCTTGACATCCCAACTGTAAGATAGAAGGTTGGCACGAGAACGCTCTTCCGGGGTAAAGGTTTGGCCTGCTCGACGGATAGTCCACGTAGGGACAGCTACAAACCCTAGTGGAAGGGTAACAGGTTTGCGATCACCAAAAGGCAACGTAGCCGATGAAGGGGTAGCCTCGAACCCAGAGAAAGAGCCAAAAGACATTGAACACTTTTTTATGATTGGGGAAGATATAGTTTCATTTTTTTCGTGTTCACCTGAAAGGCGACGAAAGTTTTTTCGTTCAGTATAATAATGGCTACGTGTGCTGGTAAAACCAAAACTGGTGCCAGATGTAAAAAAACGCCTGTACAGAATAGTATATATTGTGCTATTCATAAACCAAAGACTACTGCAGTACCAAAGAAAAAGAGGCAGTCGAAGGTAATACCGAAAAATGTGACAACAACCAAAGCTAGATCTCTGCAGAAAATTAAAGCTCTAAAAACCAAGCCCTCGACCGAAGTGAAAGGAGATGATATGCATGAATTGTTAGGCAATGAAGTAGTAATCTTCAATATGTTATTGTTGATGGAACCTTCTGATCTACATTCTGCATGTGAACTAAACAAGCAATTCGCACATATTTGTAATACACCTCTATTCAAAAAGTCATATATAGAGAAATGGGGTGTGCCATCGTTACATGATCCTTTGTCAAAATATACATTCTCAAGAACGGCACATTGGCAAGATCACTTTGTTAGTCGAGATCGCTTTGTTACAATCAGTTCGTCCAATAAAAATACATTTGATATTATGTTTGATTCTAAATCAGGTCTTAATCCAGACAGCCTCTTTCTCAAGGTTAAAGGAGATAATATAGTAGTCTCATATTTCAAAGATGTTGTGAAGAAGCCAATCAGTAAACAAGACGTTGATAAAAAATTTAAAAAGGTAGATATGTTTCTAAAATCTGGAAAGGTTAGTGCCACACTAAAAAAAGGTAGGGTGATGGAGCTATTTAAGAAATATGAGCTAGATCATCTACTACATTTGTCCAAAGAACGTGCCATAGCATTCCTAACGAAGATAAGGATTGATGCGATAACGAGATAATCGAATTTATAAAAATTGAGTAGTTGATACTACAAATATAAATATACGACATGTCCACAAATATCGACCTTTCGAATAATCCTTTATGTTTCGGATGTAAACAAGAGTGCCTAGTAAGGGTATGTACTAAAGGGCCGGATAGAGGCAGAAGGTTTTGGGCCTGCCAGAGTGCTATCCGAGGCGGAACATGCGCGAGGTGGAATGGTTGGATTGATCCAGGTAGGTCCCTTAGCAAGAGTGTAGTAGTATGTTCTGTATGTTTTGCACATGTTGATATGGCCCAAGAGATCAACAACAATATTGACAAAATCTCGGGTCTTATATCTACCCATAACGAGCTGAAGAAGATGGTTACCCAGAATATAAAGGGGCAGATCAATAAGGAAGGATATGTATGTGAAGGATGTAGAGCGAAGTACGAACTTGGTCGACCTTTCAGGTAGAAAAGTGATACCTATCATTTGTATCGAATAATACAAATGTCGCAGTTACTTCGTAGAAGTACTTCCTAGAAGTTAAAGGTTTAATAGTACTTACCAATGTCTCTCGCCCAATTCTCAATCATAGTAGCTGTGGACTCAGCTGGTGGTATAGCCAAGAACCACGAGATACCGTGGAATAGCTCAGAAGATATGAAGTTTTTCCGAGACACTACCAAAGGGAAGGGGAAGAATGCTGTAATAATGGGCAGGATTACCTATGAGAGTATACCCGAGGAGCATAGACCGTTAGAAGGTAGGATGTGTGTGATTATCTCTAGGACGTGGAAACAAGAGAACCATCCAGATATTAAGGTATACTCGTCGTTGATAGATGCCCTAGTAGGGTTAGGTTCCTCCAAGATATATGAAGATGTATTTATAGCAGGGGGTGAACATATTTACCGCGAGGCTATTGAACGGTATATGTATCTATGCAAGAAAATCTTTGTGACGAGGTTCAAGATGGACTATAATTGCGACCAGTTCTTCCCACTAGATTCGGTAAAAGACTACCCTTTGTTCTCTGACCCTACCAAGAGTCGAGATTACTCAAGGTATACGTATGTTCCTAAGATTACACATGAAGAGTACCAATATCTCAACCTACTAAAACAAGCCAAGATGGGGGAGCTTAAGAATGATAGAACTGGGGTAGGTACATCCTCTATCTTTGGTACCCGTATGGAGTTCAACATAGAGAATACCATACCTATCCTGACCACGAAGAAGGTAAATTGGGAGGCTGTAGTCAAAGAGCTCCTATTCTTTATCTCTGGTAAGTCAGATACCAGAATCCTTAGCGACCAAGGGGTAAAGATATGGGAGGGTAATACTCGGAAAGAGGCGTTAGAGAAGCTTGGATTGCCATGGGATGAAGGGGATTGCGGGCCTATGTACGGTCATCAGTTTAGACATTGGAACGCAAAGTACGAAGGTTGTGACAAAGACTACAAAGGTCAGGGTATAGACCAACTTAAGAAGGTGATAGATAGTATTCGTACAGAACCTCACTCTCGTAGACATATCATCTCAACCTGGAACCCAGAACAACTAGATCAGATGTGTCTATCTCCATGCCATGTTATAGTCCAATTCAACGTATCATCTGACAAAAAGTTCTTGGATTGTCAGGTATATCAACGTAGCGGTGACATGTTCCTAGGCATCCCATTCAATATCGCCAGCTATTCCATCTTAACACACATGATAGCTAATATTACCTCCCTTAGACCGCGTAGGTACATCCATGTTATAGGTGATACCCATGTATACTCTACCCATACTAACCAAGTCAATACCCAACTTAATAGGACGCCTCGACCATTCCCTACCCTGAAGTTTAGGAACGCAACCCGTATCCATGAGATAGAGGATTATGAACTAAATAGCTTTATCGTTGAAGGGTATAGTTCGTGGCCATATATTAGTGCTGAAATGGCTGTGTAACGTAGATTGGATTTCTTCTATAAGTTAGAAGAAAGAGTTAGAGTTCCAGATGAATTTCGGATACCCGAAGAGTCGACCGAGACCGTATAGTATTCTTGTGATGATTAACACTGTGTGACAAAGTTCGTCTAGATACTTTACGTTGTATCTCTTTTATCTTTCCAATTATAGCACCCATTGACCATATACAACTATATTGCTATACCAATATCCTACTTTTTTCGTACTTGATCTGACCATCCACTCAAAAATAAGAGAGTTAAATAGATAGTACCATATATATCAATGGCCCTTAATGTCGCTGCTGGGGAGGGTGCTCGTGCTAATGGTATATGCAACATCGCTATTGGTGATGGTGCTGTAGCTATCGGTGCCTACCAGGTAGTAACGTCTGAGAAACTTACCCTCCCGACCAATTACACCTCTGACATGTACAAGCAGTTCCTAGCTGTAGTCCTTAACAATCTAGAGGTATATGAAGCTATCAGCAAACAGAACTTTGCGCCTCCGGAATTTGGTGAGAAGGCGAAGAAGGCCCTCCTCCCCCTTATCAACATCATCAATGGCAGGGTACAGGAACTTCAGGAACAAGAGAAGAGGCAAGCCGAGCTAGCCAAGGAGAAGGATGAGGAGGCGCCGGAGACTATTGTTATCTAAATTAAATCTAAAGGTAGAAAAATGATATATTGCAAAGAACCACATCTTTCATCGTCCAAGGATGGAAGATAGCTACATACCAATAGATTGTATAAAAGAGGTCTCGGGGTGGATCAAAGATGGAAAAACGTGGAAAGGGCTGGTCTGGGTGTGTAAAGCTACCTACGAATTCAACACAAAAGAGAAGGTACGGAGGTATGCTAACCATCTTACTACACTCCTAAAGATGTTCCCTGATAAACCGCGAGATTGGTATGGATTATCTCATAACCCATCTATACCATTTGAATATGCATTGGCGAGCCCCGAGCTAAAATGGAATCTATCACGTAATCCAAATATCCCTTTTGAGTATGTTTTGACATATCCTAATCCTTCTGGAAGCGAATGGGATTGGTACGGGTTATCCAGTAATCCATCTCTCTCATTTGAATATGTATTAGCACACCCCGAACTACCGTGGAATTGGTCTTGGCTGTCTAGTAATCCATCCCTCCAGATTGACTTCGTCTTGGCACATCCCGAGCTCTTTGACAAGTGGGATTGGTTTGAGCTGTCTTGTAATCCATCTCTCTCGTTTGACTTCGTCTTGGCACACCCAGAGCTAAAATGGAATTTGTGTTGGCTATCTCGTAACCCATCCCTCCCATTTGACTTCGTCTTGGCACACCCCGAGCTAAACTGGAATTGGTATTGGCTGTCTAGTAACCCATCCATCCCATTTGAATATGTATTAGCACACCCCGAGCTAAATTGGGATTGGTATGGACTGTCTTGTAACCCATCCCTCCCATTTGACTTCGTCTTGGCACACCCCGAGCTAAACTGGAATTGGTATTGGCTGTCTAGTAACCCATCCATCCCATTTGATTTCGTCTTGGCACACCCTGACCCTCCTGGAGGGGAGTGGGATTGGCATGGGCTGTCTCGTAATCCATCCCTCTCATTTGATTTTGTCTTGGCACACCCTGACCCTTCTCGAGGGAAGTGGGATTGGTCTGAGCTGTCTAGTAACCCATCTCTCCCATTTGACTTGGTTTTAGCACACCCTGAACTAAACTGGGATTGGAAAGCGATATCTTATAATAGTTTTGATAAATGGCGTTGACGGTCTACCAGTAATTCATATGTCACAACTATGACATATACCATGATATATTTTGAACTTTCACCTGGAAAGGCGACGAAAGTTTCGTTCAGATAACATTTGATCGCAGATATGATACGATCTCAGCCATAACTTTACAATCTACTTCATTATACTTTTTGATATCCTCCATCTGTGGGAAGCTATCCAAGGTAGTGCCTCTTGCCTTGGCTTCATTATTACACCGATAGGTAGACAACATGGCCGCTACCCCATCTACACAGGTACTATTAGCATCCCACACTGTATCGATAAAGCCATGCTCGTGGAATGCTCGGGCTATACTCTTCAGACCAAAGTTGAGCGACCCTTTAATAACTATAGGTTCATCTTTGAATACCTTTAGTAGATCGAACCATCGAGGGCTAGTATTGTCCTTGGTAGGTATCCAAGCATTCTCTATCCCTCTATGTCTATTATATGCTCCACCCCATTGGCTCTCTTCTGCATGGGACCAGTGGAACATGAGAGGGTTGGGGCATCCGTATTTTTCACACAGATCTTTGATGTAATTACTAAAGGCGAAACAGATGCGACCCTCTTCTATGGCGGACAAAGAAGGTACCATAAAATTCTTGTAGACCCAGTCTATATTCTTAAGGCCAGTAAATAGATCCTCACTAACCTCAAAGTAACCAACCCCTATCATAAATATAAGTTGTGAATCCTCGCTAGGGTCTAAACTTGCCTCGGTGATGTTGGTAAATTCAAAGTCCACAAAGAATTCTATAGGTTGCGGGGACTGCCAACCTTGATCGTTATTTCGAATTAGTAGCGGTGATATTAGTGAACCTGTCTCACCTCTGTTGACCTTGAGTATACTATCTAGGATAATCTTAGTAGTCTTACCTGTGATACCTAGGACATCAGGTGTACACTCCGGATCTGTCCACTGAAAGACATCGACAGCATGGGCAGCCTCTCTATTCTTTACACCACATTGCCACAGACAAGTAATCTCTTTGATCTCGTCGGCGAACTCTTTCTTTATGTTATGCCACGGATGGTCGTACTGGTTGCACATATTAGGATATAGCTCTGAACGTACCAATGGGAACTCGGTTATATCCCACCCCTCACCTTGTGTCCTTACCTCTCGTACCCATCGTACAGCATCCTCTGTCTTAGATATAACATAAGAGTCCCTGCCGCAAAAGTCGATTATCCCCATCCGCTCAAAACAACCAGAACCTTTTTGCACCGTGCCTTTGGTACAGAACGTCCACCTCTTACCCAAGATATAGGCGCTAGGTGGTTGGTACCCTTGTATCTTACCTAGTGCCCTAGTGTATATCCATAGCTGGCCCTTGTATGCAGGGAACGAACCAGTATTTAATAGCCCTATACCATCAGCTGTTAGATGTAGGGTAGTGTGTTTGATATCTACTACTCTATAATGATATCCTACACCAGATGCTAAAGTAGGTAGATTGTCTGCCCCGATATCTTCATCAGCACCCAGGATTGGGGACAGTACTGCCAACTTAGCCAACCAATCGCTACGTACCAAAAGATCTGGTACCCCATAGGTCTGGGTCTCATGGTCATGTAGTACCCCACTATAGATGATAGGGACCGCATTAACCATCGCTAACTTGGTCTGGTCCGCCTTTTCCAAGGATCTCGCATTCTGGTTACCCCCAATATCAACTATATACTCCTTGCCAAATTTAGTATACAGATACTCTATCACCTTGCCCTCGAAGACATTACCCTGGGCCATGATAAATTCGGTATAATTGGTTGTTTTATCATTTCTGGTAGATAGTGCCTTTACCACCTTTGATGATAGCTCTGGTTTCTGTCTGGTAAACGTACTATAGTGAAGATTGAGCCAATCCAACAAAGGATCATTTAAGAAGAAGTTCCTGGTCCCAGTAGCAGATACATAATTGGCCCAATCTATCTCTTTTACCTTGATTATCTTTTCACTAGTCCTCCGCTTCTTCGATGGTGGTGCTGTGCTCGATGTACGTTTACGCTTCTTGGTGTTCATCCTACATATATCGGGGATGAATTCTTAAGTGAAATCCAATTTTTCGGGGCGCGTCTATTTTTGGAGATCTTGAATAGAGATAAAGTAGACCTTGGGGTATTATAATGAATGCTGCGAAAATTGACATAGGTGCATCATATAGTCGGGGGAATAATGTACACATCCAACAAACTACAATGGATGCGATGAAAGCCCCTGTCAAATTACACTCCGGACCATCGCATCAGACCATTGATAGGTATGCGAGGGTTGGCCGGAATAATATGGACCGTGTTGATCAGAATGTATTCATTGGCAACTCTTCTGCTGCGTCTAACCTAGAGGAGCTAAGAGGTGCCGGTATTACCAAGATCGTGAACTGTGCCAAGGAGCTACCAAACTACCATGATCAGACTGGTATGTTTAGCTACCTAAGGTTAGAGCTAGAAGATGGTGTTGATGATAGTACTCACAACGATCTATACAGGGTAGTAGAACCAGTATACAGATACATTAGATCCATGGTAAAACAGAACCCTAATATCAAGATCTTGGTACATTGCAAGGCTGGTATCAGTAGGTCAGCTAGTATAGTTATCTACTACTTGATGAGAAAGAACAAGATGACCTATGACAAGGCCTTTGAGTACTTGAAGACCGTACGCGATGTCAACCCTAATGGCTGGTACCAGCAACAACTGAGGGGTATGGACATTGAGTTGCAAGCGTTGGAAGCTTAGTGTCGAGTTTGAAAATTTAGTAGAGTAACATTGACTTCGAAGTACTTTTATAAAGTTGATTACTAGTAATGGATACTAGTAATACGGATATAGTACTGCTATGTACTGTACTACTATTTGCATTTATACTCCTTTCCACCCAACAAGAAGGGTATTGGCCACGTAGATGGTGGAGGTGGCGTCGACCTTGGTGGGGTTGGAACAGGAGGCCGTATTGGTGGGCGCCATACCCTCTGTAAAATTTAGCTCTGCTATGAACTCGGTTCAGGCATCCCAAGCTCATCTACTAGGAGTTTTCTCAGATAGATCGCTTCAGGTGCATGGGTTGTTACTATGATAAAGGTGTATAGATCCATCAATCCAAACCCTGGATAGTCAGTAATAAGTGTTCGTATGAACTCATTACACCCCTTGAACTTGCACATCTCGATCTTATATCTGTAGTATAATCTTATAGCTAACTCTTCCCATAGTGGGTAGGAATATTTTCCATACATACCCTTTCGTTCAAGTAGTGAGAATACTAGTCTAGTATTAGGGCTAGTTGGGGTGGCAATTAGTCTATCCAAAGACATAAGATCCAAAAAACAAATCATATGATAAGAGAACTTCACTTTTATAGTGACCAATCGATAGGTTCTTTGCCCATCTCCTTTAGATATTTATTAGTTTTGGAGAATGGTTTGGATCCAAAGAAGCTATATGCCGCGGAGAATGGTGATGGGTGGCTAGATCGTATCTTCTTATGTCGATCGTCAAAGTAGTCTGCAAAACTCTGCGCATCATTACCCCACATCACTACCACCATAGGGCCTTTCTTATTTAGATACTCCATCAACTTTGGGGTAAACTCTTTTAGCCATAGCTTAGTATGAGATCCTGCCTTACCTGGTGCTACCGTTAAAGCTGTATTAAGCATAAATACCCCTTGTCGACACCATTTAACAAGGTTACCATTGGTTTTGTTACTCCTAAATCCGTCGTTCTCTAACTCTTTGAATATATTCTTTAGGGAAGGAGGTAGTGCCATACCAGTTCGTACTGAGAAAGAGATACCCATAGCTTGTCCATTGAAATATGGGTCCTGGCCTATAATTAGTACCTTTATATCATCTGGGATAGTAAGATCAAAACTGGTATAGATACTATAGATAGGAGGGTAGAACACTTGCCCTGATAGTTCATCGGAGATTTTCTTCAAACCTATAGTTGGATCAGAGAAAAAGGCAGACCAGCCACGAGGTGTACATCTTTGGGTATATTCTAGTAATGAAAGATCTGTATGATAGTTGATATGTGCTTGTGGAAAATCTTCACCAGGCCACCCAGAAGGAGGTAAATCGATAGTACACAGCGCCAAGTCTCTAGCATCAAATGTAATACTCCGTAGGTTTTTGATCTTTGGTATCTCTTGGAACGCCTCTGGTGAAAAGTAGACAATATACCACTGACCCCTAGCCAGATTAGTCTGGTATAGATCGAAATATTTGGTATGGTAAAATTCGGTTCGCTCTCTAGCAGCGGAGCCTAGGTTCTGGGCGTGTTTGTATCTAGCTATTACCTGTGAGCAATTCATATGCACTTGGAATATAGAAGTGCATACTTTATTATCAATTTTCACCACTTAACCAAAGTAGAGAAACAAATATAAACACATACCACAAAGACAATCCTAAATACACAATACCCGACAACAATCGCATCTTCCATATCTCGAATGCGATACAATACAGGATGGTTCGGCCACCAACCAATAGATGCCCTAAAGTTAGAGGCGATCATCATGCTAAGTGCTAAGAATATTATTAGCCAAGGTCGTATAACTATAATATGATAGGCCATGTAGCATACACCTAACCACGTAGCTATAGCTGCCATGGTATCTTCATCTGCATTACGATCGTAAAGGAGGTTGTAGTGATCGACAAAACCGTAGATAGAGAAACAAGTTGCTAGTACAGCCAAAAAGTCTTGAGAGTTATGCAACAGCTCCTTGACAACTATAGCACCATAGAGATGGACAAGTAGTAAGATCTTATCTAATGAGAGTAGAGGAAAAGTACCATCTATCGATAACCCCATGCACATCGTATGCTATGGTAGTATATTCGAGTTTCATTTTTCTGTATTATCCGAGAGTTTCACAAGTATCCCAATAGTATATCCGAAAATCCTTCTCCACTAATATACACAGTAATACCAAAGAAAGGTTTCGCCGTGACTAATTTGGCTAAGATATTGGCTAACTCATCTACATTTACCTCTAGATATCCACGTAGTAATGGGAGCTTATCTTGGAATACATCTGTAATAGGTGATGAGAACATTACCGCATCGGTCCTATTATTACCCACCATTATCTTGTAGGGTGGTTCGGTGCTTATCTTTACACTTGTCTCCATATCAGGTAAGATCTGTATGAATACAAGGTGTGTTGTTGGCGACCTATGTGTATGTAAAACGTTGCATATCTTGGCAGCCATAATCTCTGGTTTAGACATACCGAACATATTGATATGTAATATTCCTATACATTTTCACTTCTTCTATCTTCTGGTCCATAGCGAGTTAAAGATGCATACCTACTATTAGCAATGGCCGACCTAACTGAAGAGCAGCTAGAGGAGCTCCTCCAACGCAAACGTGCTGCCAAAAAAGAGCAGCCCCCGGCCAAGGCGTGTTCATTTAAAGCGGTTAGGGGTAACAAGGATCCTTGCCCGAAGCCACCTACCGTCGAGTATGGGGAGCTACATTATTGCCCCGAGCATTCTAGGTCCGTTCAAGCGCAGAAGGCGAAACGAGCTATGGAAGAGAAATTGGCCCAGGAATCTGCTATAAAGGATGCCAAGATAGTTCCAGCCCAGAAAGATGTGGAGGTAAAAGAGGTGCAGGAGGAGCAGGTTAAGGAGCCTGTTAAAGAGCTGGTAAAGGAGGTGCCCAAAGATGTAGAAAAGTCAAAGGAGGTACTCGAACCAGAACCTAGCCCGGACGTACCTATCAAAGGAGATCTAGCCAAACCGACCACTATCAAGAAAACTATACGTCGTAATGATTGGGGTAACTTTGAGGATCTAGATACCGGTATTGTTTTCAACCCTAGGACCAAGGCCGCTTATGGTGTCCAGGATCGTAAGTCTGGAAAGGTTACCACACTCACCGCTAAGCATATCAAGTTGTGTGAGAAGTACCACTGGAACTACCATGTTATCGAGGAAGAGTCTGAGTCAGAGGATACTACTAGCGTGACAGATAGCGAGCCAGAGGATAGTGAACCCGAAGGATCTGATGAGGGTGACGATGATGGCGAGGATGATGGTGACGACGAAGGAGATGATGAGGGTGATGATGGCGAGGATGACGACGAAGGAGATGATGACGACGAGGGGGATGATGAGTAAATTTAGTAAGGGCTATGTTAGTATCTCTAAGACTAGAGATACGTTTCAAAGGAGTTAAAAAGATATCATCAAGATACCAATGTCGAAGGGCGATGTCCAAGAGATAAAGATAAAAGAGTTTGATCCGTGCTCGATGCCCATGTCTTGCACCCTTATAGCGATAGGCGGACCGGGCTCTGGAAAATGTCTGGCATATGATACCCCGGTATTAATGTATGACGGATCTGTCAAAAAAGTACAGAATATCAAAGCCGGAGAGCTACTTATGGGGGATGATTCTACATCTCGCACGGTATTATCTACTACCAGTGGAAGGGACAGGATGTTTAAGATCATACCAGATATAGGAGAACCTTATACTGTCAATGAACCACATATCCTTTGTTTGCAAGATCACTTTGGTAACATAATAGAGATGTCAGTAAAACAATATATAGATCTCACAGAAACACAACAGCAACAATACAAGGGGTATAGAGTAGGGGTAGATTTTATCGGACAACCCATACCCTTCGACCCTTACTTTTTTGGATACTGGTTGGGTAGTATGCTTGCGAGTGATGAAGGTTCGGTATACACTTTTCCAGGCGAAGAGCTAATCAATGGACGTATTCCTCCCAGATATCTAATAAATGATAGACCTACTCGTTTGGCTTTATTGGCAGGTATACTAGATAGTGCCGGCTACTATGTTAACAATGGGTATGGTATTCATCCGAGCAATGAAAAGTTTTTCAACGATGTGATATTTTTAGTAAGATCTCTCGGTCTTGTATGTCATACAGCCACATCTATCTACTATTCTATAATACATATTCTCGGCCTTGGTATACAAGAGATATCTGCTGTAATACGACCCCCCAACATACCAACATATACACCAGATCTAACTACAACTATCAAGGTGGAATATGTAGGAGAAGGTGATTACTATGGATTTGAACTTGATGGTAACCATAGGTTCCTCCTAGGTGATTTTACAGTTACTCATAATACTACGCTCATCGAGAACTTTGCATACCATAATAAGCATAGGTATCCCGTCGCAAGAGTATTCATAGCCACGGAGGATGGATATAAACGTTTCTCCAAGATCTTCCATCCCCTATTTGTCTCTAATTACTGGGATGAGAAGGAGTGCGAGACAGCTATAGCACGACAACGAAAATGTCTAATGGACTATGGTAAGGAGGCCAAACAAGCATACTCGATACTGATCATGGACGACATTTCAGACGATCCGAAGATATACAAGACCAAGTTGATGAAGGGTATATTCAAACTCGGCTCACAACATTGGGCCCAACTTGTGATGATAGGGACCCAGTATGCTATTGACTTCCCCCCTGAGATCCGCCAATCTGTATCATATGTAGCTCTAGCAAGACAACCGGAGCTTACCGAACGAAAGAAGCTATATGATAACTTTGGTGGATTATGTGGTAGCTTCGAGAGGTTCTGCGATCTTATGGACGGGATTACTGGCGACTATACCTTTTTGATCTTCAAGAAACGATCCCAGAGTAATGAGCTCGAGGAATGTGTGTTTTGGTACAGGACTACAAAGTTGGATGATTGGAAGTTTGGGTGCAAGGAGTATCGAGCATGGGGTGAGGCTAGGTATGATACTAATTATACAGAGCAGATATTTATGTAGTCTGGGTATGACCTTCGGCAGATCAAAGGTCAGATTTTCTAAGAGACAACTTAGAAAAATATTGGGGGTCATAATTAATGTCTATTAAAAGTAAACTTAAGGAACAATATGACTATATAGATGATCTGTCTCAAAAAAGAAAAAAGTCTATAGAAGATTATACAGGTGACTACTATGATTCTATTAATTCAAGGCTGTTGTACAATCTGCCAATGCTTCACAAAGAGGAAGCTATTGTAAAAGATCTTGATTATATATTTGCTAATGTACCACCTATTACGTCTTCTATAATATTATATAGAGGTGTCACTAAAAAACATCCATTTGGTGTATTACCTGGATTCATATCTACATCATATGAGATAAGTGAAGCTCTAGGATTCACAAATACTAACGAACAATGCTGCGTATTTATAATTAGCATCCCTATCGGTGCAAAAGTACTACCTATCGAGAACATTTCTTTGCATAAACTAGAGTCTGAGATTTTATTGCCTAGATCAAGTAATTTTGTAGTTACAGGGGATGAAATACGCGATGATATGGAATATTTTCATCTCAAATTAATCATTGGAGATTTAGAAGAAGTTCCCAAGGAGAAATCTCCGGAGAAAAAGCTTGATAACAAAGCTATAATACGTCTCCTAATAGAAAATACACCAAACGACGAGATTGAATTGTTTGGTATAGAAATTGCTATTAAAAATACAGCATCCTTACTGAAAGATATAGTTGGTGAAAATTTGTCAGACGATGTAATTAATAGTGCAGTTAGATGTTATATTCAACCTTGCTAAGTCAGAAATCTTTTCTAATAGACATTAGAAAACAATACTCTTTGGAAGTTAATCATCATATTCGACATGGAATCGTATATTTTTCAAATCGCCAGAATCTGTCGGTTTTAGGCTTGAGTAGAAACCATAGATATCCTGGTTATAGAATATCAGGGTTATAGCAAACATCTGCGCGAATGCTAACTTTGTCTGCCCTATCAGTCTTTTCTGTTCCGGAGAATATATGCATTCTAGGTTAAAGCTCGCAGACTGACCATACCTATAGGTTCCAAGGTATGTGAGAGTGATTTGAGTATTAAAATTTGCTGGGATTGGATCTGGTATGGACATGCAAAATTCCCCTTGAACTTCAGAGTTATATACACCTGTGTAAAAATCACCAACTATCTGATCCATGGCATCTTTATCTTGTTATACACATCAAGCAGTCAATTTTTCTAATTACATCAAATTCGTGGTAATATCAACTCCCTCAAATGAAAGTCATCGAATGTTCCGTCTGGTAGATGTCTCCGTACTATCAAATTGGCGGACTGCTCTCTAACCTCTTTGATAGCAATATACATCGGATCGTAATCTTGCGGTTTCTCAGGTTGTATTTTGGGTGCTATACCATCGATGCGACTAGTGAGTTGTGCTGCTCTGGCCGATATGAGTGCGGCATACTCATAGTCTGACATATAAGGCGATGTTCTTCTTTTGGTAGTGCATTTGGTTTTAGAGCTGGGGACAACCTCTACCATTCCAATGAAAAAGGGGTGGAGATCATTTATATCATTTTTACCAATCACATATCTGGAGCTAGGATTTTCACACTAGAGATTAGTGAGAAGGATGGTGAAGGTACATAATAGTACCCCATATGATATAGAGATAGATTATGGGGCTAAGCTTTTGAAGATGGTACCTAGTAATGGATATAGTGATATATCTTGTGTTGGAGATAGTGGCTGCTCAGAATGGTCTATTCGTGATAGTAGTGGGCTACGATGGAAAGGTAGCGTGCCGTGTAAGTCTAACCATGTAATAGAGATTAACGGAGGTGGTGTTCTTTCTTTAGGGGGTTTGTTGAGGGTTAGCTTTGGAGAGACTACACTTCCATCTGTAGCTTCTACCCCTAGAAGTATACCTTGGCTATGGATATTATTAGTTATCTTATTACTTATAGGGTTAGTGGTGTACTTTGTATCTTCGCCTATCAAACTCACAAAGAAATAAGCTTATTTTTGGAGCTACGTTCATCTAAAGTATTCGCTTGGGATTATAATACGTAATGTTAATGGATACAATAGGAACTGGTATTCGTTTTGTTAAAGATGCAAACCTAGATCTTGTATCCATATCGCGCTATTTGAAATTACCAGTGTCTAACGGGCTCGTTGAAACCCCTAACAGAGGCATGTTTATATACAATAGCAACGATAATATATTGTACTATGCAGATGGTACAACATGGATACCAATTAATAGCTCTGTTAACCCTCCGACCCTGATCGATAATCAAACCTTCATATTGCACTTTGCCGACCATAGTATTCGATTAGGGTTCGATATGGAAGGTAGCCCGAATACTACTACAACACTCCAAACAAGTCAAAGTACAAATAAGACTATCATTACACCAGATATAAATGGTACTATCATCGTATCACAAACAGGTGCACCGATTACTAATACAGGCAGTGGCATGGTATTTATAAACAGCCCTACGAACGCAGCGCTGCATCAATCTTCGTCGGGTATACAATATAGCACAGCTGCACCATTAAGTGGCTCTGCTCCGGGGGCTACAGTTAGCGCTCAGCTCAGAGTCAATCAATATGGTACGAATGCTAATGTTCCAGGCGTATCGACATTCAAGTCTAGAGGTACAACTATTGGGAGCTTGGCCCCTGTTATAGTAGGGGATATTATCTTTGGTGCCACTGCTGTAGGTGTGACTAGCAACAATTCTATACCCATTGGTGGTCTGATCCAGATAGTAGCATCATCCGTTCCACCTGCAAGCGGATGGATAGGAACAGATTATGTTCTATCATTGGTATCTAAGAACGGACCCGCTAATGGTAGGAGAAAGGTGTTCCGAGTTGATAGTGAAGGGGTATTGCATCTTTATGAAGGGGGCGTTGTACAAGGAAGCCCGCAACCTGGTGTAGCTGGAGTAGTAAGTTTGGGCGTCGCAGGTACCTTTACTGTGAATAACGTCAACGTATCTGCCACAAGTAGGATTACTCTAACTATGCAAGACGGAGGGTCAGTACCTACAGGTGCTGTTTATGTAGCGTCAAGGGTGCCAGGGGTAAGTTTTACTATTGGCTCAACAACTGGGGCTGGGAATAGTGGTGTTAACGTGTATTACCAAATCTATGAGATATCTGACCCTATCACATTCTTTGACGGTCCGGCAGATTTCGAATATTAACTTCCAAGGAGTAATCACCTGGATTTACTTTATATGTATACTTTGTTATTTATCATAAATAACAAATCAGATCTCTATTGCTCTCGAGGGTCAGCGATCCTCTCCTTGATACCGTACTTCTTCTCCAAGACATCCAACGCTATCTTGGAAGCCTCCTCCTTGGTCCGATCCTTGTCTGGCCCACTAGCTGTAGCCAACATGATTCGATTCTGAGGGACAGCTGTCTTATCCCCAGTCGGCCAACCAAAGACGTGTACTGTAAAGATCTCTGTAGCTTCATCCTTGTCGATCTTGTAGGTTTGGGCAAATGGCCACCTGTACCCTAGGGCCTTGGACTCATATAGCTCCTTCAATCGAGTGACAGCATCAAATACATCCCTGTAATCGATACTGATCTGTTCCTTGTCAAAGAAGGAATGAAGGATGTTATGGACGATCTGTACACCAAGACCGTGAGAGTACCCGGCCTTTTGGATAGAGTATACTAACGCACCACAAAATGCCTCCATAACATCCTCCAAGATCGACATGTATGAGAACACCGCTGGATCCTTCCACACATCTTCGAACTTTTGAGTAGCTAGAAGTTGGATTACGTAACTCTTGTTGAAAGTACGCAAAGCATTCTTCTTCTGTGGTAGAATATCAGATACACGTACGTACCTCTCTATCCCGGCCTTCATAGCAAGCTTAGCCAACATCTTACCACTGACCAGGTTGTGCTTGATACGGGTCAACCATTTTGGGGTAGTAATATATGGCCACCGTTCTTTGATATAGTACGGCATAAACTCGCCGATATTACCGTCCCCCAATAGCTCCCATTGCTCGTAATTATGGATATCATCGATGGATTTATGTGTATATGCCTCCTGAAACCTCTTAACTGTCTCTTCAGTTAAGAAGGTGCTGATAACCTCATTTTGCATACCCCCCAAGTCGAGGAGGCTCGTGATGTGTTGCTTGAACTCTTTTGGTGTATAGGCCATAGCGACACTAACACACATACGTATAATGTTTATTTCAATTTTCTGACATAGTTAGTAGTTGATGGAAAAACGTTTGAAGATAAATGTCAAATATAAACCCGGCGACAAAATAGGTGATAGATTCGTATATATTGATCAGAGCGGAAAATATATTATGAAGATAACAAAGTTAGATACAAAATTCGAAGAGAAAATGTTCGATCAAGAGACAGAAGCAGGAAAACTTGCAGCAAAGATAGGTGTAACTTTCCCTATTGTTGATCATTGGAAATGCAAAGAAAAGACTGGTTATGGTGTAACGATACAGGAAAGGTTAGAAATTACACTAGAAGAGTATGTAAAGAAATTTGGTGTTACTTGTCAAGATGTAGTAGCCATAATATTACAAATAGAGAATATAGTAAAGATGTTAGAATGCGCGGGGATTATTCACAATGATCTTCACATCGGAAATATTATGCTTGATGATAGACCAAACCCTATAAAATTAGAACTATCAACCGGTACTAAGTATCTGTATGTGATAGACTTCGATATGTCTATAATAGATCCAAATATCTCTTCTGAAGAACCAACCATGGAGACAGTTATGGCAAAGCAGAGAGATCATGGTATACTATTTGAAAATACTGTTATGGAACTGTTGAAAAAGATCAAGTCTGAAAAATGAATATTACCAATTATATTCGTGTTGAAGTTTGTCATGATTCGTAACCAACCCAAATTTGACTGGGATCTAACTATCGTCAACTCGACCACACTAGTACATAAATTTAGCAACCTAAGTAAGTCGGCGGGGTTCGGCATCCAGTATACCAAAAGGCTCATCGAACATGCACTGGATACGGTATCAACCTATTCTCTTACACAACCAGATACCGTGATCATCAAGGGCGAATATCCAGCACAACTTATACTATGGGCTCTACGTTTGGGTGAACTACCCGTAGATTATATTGGTAAGTTGCGACGGATACCACCATACGGCGAATACTAATTTCTGTAACTTTCCAATTTATTTCGTGTATCCCCCTATATGAGATAAATTCGACTTTATGGAATACCTGAATTTCACGAATAGATGAATTTCATCGTACACACTTCTATGGAGTAAAAGTTATATGTCGTGATAGTAATGACGACATTCTATGCCAAGTTAGATACTATGAAAATGAATTTCCCACTTGGATATTCACCTTTACAACAACTTTATCCGGGGCGTTTAATGCCTGTTACGGAGGTATATGATAGATATAGCTTCCCTAGCCTCGAACCCAACCTAGCTGTGGAATCATTTGACCGAAATAAAGAAGATACCCAAGCTTATGGGGCCCATATAGAAGCGGTAGCACGTGCTGCATCGCCTACTAGTGGAAAGATGACTTACCATCAAGTTGACGATCCGAGCTCATTTTCTGAGGATCCCAATCTCGGGAACCTCCAGCTAATGCAACCGCCGGCTTTTGATGACGCATTAGAAGATAAAGAAAGATATGATGATTCTTCTGAAATTCCCAAAAAGCTAAATGGAAATCGTAAAAAGGAGAATTTCGGTATAGTAGGATCGAAACAAGATAGGATATGGATATGTGTCTTTGGTCTTCTGTCCCTGCTGATTGTTGTCAAAATAAATTCATGATCTTATTGTTATAGGTTATGTACTTTTTCCATATTATTCTATGGAAACTTACGGATACCTATTTACCTGTACTTCCAAACCCTTTATGTTCTCCACGATTCTCAGTAAACTCTTCTACCTCTATCCCAGATACATAAGATACCTTCTCAACTACGAGCTGTGCAAATCGTTCCCCTTTCTTAATAGTATAACCGTGATGAGCATAAACTCCACCAAACATCTTGGTGCAGAATACAACGACCTTGATCTCTCCGGAATAGTCTCGATCGATGACCCCTGCACTAACAGCCAAATGTTCGCGTACAGCTAACCCACTCCGCATAGCGATACGGCCATAGGTATCTTCGGGGAGTTGTACAGCGATACCCGTGCGTACCAAGACAGAACCTCTGGCAGGATCTACGTGGATATCTTCCAGACACACCAGATCGAAACCAGCTGAGTGTAAAGTAGCGCGAGTAGGAATTATAGCTTCGGGGTGTAACTTTTTGAATTGGACCGCCATCGAAGGGACAAAAAGTTACATTGTTGTGAGGATATGTATCAATTTTTCGGGACAATCTCGTTACCTATAAACCATTCACTGTAACGTCCAGGTTGATCTCTGATGAATTGATCTACCCCATAGTGGTATACTAATTGGAACTCTTCTCTTACAAATCGTTCTCCACCCCCAGTTCGTGCCCACCACCCTTCAGAGGTATAATAGTCAACATATTCCCCGTTATCTGTTGCATGATGGACAAAGAGTTCATAATGGGTCCCGTCAACATAATCTTGGCGGACCTCCTCGTGCCACACATTGAGATCGTAGTGTAATATACCATCATATAGTGCGAGTACGTCTGCAGGCGACATTAGAACTAAATCTTCCATAACCTGAAAGGACGAGTGAATTTCACGAGTGACCATATATGGAAGATACGAGATGATGTCTATCAATTTTTCAAGGGATCTATTCATCAGATTCGTCGTCTAACTCATTCTTATCAAACGAATATCCAGCCTCCAAACTCGCACCAGGGCAGTTACGTATGATAAGATCACGTACTTGTTTCACATTCGACTCAGGTATAGTTTTCACATACCATTTTGTCCCTCGGCCAGCCTCCAATATGATATGGGTGTTAAGGTATATGACGTGGTTAGCCTTTGTCATGGATAGCTTTATACACCTAAATAACCCCTTCATCTCATCTTCTGGCGCATAAAAAACAGAAACATTGTGGTGATCGTAATTACTCTTTTTTAGTTCGTACGATAGATAGGGTTCGAACTCTGGTTTAGGCTGGATCCCTAACAACATACCTAACTCTTCCTTGGTCGCAGCTTTCACCCCATATTCGCGTGCGCTACGTGGCAAACCGTAACAATGATAGGTTTTATCTATCTCCATGTGTCGTATAGTGGCTTTGTAAACTTTGACTTCTCCATCTAAAGACACACGATTATACCGTTCCAACGCCTCTTCAAATGCCTTCCGATCGTCTAGCAGTTCGTAGTATCGTTTTTCATCTATACTCCAGCTTGTTCGCTGACCATGTGTCTGATATGTAAAGATAAGATAATAACGCATACGGTACTTTATATTATAACACTCTGTCAGAAATGTAGCAATAGTACCCTTTTCACTATCCGAGAATTTGGCCAAAACACCATCCACTTCAGCTTTGGTAAGTTCGGTCACACTAGCCCCTAACTCAGACATTGTCCATAAATATCATAGACTTGTTACCACCGATCAGTTTTTAGACAGTCTAATTTATGGAAATTACATGGTAACATCATGGACCCCCGACTCAAACTGGCCACTATTGGTCATCCTAACAAATGTCGCTTTCGATTGTAACTCTTCGATATTATTGGCCCCTACGTAGCTTATTCCACTTTTTAGGCCGTTGCATATTTGCGTTATAGTATCTGATAATGGTCCTGTGCATGGTACGTACCCCTGGACGCCTTCTATATGAGAAGTCAAAGAGTTTGGTTCTTGGATACCTTGTTTTACAGCATTAGATAGATTTGCCTCGTATGATGCCATACCCCTAAATACTTTGACTCGCTTATTATCTTTCATCTGTACCTTTCCAGCAGACTCGTCAGACCCGGCAATCATCCTTCCCAACATTACACAACTAGCACCAGCAGCCAACGCTTTACATATATTCCCAGAGTTCCTGTTACCACCGTCAGAGATCAGAGGTACGTTGTATTGTTTACATATCTTGGCAGCGTCCATTAGAGCTGTAAGTTGGGGTACACCACATCCACTAACTATGCGAGTGATGCATATCGAACCGTTCCCCACACCGCATTTAATTCCATCTGCACCTGCTTCAATAAGATCTTTGGCTCCCTCGCATGTCGCTATATTACCAGCTATTACATCTACATCTGGAAATGCAGCTTTAATGCTCTTTAATGTGTCTATACATTGTTTAGAGTGACCGTGTGCTACGTCTATCACTAGAAGATCTACATCCACGGAGATTAGTTTCTTAACTCGTTCCATTGTATCTTCTTTAACGCCTATAGCAGCGCCACATCGTAATCTACCTTTACTATCCAAGTTTGCCAGAGGTCGTTGGTTGATACGTTCAATATCTTTCATACATACTAAACCCTTCAGCTTCCCTTTTTCATCCACTACAGGGAGTTTTTGTATACGATGTTTGCACATCCTCCATTTGGCCTCTTCCATTGTAACTTCATCTTCTCTGATAACTATTAGCTTGGATGAGTTTGTCATATAATCAGATACGTATGCAATAGGATCTGTCTCCATTGCTTTAATATCCCTATTAGTAAGTATGCCGCAAACATTGTTAGAAGTATCAATAACGATATATGTACTAACTTTGCATCTAGCTATAGTCTCTTTTACCGCTTTGATAGTATATCCAGGGTACACAAAATAAGGGTCTGTGATAATGTAACTTTCAGCGCGCTTGACCTTCCTTACCATTTCCACTTGTTCGTTAGCGGTACAGTACCTGTGAATTATACCTATCCCTCCGTTTCTGGCCATCCCTATCGCCATTTCAGATTCAGTGACAGTATCCATACAGCTACTTATTAGGGGGATATTAAGCGTGATCCTCTTAGATATTCTGGTCTTTAGAGATACGTTAGACCTAGATTCTACTTCACTATAGCGGGGTACAATCGAAATTTCGTCAAAAGTAAGCGAAAGTGGGATGTCCATACCATATAAATAATAGTATAATCTTTAGACCTGAAATTTATATCACTCGTTCATATATCCACGCGCACAACATCTCTAGATCTGTTCGTATCTCATCATATACCTCCTTTAATTCTGGTACTTGCTTCTCTTTCCCAGCACATACCTTTCTAACATTTATCCTACTCCTATAGAACCAGATACCACCTTTGATCTCGTATTCTGTTAAATTAGGATGAGCTTGTGCCAACTTTTTAATGATCCAGGGGTAACAATGATAATCAATGGCTTCTAGTATAAGATCTCCCTTGTCACACATTCCTATGCTACCTAAATCTACTAATTTGATAGGTATAGAACATAGCCATGACCATAACTCCGATCCTTTCTCGAACCTTTTTGACCATTCTATCTGAAACCATCTCAACATATCCCTATCGCACTCCATCCCGCCATAAGCGATGCGAAATTGCATACATAGTAGTACATCCTTCTCAAGTCCTTCTATCATATCATCAACTTCAAACCTCTCTTTGCTGAATCCTTTGACCTCGTACTTCTCTATATTACATAACATAAGGACTATGCCCAACACATAAGACACATCTTTGTCAGACAATAGATATCCCTTGGTTGTGGCCATCATATACCATACAAGCGGCACGATACTTGGATGCAACAGTACATCCTCCAACATCACTATAGGTAATCTTCTTAGCGTTCCTTGGGTATCTACAGACAGCATTGAGTATGTAGTCCTAATAGCATTATCTGTTAACCTTCTACGGACACATTTCTGTAGATTGGACTTGTAGACAGAGATATTACGCTTATCGAGGCTGGTAGTAAACTTATGGCCTGGTTCCAACGGAGATAACGAAATTACATTTACTTGCGTTTGAGTGCCTCTTAATTTTACAGCTCCTTCTAGGTATATCTTTTTCTTTGGTTTGGATGTGGTTGTGTAGAATTTAGCGCCATCACGCACAAAGTATATAGAGTTCATCCGGTGATAGTTCTATAGGTGAGTATGTTATTTCACTATTTCCTTTTTATAGTATATCCACTCAATACTTCTCGAAAAAGTTAAAAAGACAACCAAGATAAATAGTTATTCGATCAGTGTATGACAAGGAAAAAGTCTTACGAAGAGGTAAAAGAACATTTTAAAGAACGGGGATTTATTTTATTATCAGAAACCTATGTCAATAACAAACAGAAATTAGAATATCAGTGTACATGCGGAAGAATAGCTAAAATATCTTTAAACCATTTGATGAAAGGGCATAGTAGCTGTAAACCTTGTGTTATTGAAAAAATAAAAGAGACTAACATGAAAAGACTTGGTGTAGAAAATCCTTTCCAAGATCCAAAGATTAAAGAGAAGATAAAAGAGACTAATTTGAAAAGACTGGGTGTAGAATATCCTTCGCAAAATCCAAAGATTAAAGAGAAGATGAAAGGAACTAACATGAAAAGACTTGGTGTAGAATATCCTTTCCAAGATCCAAAGATTAAAGAGAAGATAAAAGAGACTAATTTGAAAAGACTGGGTGTAGAATATCCTTCACAAAATCCAAAGATTAAAGAGAAGATGAAAGAGACTAACATGAAAAGACTTGGTGTAGAATATCCTTCACAAAATCCAAAGATTAAAGAGAAGATGAAAGAGACTAACATGAAAAGACTTGGTGTAGAATATCCTTCACAAAATCCAAAAGTAAGAAAAAAGGTGAAAGAAACTAATTTGGAAAGGCTAGGTGTAGAATATCCTTCGCAAAATCCAAAGATTAAAGAGAAGATGAAAGGAACTAACATGAAAAGACTGGGTGTAGAAAATCCTTTCCAAGATCCAAAGATTAAAGAGAAGATAAAAGAGACTAATTTGAAAAGACGGGGTGTAGAAAATCCTTCACAAAATCCAAAGATTAAAGAGAAGATAAAAGAGACTAATTTGAAAAGACGGGGTGTAGAATATTCTTTACAAGATCCAAACGTAAGAAAAAAGATTAAAGAAACTAATCTGGAAAGACGAGGTGTAGAATGTTCTTTACAAGATCCAAACGTAAGAAAAAAGATTAAAGAAACTAATCTGGAAAAATATGGAGCAGCACATCCTATGCAAAATTCAGAAATCTTTCAAAAAACTCAGCTATCTGCCTATACAACAAAAGATTACATCTTTCCCTCTGGTAAAGTAGTACAGGTTCAAGGTTATGAACACAGAGCCATCGATATGTTACTATCTAGTTACCAAGAAGATGAAATAGAGACATCCTGCGGAGGTAATGTTCCGACTATAGATTACGAATTTAACGGGAAACGAAAATATTATCCTGATCTATATATTCCACGCAAAAATAAGATTATAGAGGTTAAATCTGATTATACATATAATAGTGACAAAGAAAGGGTAGACATAAAACTACGAGCTGCTCTCAAACAAGGGTACAATATTGAATGTTGGATATTTGACAAAGACGATCTGATACAAGTAAGATATTTTGGATAGAGATATAAATGGTATGTGTATGTATATAACAAGATATTCTGAATATCTTGTTGCAGTCCATAAATCCCTATTATCTAGATCGCTACATGAGGTTTTATATATTTTATTACATCTGTTAACAGGGTTTTTCTGTCATTCGAATCTTCATACAATAATCCGCATACCATAGGCTTGACCTTGGTCTGTAACGAATCTAACCTTTCTACATCTGCTCTAGCTTTTTTATCTGTAGCGACGCCCTTCTCTTTTCCCAGTTGTTCAAAATAAGTATGAGCCACGGGAGCCAGTTCGTCGAATACTTTTCCGAGGAATTTAGCACCTTTATCACCTACCCACTGTCTAGATTCCTCCAATCGATGAAAATTAGGCCTCGATACATCTGTCGTGGCATAATTCAGCTCATCATCCTTGGTAATAATGTTTAATATAAATTGGTTCATCCCTGTTTTCCCCATTAAGAACAGATCGTAGGTATATCCCCCGTTCTGTAATCTATTTTTTACAGTATCGAGGGTAAATGGAGATATAGAACCTATATTTATGGTATTTAACTTGTTAATAGTTGAATTATATGTTGTACTGGTTGGTTTATCCCTGATCTCGCGATATTCTCTCTCATAAGTTGTTAATCTAACATTTTCCATCTTAAGTTTCATAATTTCCTCTTCCAAATCACAGTTCTTATCTCTCAAACTTTCAACCTCTTCTTCTAACTTCTGAATCATAAGATCTTTGCATCCCACTATATGGCTTTGATAAGATAGAGAGTTAATATATTCTTTATTACAACCCAAACATTTAAACTTGGATCGTTTATCTTTTCTCAGAGCTATACAGTATTTAGCAGATTTTATGTGGTTCGTGAGGTTTATTTTCATAGTAAACGTACTTCCACAAAAATCACATACGAACGACATTACTATACCCATAGATTTATTTTTAATGTGAAGATCTTGGACAATTAATCGCACCTCCGTCAACGCATAGTAAGGAGGGGTGATTAATTGCCAAAAGTGACGTACTTAACATAATTTCAAAGTTTTGGCAAGGAGGGGTGATTAATTGGAGATGAAAATTTCTGGTCAGGGGATATCGAAATTAAATAATATTAATTATTTCTCCAAATAATTAACTAAAATTAATTAATTTCCCAATATTTCAAGACGCCCTAAATTCTATACCCTCAACACAGGACCTGTGTGTGTTGGGGGTAAGCCAGGGGAAATTCGTCGGAAAAATTTGCGAATTAAATCCGAACCGACGAATTCTTGGTACATACTTCCATGTAATTTGTTCGGGTACCTGTATCCGAAAGACAAATTCTACGAACTTCATTTCGACTTTAGGTTAGGATTATAGAGTCTAGAACTATAAGTCTAATCCTAAATTTCTATCTCAAAATGAAAAACGAATCCAGAAATAAAAAACAGATACAAAATTGATATACTTGGTTGTTTATCTAAGACATAAGAGTCAATCGATCTATGCGTATCAGGATGTGTATTAATCGTTCTCTGTTCATTATTATATTGTTGCTTATAGCTGGAATCCTAACAGGGATGGGATTCTACGCGAAATGGGCCTTTTACGATAATCCTAACCATATCAAAACAGCGATATGTAACATTGAACAATGCAATATTACTAAAGGATGGTGCTTCTTTGGAGGAGGTAACTATACTTGCTACAAGTTTTCTCTTAGGTACAATACAACTATAGATAACCAGACATATACAAAGATTTATAGAGGCGGGTATGACTTTTCAGGTAAGTACCCCAAGGTGTGTAAAGATGATACTGTTGAATGTTTCTACGACAACCGGAATATCGAAGAGACCCTAAGTTTATCACCTTTGCATACCATTTCAGGGTTCTTGTGGGTACTTGTCGCACTCTTTGCTGCTGCTATTATTACCTGTCTAGTTTTGATCGCTTTTCATCTCAAATTAAGAGAAGAATATGTAGAGATAAAGGATGATGTCGAGATTAACATGAAAGAAAAAGTGATATTTCGATTTAGAAACGAAAGATTCACCGATCAATGGACGAGGCGATAAATGATCTTGTTGTTGAAGCTACCAAACTCTCAGGTAGAACATTCTGGCTCAAATATGGGAAAAGATTTATTTCGTTGATGTTCAAGTACAACGAAAATGAGTCTTTTGAATATGTTTATGCAAGGATAGAGATAGCGAGCGGTGATATATACTCACCCAGTGGAACCAAGGCGGTAGGCAATATCTTCACTAGCAAGTACAAGGGGAAAGAATGTATAGATAGAGATAGTGTTATCGTTAATAAACAGAAGCTGGCAAGGAGATTGAAGGACTTTGAGTAATGGTTTTATTTTTTTTCTAAGGTTACACTTAGAAATACTCTATAAGATCATACTAAAACCACTATACCCTGCCTTTTCTTTGTTTTTCCAGCATTTAACTCGTATACCCTATCAAGTGCTTTGATAGCTGCTTCTTTTTGGGTACTTAAGAGGTAGACTGCAATCGTATCTTCCCTAGAGTAATAGAATTTTTCACATATCCTCCCACCTTCAACTTGGTAAAAATGGCCATGAACATCTTTACCATGTGACACCCAAAAAGACATATGGAAGGTCAACCAGTAAATTTATTGGTACTATACTTTTCAATTTTCCACCTACCTACAACAAATGGGCATACCTAGTACCAGCCTCAAATGTAGGGTTACCTTCTAACTCTGACTCAGGTCTTTCCTTTTCTATCTCTTTACGTTGCTCCTCTCTACACTTCTTTACACAACTATAGTATAGATCACACTCTTGGGCCGATTTATTGAGATGGGATAGAGGCCTACTTACACCACCATGCCAAGTACATCTGGTCATCAATCCAGGATGGGCAATATCACACACCTGAGAGCATGCATAGTACCTAGCCTCTAGATGTTCCCTTTTAGTAAATATCCAAACTAACCCAATACCTATGAGTATGACGATAACTACTTTTACATCCATTACAATATATGCTTGAGATAAATTTGAGATAAAGCTTCGTACCGTATAGATATAGTTGGATGTCTCTAGTAGATCTTGATAAACTTATTGTATGTTGCCAACCTTTGTATGACGCACGTATGTCAGAGATGAGGTCGGAAATAGAAGATCTTAAACTCCAACTCTTCTGGGCTAAACATACAGAGAAACGATTAGAGAAGCTTATTGAAGAACATGGTCATATAATAAATTGTGGCTGTAATCCGTGTCATGTAGCACATCGTACCCATTCGAACGTATATGGAGAGAAGTGTCGCTGGCAACCAGTATTTGAAGGTATAGCGAATGATTGTGGTTTGACATGTGCTCCAGGTTATCCGTCAGGAAAAGATAAATTTCATGGATTATGTTCTATGGATGCCGATGCCCATTTATGCTCTGGGTTAAGAGGCGATTGGGTGACTTTTATTGGATTCGGCAATAAACTTAGAACTACTTCATGGATAGAACTTAATAAGTATAACACATTTATTGAGAAGATATGTGCTATAATTTATGAGCACAATCGAGAAGAACATGCACGAGAAGAGCCCGACGAAGAGGATTACGGTCCTTTTGCGTATGATCTTGATAACGAATATAAAGTTCGTGACTAGATTTATTTCGTCTAACATAGACGAAACAGCTAAATCCAGAACAAATATTACGGATTGATAAGATTGTCGGACTGATGCCAGACAAGGCCATCGAATACACCATATAGCACCCCATTAAGGAATACAGCGTTCCATCCAGCAGGTACAGGGAGACCGTTTATGTCATTGATATTAGGATTATTGACCGACAACTCTGTTAGATACTGAACATATTTATAAGTAGATGTAACCAAATTAGATGAAGGTGTTAGAGGTGTCCAATAGGTAACATTTGGCGGTGTTGGCTGAGGTGCAGTTGGATTATATATAAATACACATGTATAGTTCAAACTTTGGAATTGTACGTAATCTCCAATATTATAGATTGTAGCAGGATCCCACGCACCTCTATTGACAAGCCCTGTAATTTGTTCCCAGAAAGTAGCATTAGGGGGTCCAGGTTGTGGAGCTGCAGGGCCTGGGGTGGCCAAGATACATGCATAAGCTACCCCGCCGATCGTGACTACATCGTTAACATTATAACCTTGGCTGGTCCAAGCCCCTTGAATAGAAAATCCACCTCCGTCTAGGGGTAGTTTAGAGCTTACACCTGGTTTGACATCTGTATTGGGTATTAATCCTGGCTGGCCTAGTGTCGGGGCTATAGGGGCATCTTCATAAAAGTGGGTAACTGGTAACAAAGCAGGACCTAACGTGGTAGTTTGTCTCATTTGTAACCTACATTGATAACCAGCACCTAGAGAGACGACACCATTGACCCAGGGACCCTGAGATGTACCAAGGCTTACAGACGAAACGTGCCAATTCGTGAAATCTCTAGGGATCGGCGGGGGGTTTGGAGGTGCCAACGATCCTCCATTGACATAGTTCATAGATTCTGTGACGGTATACGTTACAAAGGATTCGTTAGTAACCCAAGACTTTAATGGGAATGTATTAGCCCCTCCTGTAGAATTCTGATCTGTAAATGGAAGCGATGTAGATGGGACCTGGACACCTACATTAGATACAGCCTGGGCCAAGTCTAATCCTGCTTTGATAACTTCAAATGCACTACCTGAAAAGTCTCCGATAACTGGAACAAAGCTGGCTAGTTTGAATACAAAGCCAAATACAGTATCTAAAATTTGGCCTACGCGTGATGCTTGTATATATGGATTATCAGTAAATGTCGAAGGAGATGGGGGATCATTGATGAGAAGTGTTGCGTTTTGGAATGGAAGTTGGACCCTCGCAGATGTTTCTGGATGTAGAGAGAAGAAATTAGATACACCTAGCGCCAGCGAAGCTACACTCTTTTGGCTAGTTATATTAGTAACAAAATCGGCCCCAAAGGTAGATATACTCCCTCCTAGATATCCTACCTCTACTTTTATGAGAGCTGTCTTGGGTAATACCTCTGTAACCATGGTTAGATTTTGTGAGGTGTGTGCTTGGTAAAGTTGATCAAATTTGGGGTTAAAGTAGGTACCTTGGAAATTTGTGTGTTGAGCCAACCGCTATAATCTCCTACAGGGTTGGGAAGGGCAGGGGCAGGGGTTCCATCATAAAAGGGTGCGCCAAATACAGATTGTTCGTTAGGATCTTCACTTCCTATACCAGCGAGCATATTTCTGATCTGATTCGTAAGATTGTCCCAGACATATTGGTAGAGAGCGACAGGTGGTAACGCCCTCCATATGAAAGATACATTGAGAGGGGTATTGGATCCAACAAGAGCGACATCAGTAAATAAGGTATTGGTAGCGGTAATTAGATTATTTGTGGTAGTAGTCAAACCATTTGTGATAGCAGTCAAACCATTGATCTCATTCTGAAGTGTTATTACAGTACCCTCCAGTATTACAACCCTAGCTGTTAGGGCTGCTAGGGCCGTAGCACCAGCCAATAAGTAGAAATTTATTCCATCAGAATAGTATATACCATTGTCTTTGATACTGTAGAAGATCATACCTCTTAATTTAGATGTTGGGATAGACACCATCCCTGCTTGAATATCTGCATTTATAGGTAATTCAACTATCTGCTTACCTCTAACAGTAGTTGAAACTATATCACTTACAACACTAAACGACATTAATATGGTACTACTAAATATTTCGTCTAACTTGACGAAATGTACCAAATCCAAAAGATACCTCTAATTTATTCAGGTAGTATCTTCTTAGCATATAGCTCATCCTGTTCGGTGCTAGGTATAAAATCGGGGAGCTTGGTCTTCCTACGCTCCTGGTTGTAGTGGTCGATCCATACCTTATTGAACTCTGGGTGGGAGCCATCCATCTCAGCAAGTATCTTCCTCGTCTCCTTCCACTTCTTCTCGAGATCATCCATCTTGGCCCGGAACCTATCTACATTAGATTTAAGCTCCAACCAAGTAACATACTTCATAGTATAGTAATCCAGTGAATCCTTGTCATCGTTGAGATCCTTGGAATTCTTGATCTCTTCCTCGCGTTCTTTGATCTCTTTGATGATGCGAGCGCTCTCTTCTTCGCGTTGTCTGATGGCCTCGCGCCTTTTACGATCCTCTTCTTGTGATACATCCTCCCTTACATCTACCATCTCAGCGGTACCATCATCGTCAGTTATAGGGTACCATACACCAACCTCCACTATCCTATTCTTATTCTTTGAATCCTGCTCCCTAACTATCCGTGCAGCTTCATTGACACATAGGTTTTTGTCACCATGGTTACCCCTCAACTTGATAAAGCCGTGGCACCTCTTACCATTTGAGGTCTTGCTAGGCTCTTTGAGTAGGAGGAAGGAGACTATACCATACGTTTGTTGTACTACAGCTTTATCCCTATCACCTCGAAGTACTTGTGGGTACTCTACAACTAAGTCTTTGACAGCGGCCTTGGTCTCTTGCTCTGTGAGAGGACGATGTAGAGGGTCACGTATGACAGACATTAACTAATATAGTTGTGCTTTTAAATTGACTCATGAGCCACAGAATTCTGAAGTAAAAGTTATAAGTAGTATCACTAATGGAAGATATAGAAGTGGAAGATATTTATGGGACCTATGGTGAAGAACCTATAGAAAACGAAGATGTGGACTTTGGTACTATCGAGGACGAAGGGTTCGGTGATGGAGAGGGGGTAGCGATGGAAGAGGCAGAGTACACAGCTACATTTGAACAGCTCCAGAACCTTAGATATGGAGAGACTACGGGGGAGTTAGTTGAAGGTATATCGAAGGGTATACAACGGGCCCTCAGAACCCCGGAAGAGAATGCGAAGACCCAGATGCAGATATTCCTAACTAGTTCGAGGTTTGAAAAATTACAGGAATCTAGGATACAAGCCATCATATCTATGGCAGAGAAGCTTAAGAATATGGCGCTACTTAACACAGAGGTCCTAACATTTGCAGCGTTGTGGAAGCTTGAGGGGTATGAGCTAAACAAGAAAGATATGCAATCCTTTGTGGCCAAGTATAAGATACCTACCGAGAACCAGGTTGATATAGTAAGGTATCTACGTATACTAAACCTGAAATAAAATGTGAAACCTTATAAATTTAAAAGATCGGTTATTACCCTTTAATGTCAACCAAGAGCAAAATATTTTATGCAGATATATCTAAAGGGTTCATCATCAAGGTACTCGTCGATGCACTTGTAGCAGGATCGTTACAACGTGGTTGCTTCAGGTTAGATCAAGATGGTATTAAACTTAGACAAAGCGATCAAGGTAGTACGATCCTGTATGATGTGGATCTTATGAGGAAGAATATGAAGAACTATGTATGCACCAAACCACAAACCATCTCTGTCAATCTAAAACATATGCAAGGGCTGCTAAAGAATGTTAAGAAGAAAGATTCTTTGACTATGTATATCGAATCAGCCGCACCAGGGACCCTTATTATATGTATTAAGCAGGAACGAGAGAACAACAGGGTAGAAAATAATAAGATCGCATACCAAGAGGAACGGTCTTATGCATTAACCGACCTTCCTGATGGAGGGTATGCCTATCCTATGGTCATAACATCCACAGACTTCCAAAAGATAAAGAGGCTAACATCTATAGCTAAGACCATTACTATAACCATGCAGTCCAATAGGTATCTATCTTTTAACTCTGACGCCGGGATAGTTTTCGATTCGGAGCTAGCTTTTGGCGAGAAGGTAGAGCCCGAATCCACCCAAGATGGAGCTGAAGAGAGCTCAGATAGTGAGATATCTAACTATAACGAGGATGAGATACAGTGGCTCACAGACGGGGAGGATTCTGACGATGAGGTACAAGAGAACCTAAATACCTTTACATCCAACTACTACTCTAGTATACTTAATAAGTTGGTCAAGCTCCCAGGGTTATGCTCACAGATGCAGATCTATGCACCGCAAGTACCAAGGTATCCATTGATGATAGAGGCTAGTGCTGGACAGAGTGGATATACGTTAGGTACTATCAAGGTGTTCATAAAGGATGTTGGTCAAATCACATATGAGGCGAGTATGACCAATGAATCTGATATGATCGTTACCAAGAAGAAAAAGTAGATAAAAGGATAATATACTTAATACGATGGATGTCCAGCCCCATTCATACGGCTTTGAAGTGCGCTCAAAGGTAGTTGGATATCGTCCCTATTCCGAAGATAATATGGCTACTACTATAACTACAACTATTGCACCAAAAAATATCCTCCTATACGATCTTTCACCTAGCGAGGATATTATGAAGCCTGGGGAAAAGTGCAGGTTAGTAGATATTTGTATGGTTAGTAAGCGACCTTATATATTTAGTGAGATCTCATTCTTTGTTGATACTGGGAAAGAGATGACAAAAATGTCTAGTTGTACATGGGATTTGCTTGAGATATTGAAGGAGTGGGGTGTAGTAAAAGATCACCCTCACATACTTGGTGTTTTTCAGGCCATACACCCGAACGCCCTAGATCTTATCAATCAGCATGAAGCGAGAATGTATCCTTGGGATCCTATAGGATCGATAATAAAGATAGAAGATTTCGTTAATATCATGCCAGAGAGACCAAGGAGGATTGAGATCAAAGATCCAAGCGATAATTTTGATTTATATGTAACATATAAGTTTTCCAAGTAATACGCTTGGAAAGAATAGAGAAAACCAATTATGCAGTACCTTTCTCAAACTCGTACAAAGCTTGTTGAAATTCCGGATCCAAACCAGCCTCTTCCTGAAGTTGTGGTAGCATGGCCTGGGTAACATAGTTGTGATCTATTAGTATAATATACCCCTCATCTGTATCTACCAACACGAGATCTTTGATGTCATTATAGAAAAGTACATCCAAATGTCTAGCTCGGCAACAGATATAGTATCTATCAGAGCTATCTGGGAAATAGTATACAAAGAACAATGACTCTTCTAGCGATAGAGGTTGTCTACCATACAGCTCGCGACATAAACATCTTAGTAATTTCTCTGAATCTACCTTACTCTCAGGGTTCGCCTTCAAATGGTTGTATACGAGTAATATAGCTATAAGGTCTTCTAAAAAGTATCTTTCATTACAACGAACGGCAGCCGACCTCGAGCTATCTGTTAATATTAATATCGAGTTACCACGTTCCCCGACAGCTGCTTTGTCTTTCCAACCATTTGTGTCGTGATTAAAGAACATATAATGGCGACCGTAGTATGTATTTGATACTACATGATCTCCTAATAGCTCTTTTATATGAGCTAAGACAGGATCGATAGTATCCCCTCTACCACTACACACATTCTTAATAGCTTGCAACGCACCATCCATAGCTACATTTATTTGTTATTATTTCTATCGAGTTTTCATTTTTCGATGTGGCCTAGAGGACAAAATCAAAGAAGTAAAATTTGAAACGAAAATTATCAAACACCTATAGTACTAGGATGGCTACTCGGTACGATGAGGAGCTGTTGGAATTCTTCGGGGATGGTATATCAGAACGACTAGATGCTATCAATAAATTTATGGCCGATACCCCGGAAGAACAGGAATGTAAACATACCGATATTTATGACTCTGATGGTATAAATATCTGCAGGGCGTGTGGTTGTGAAGTCAACTTACTGGACTTCCAACCAGAGTGGAGGTACTATGGGACATCAGATAATCGTTCTGCATCAGATCCATCGAGGTGTCATAGATCAAAAGATACTACGCGTGGTGGTATATCCAAGGTATTTCAGGATGCCAAGTTAGACGCTATCCCTTTGATACTAAAACGTAAAGCGGAGCTAAAGTATAAGAAGATAGTTGGGGAGAATACTGTCCGCGGGAAAGGTAGGAGGGGTATAGTCGCCGCGTGTTTACTGTATACATTTTACGATGAGGAGGATTTTCGAACGTCAGATGAGGTACGTAATATGTTTGGTCTGAGCAAGAACGAAATGTCTAGCGGCCTTATGCAGTACTACATCTCCTTCCCCGATGATAGGAACCGTGTGATGAAACCGGTCGATATGATACGTAGGACTATGAGACGTGCCAAGATAAGTATAGACCCAGAGCTACATCGTAAACGGATACTAAAACTCGCTAAGTGTTTAGAGGGTGTTGACCCTGTGATCAATAGGAGTAATCCTCAGTCTGTGGCGGCCGCTATAGTATACCTCTATATTTGTATTACCCCTGTGTTAAAAGGTGAGTTGGGGTTGACCAAGAATAAATTCGCTAAGAGTGTCGGATTGTCAGAGATTACTATAACTAAGTTGGTCAAACGTGCTGCCGAAATTATAGAGGCTGCTATTACGTTATGATGTTAACCTTCTATTAAAAATGGAATATTCCGCCGTACTTCCTAGTGATTATGACTAGGAAGGGTATGGAACCTTTCTCATGGGATATAATATGTTTTGAGATCCCTCGCCACATGGGTAATTTATTTGAGTTGGTCCATTTATCTAGGGTATGTAAGAGGCTATGCGAGACATGGAAGATACATATCAAAGAGATACCTAATTTCAAACCAACATTCTTTTGTTATTCGCGGATGATATATTTTCCAATAACATCTTTTCTACATCTGGAAGCATTAGATATCTCATTACTGGAAAAAAACATAACACAACCTATCAATAATGAGTATGTAAGCCAGCTAAAATCGCTAAAATGGTTAAAGATGGGGCGCTATATGGATTTATTAGACACAACCATACTCAAGCTCTCCGGGTTGACATATCTGGAGGTACATGGTACGAGCCTCTCTGATATCTCTATCAGAACACTTACTAAACTTACCACACTTAAATTAGGAAACAACCATTATATATCAGATGACGGTATATCTAAATTAACATCTCTCACCAGTTTGTCGTTGAGTGATTCATTCATACATAATACTATAACAGATAATGGGATCTCTAACTTAACATCTCTAACTTATCTGAACCTTGGAACTAATAAGTTAATTACATCAAAAGGTATAGAGCCACTTATCTTATTACACGAATTTATTCCTGGATATAATGAAAACTGTATCTCTGACACGATATATAATATAGTAACTAACGCAACTGTTAATTGCAATTCTGTAATTTCAGCAGATCCAAATGCGTATATAACATTGTCAGAACCGTATGATGGCAAAGAGTTACATGTTAGTAATCGTGGCAAATATCAACTAAAGGTATTCCCAAACAAAGGTACAAGAATAGATGCACATGATATTGATGCTTATACAACTATAGACGTTGGTCGTTCTGCCTCCTATATGTTCGGTGATGGAGCGTGGTATACTGTGGGTATTTGGTGAAATTATTCCACACTACATATATAGTCTTACATATGTTAAAATTGAAATACCGGTGCCACATGTATACTACTTTCGTTCTTTTCGTTTATCATACGTAAGAAAAGCACATGTCTGTATGTACGATATGCAGAGGAGATTTGCTTGAAATGTGTGGCATGTGTGACCCAGAACATCGGAGCGAAACAGTATGTTATAGCTCTGCATGTTCTGTTCCTCACAGATATCATAAATGCTGCATCGATCTTTGGCTCGGTATGAGGCGCCGTTACTGTCCTTTGTGTGCTACAGCGTGGTCGTATGCTGTTCCTTCGTTGAAAGATTTATCATCGTTTGTAGTGACGGGACAAAAATGTTCCTTGCGAGATATATACGAAATACTATCTGACTAAAGGAATACTTCCGCGAATAAGGCTTTTTTACTCTCGCAACAAAGAGTAAAATCTAACTAATAAAATCAGAATATAAATTAATGGATCTATCTATACTCGTCCAACCCAGTCGTTGGTGTGCACCTGTTGTGATCTATGCGCTACTTGCTCTGGCTGGTGCTATATTGATCGCTACTGTAGCTGGTGCATTGGGGCCTAAGATAAGTGGTATGTCAAAGTTGGGGTTGGTCGCATTCTGGCTAGTATCTGTTGTAATTATGATGTACATTATGCTCTACCTATGCCACGAAGATCTTGAATGGGCCGCTTGGTTACTCCTTCTACTTCCTATAGTTGTTGCCGCGTGGCACAGGAGCCAATAAATTAACTCAAAAGTATTTCACGAAGTTTTCTCTTATGTTTAGAGAAAAATATACGAGTACTTAGGCAAACACAGCAGTGGAAAATCTGCATTCATTATCTTCAGCCCGCCAAAGACCATCGTTTGGTTCACTTACTGTAAGTCCATAAGCCACGTATCTTGGACCATTGGTAATCACAACCATTTCCCCCACATTTGGCACCGTTATGGGGAAAGCCAACCCCTTGATAAGTATCACCTTTTTGAACGTTTGGTCTTTGTATCGAAGTTCGGATGGAACATAGCCAGCCTTATAGGGTCCGCCTGGCTGTTCCGCCGCATCTTCCAGGATAGCGCGCTTAATAGAGTTGATCCGACGTTTTAGCTTCTTTTTCGAAGCTTTGATCAAATAAAAGGTTTGTTCGATCTTGGTCGGCTCGAGCAGCAACGCCTTGGTTTTGACGACCAAATACCGCAGCGGAGGATCATCAGAGACCCATTTCCACCCATCATCATAAAGGTTGGCGATCCCTCTAGAAAAGGCACACCACGAGTACTTGTTGGATTTATAATATCCATGAAGAGGAAGGTTGATGCAACCACCACATGGCGCCCTTCCAACTCTTAGAGTTTCAAGATCGTCGTCATGAAGCTTTTTTGAAGGAACCGTGAGTGTATACTTGCCTTGTCGGAAACGGACATGCTCCACGTCTTCGATGATCACAAACTCTGACAACCAAATTTTCTCCATATGAAGAGCCGCCAAATATATACTAGATAACATACTATTTCAATTTTCAGATGAACGAACATTTCGTCGCCTTTCAGGTGAATGATATAGGTTAATGTTTTGGAGGTAGTTTCCGTTCGCCAACTAAGATAGGGCTAGCAGTAACCCCCAACTCCCTCTTGGTAATATAAGGGAATTGGTAATCAAAGATCTTTAGATACCTTGATCTCCCCTCTAGATATCTAGGAGGCAACATTGACCCTCGAGACACATCGCGATCTTTACCTTTTTCCGTGGTTGGATCGATCTATAATACCCTTACTAAATTAAATATCAATTTTTAGTTAGTAATGTCTGTAAAAGATCAGGTTGTACTTGAGTTAGAAAAAATCAGACATGACATACGCTCCGATAAATATAACGATGAAGAGATGAGAGAGATGCTGGCTACACTAAAAGGGTTCGACCAAAAAACCGAAGAACTCGGTGTTACTATAGATGATATTGTTACATATCTTTTTAGAGGTTGGTTTATTACTAAGGTATTAGAGGGTGATGGCGCTCTCGATCAAGCTGAGTAAGGTAGACAACGATACTAAATCCAAGATAATAGAGAAGTGTTGTGTGAAGCCAAAAACTACCCAGTATAATAGCGACCCTGATACAGTTGTATGTTTCTCTACCAATACTAAAGAAGATTTGATATATGTACCCTTGGGAATTTGGAGAGATATATACAAAACCTTCCCTCAACGCATCTATCCAAAGTCATGTATGAAGTCGACCAAACAGATGTATACCAAAAAAACGGATCCAAAAGGGTATAGAGATCAAGATGTAGTGGTCAAAGATGCGCTGGATAAACTTAAGGTAGATCATACTGTTTTTATAGCAGGGGCAACAGGGTTCGGTAAGAGTAGTGTCGGGGCGTATATATCATGTGAGTTAGGGCTAAAAACAGTGGTGCTATGCCATATAGATGAAGTTAACAAGCAGTGGGTGGAAGAGTACCAAACCTTCACAACTGCCAAGGTCCAAAGGGTCCAAGGTAACGTATCATTAGATCCTAAAGCAGATGTATATGTCATAGGTGTATTGAAAGCATCTAAGATGTCTAGAGATGACCTAAAAGATATAGGTACCGTAATATTCGACGAAGCACACATCGCTACTATAACAGCCTTCAAAACAGCACTATTAAGGTTCCAACCAAGGTATGTGATAGGGTTGAGTGCTACCCCCAGAAGAGCAGATGGTATGCATAAACTTATCAATATGTACTTTGGACCAAAGGATAAGTTTATCGTAAGGGAAGAGGTCAAAAACTTCAATGTATACAAAGTCCAAACCCCATACAAACCAAAGATCACATATAGTTTTATAAATGGTAGGACTACGTTAAATTGGACAGAGCTCATAAATTCATTAGCATATAACAGCAAGAGACAAGACTATATCGTAGATCTTATATTTAAACATCCAGACCATAGGATCATGGTACTATCTGACAGGGTTGATGAATGTAAAGCTATAGCTACCAAACTTGAGGCCAAGGAGAAGTCTGTATTACTTTTGATAGGGGGTACCAATACGAAAGGTATAGATAAGTCATCATTTAGGGTATTGGTGGCTGGTATGAAAAAGGCAGGTGTTGGATTCAATGATCCCACCTTAACTATGTTGATCATAGCCACCGACAAGATGGATATAGCGCAGATGGAGGGGCGGATCCGTACATCTGATAATATTATCTATGATCTGGTGGATGATTATAGTACCCTGGAGACGCATTGGGGACAACGAGAGAAATGGTATCTACATAGAGGTGCTACTGTAAGTATTATTAATTTACGTACACCCGAGGTACCAGTACAAAGATTGCTTGGTAAGTTGAAAAAATGAATATGTTTCCACGTACTCTAACTTTGACGTGGAAACTGCCACAGAATCCAAAAGAATCTGCAAAGTAAATCTTCACACCTAGATTTAGTAGGATGAGTAGAAAAAAGAGTGACCTAGAACTTTATAACTCTGAAGGCCAACCATACAAGAAGAAAGACAAAGTACCTTATTACTATGCCGATGGTAAATTAGTAGAGGTACCTAAACTATCAGACCCCAAAGATGCTATCATAAACTATCTGACAGTGTGCATGGATACCCCCGTAGATGAAATTCAAGGGTTATGGGATACAGCATCATCTACTAAACAACTTATCTTAGACGGCTTAGAAGAGCTTAAAAAGGAACATGAACAGTCTGGAGAAGGTTCTAAATGGCAAAGTATCTCATATGCAAAGGCTATCAGAGAGCTTAAGAAGATAGACGTCCCTATAGTTTCAGGGGATCAAGCCAAGAAGATCAAAGGGATAGGCAAGGGTATAGCAGGGGCTATAGATGAAATTATCCGAAGTGGGAGGTTGAAGCCAAAGGAGGAACGTGACCAGGCCAAAATCGAGCGAAGTATATCCATAAATTTGTTTATGTCGATATGGGGTGTAAATAAAAAGATGGCGAATAGTTGGTATGCCAAAGGGTATAGAAGGGCTGATGATATACCAGAAGGTGAATTAACTGAAGATCAAAAGGTAGGTATCAAATACATGAACGAACTTACCCAACCAACTACCAAAGAGATGCTCGATAGTATCAATAAGTGGCTCCAAGATAACAAAGCGAAGATAACATCTGTTGGTAAATTAGCTTCGGGATTATACTTAACAGGTGATTATCGTAGGGGTGCTGATAAAATATATCATATCTCTCTAGTTATCTCGTCCATGGATACCAGTAAATCCAAGTTAAAACAACTCATAGGTAAACTGTCCTTTGTGGTATATGCTGGTGATGTACACTCCAAGGGGGATGTATTTTATAGCGAGGCTATCATTAAGATTTCGGATACTCACAGACGAATGGATATTACCTTGGTACCTAGCGCTATCATAGGTGCTGTACTGATATCAACTACAGGTCCAGATGCATTTGTAGTACAATTAAAAGAGCAAGCAGCGCAGTTAGGATATAGGCTATCAGGGGATGGGTTGTTTAAGATATCAGGGGAGGAAGATGAGAAGATATCTGCCAAAGAAGAGAAAATATTCGAAATTTTAGGTATGGACTATGTGTTGCCTGAAGATAGATTCTAAATGTAAGTATATAGTGAACGAAAATTTCGTCGCCTTTTAGGTGAAAAATCGAAAACAACATTCAAGCTATATATTAGGTTCGACACGTCAACCTTATGATCACTAGTGCGGTGGATCTTGCTACTAAGAGGACTGTCAGATGTGGTGCAATTTTGTACACATTAGAAGACTGCGATAAAACAAAGGTATCTACGTTAAGCTTTTGTCTAGCACGTGACGCGCCTACTGGGGAGCTAACAGACTTTGGGGGTGGGGTACGTAAAAATGAGCCGGCACTAAAAGCTGGACTTAGGGAGCTAGATGAAGAGTCGAGGTCCATCTTCTCTAGTGTGTGCGGATCGGCCAATGATGTTGCTACTTGCCTCGCGGTAGTCAATGACAAGATGGCGGTGATCTTTATACCAGTCGAAAGGAAGTGGATCACCGATGCACAGAAGCTATTTGCAGCTGCTGAATCTACTAAGAAACGTTGCAATGAAGTCTCCGAGATCGTATGGGTAAGCGAGGAACAGTTCAAATCCTTGATTATGGGGAAGAAGACCCGCGATACCAAGGATACTATGTGGAAGAAGGTAAGAGCGTTCTTTGGTAACATTTACAAGAACGATGACTTTTCCAATACACTTAGGAAGGTAGCACGCATGGCCAGGGTGTGACTTGGTTCATTTCCTTTATACACTAAAGGAATATTTTACTACCTCATTTATAGTAATGGAGGAGTTGGAGGAGCTATATATAAAAGATGTTGCTAAACGAAAGTCTGTAGATATAGCAAAGGCAACAGCACTTATAGATAGATGTATCAAACTTGTGAGCTCTAGGTTGAAGGTACCTTATGCAGATGTATATAGTGCCATACATGATCAAGCATTCATGGAAGGATGTCTCAAAGGGAAGTGTAGTGACTTGGACCTTGATAGATGTAGAGAGTCATGTAAATGCATAGAGTTCGATGGTAAGTGTTACGCTCGAAAGTTCGAAGACGCCGACAAGATGAATGAAGACCCTGATAGATATGTGATGGGTATGCCTACCGATAAGTTAGCCGAACTAGTAAAGATAGCTGCGTACCTATACCATAACTTTGACGGAGGTGGTATAACAGATAATACATTTGACGCTCTAGAGTATAATCTTAACAAGAGGTTGAAGACAAAGGGTAGGAGGTATGAGAAGATTGGTGCACCCCCTGTAGATAAGATTAGGACTAAGTTGCCATATCCTATGCCATCCTTGGACAAAGCCAAACCAGGTACTAGGCTACTCTTTGATTTTCTAAACGAGGGTGCTAAAGGGATAGTATGGTCGCTAAAACTAGATGGGGTTAGTGCTATGGTAGTATATAACTCTGGGGAGGTATCCAAGATATACACAAGGGGCGATGGTACTATAGGTGGTGATGTTACCTTTATGAAGGAGTATATCACTTTACCAACTATAGATAGTGAAGTGTATGGTGATATAGTAGTTCGAGGGGAATTTATCCTGACTAGAAAACAATGGGAGAAATATGAAGGGAGCTATAGTAATGCACGTTCCTTTGTAAGCTCCAAGGTAAACTCTGGTAGCATTACACAAGGGCTCCAAGATATTAACTTTATAGCATACGAGATCATCGACCTACCGGGGGCAGAGGTGCCCAAATCTAGTACCGCTATGGAGATATTGGATAGTTTAGGATTCAACGTAGTAGAACATGGTAGTATAGTCAACCCTCTTGTCTTCGATATTATGACTTTGTATCGAGAGAAGAGGAACACAGCAGAGTACTACATAGATGGGCTTGTACTTAGCATTGATGTAAAGGCAGGAGACGTCCCTACCAAAGCAGTCAACCCTAAAAATACCATAGCTTTCAAGATGAGGTTAGAGGAGCAGATCAGGCATAGCAAGATCCTAAATGTGGAATGGAATATATCTAGATATGGGAGGTTAGTACCTGTAGCTAGTTATGAGTCTGTATATGTAGACGGTGTTAGGTTACATCGTGCATCCGCTTACAATGCATCCCATGTCAGAGATTGGTCGCTGGGCAAGGGCAGTAAGATCAAGGTAGTTAGAAGTGGTGATGTTATCCCAACTATTATAGATGTAGAGGTAGATGAAAATATCACACCCATCTATCCACCTACAATCTTACCCTACGGACCATGGCATTGGAGAGGGGTCGATATACTCCTGGACGAGGTCGACTCTAACCGTGCTGTCCAGATCAAGAGGATAGAGCATTTCTTTACTGTAATTGGGGTCCCTAGGTTGAGAGAGAAGACTATAGAGAAATTATGGGATGCTGGATTTAAGACCATACGAGCTATAACCAATGCCAAACCAGCTGATTTAATTAAGATAAAAGGTATAGGAAAGAAGACAGCAGATGCCCATTATCATAATATCCATAATACACTTAGGAAGACTCGTATAGATCGTTTTATCCCTGCTTCATCTACCCTAGAGCTCGGTATAGGCAGAAAACTTATCAAACAAGTTATGCGATACCATCCTACCCTATTAGAAGAGGATGAAGAGGCTATCAAACGTTCCCTAACTAGGAAAGCTATCCCAGGTATAGGTGCGAAACGTATAGATAATATAGCCAAAAATATACCAAAGTTCAGAGAGTTCCTTTTTGACCTGAGCAAGGAAGATATTGTATATGCCATAGACCACGATCGAAAACAACAGGACATGGTCAAAACTCGTGGGTATAATATGAAGGTTAGGGGTAAGACATTTGTCCTCACAGGGTTCTTTGGGAAGGTAGACTATGAGCTCGAGGACTACATATATGATAACTTTGGTAACTTTTCATCTACCGTGACCAGTGGTACCGAAGCTGTGATTACTGCAAATTTGATGGAAACCTCTAGTAAGATGATGACTGCCCAAAAGTTAGGGGTAAGTGTACTAAGTATAGAGGAGTTTGTTGAGAGGTATGATGTACCTTACTCCAAGGCCAAGGATGAAGGGGAGGAGATTGAGATACCGTTAGATGTTGAAGTAGATGAGGATTGAAAAATAGATCGAGAAATTATAGGTATGTTATAGGGTCATGAAGATAGACTATGTTAAAAGCCCAAAGACAGGCAAGTGGGTAAAGGTAGGGGGTGAGGTCTATCAAAAACTCCTCGATTCCAAGACCTACGGAGCAGCTACTCGCAGGGCCAAAAAGGTAAAACGAGATGCACCTGGCACCAAAACGCACCAAAAAGGTAAGGTTACCCCGGCCAAGAGTATCAATCTAGCCAAAGCCAAACCACGGCCACTCAGCAAGACCCTAGCCAGCACACCCAAGTCGAGAAAGGCCAAACGTGCCAAACTTGCAACACAGATAGAACATACCCGTGATGGTAGGGGCGCTCGTACCCGTGGTTGGGCTGGTGCTGCCCCGCAGAAAGGTAGCGAACGTCATACACTAAAGGAAGAGTGTGGTGATGTATGCTTCTTAAAACCTGATACGGAAGGGTTCCCTATATGTGCTGCTTTAAGAGAGGGTCAAGGATGCAAGGTAGATTGCCGAGGTGTTACATCAGCGAGGGTACGTGCTGGTCAATGGAAATATCCTGGTGTGTATAAGGAGGCTTCTAAGTTGGAGGGTAAGTATGGGTGCTAAAATAATAGAATTTCTTACTAGATAGTAAGAAATAGATTAATCTTAATCAAAACCGTATACGCCTGGCCCACGCGATGCATATGGTGCAAGGCCTGTCTCTCCCTTAGTTTCCTTTGTTTTAATCATTTCTAGCACATTTGTTATATATTCATCTATAAAATATGATGGGAGGATCCAAAACTCATCTTTTCTCTTAAGCCCTTTTTCTCTGAGATCAGCGAGGATGGGGAGAACAGATTTAAGTTCAGCTATAGTATAGCAAGGAGAGACTGTAGTTGAAAATTTAGAACTGTAAAGGTTGATGTAAACGTTGTAAGCCTCTTTCTCCTTATTAGATGATAGACTACCTTCCATATAATAGACACACTGCGTTATGTTTTCTCCAAGTGTTTCCAATTTTCCGAGTTACTTATGAGGTACCAAAATTAAACCCTCTACCAGCATGAGGTTGCGGTGTGAATGTAAATTGAGGGGAAAATACAGTCTGTTTAGAAGTATCTACCGAGTTTGTACCAAATATGAACCCTTGAGATGGTTGAAAAAGACTACTTCCAGAGAATACCTGGGATTCTGGACGTTGAGATGTTTCTTTCTTACCGGGGGTATCATCAGGAAAGAATCCGGCCCTCTTTGGAGAGAAAAGATCTGTGGTTTTGGTCCAATCGTACTGGTTATGAGGTACAGGGGCAGAGATACTCCTGGGGAGTACTCCTTCAGAGTTAGTTTTAGTACTCTGTGGTTCAAATGTAAACAGACGAGAATGGCTAGTACTAGAGGGTTCTGTCTTTGGTACTGGAGCTTCCCTAACTAGGTTCCACTTGTCGTCAAAGTCCAATATAAGCTTATACTCTCTATACTGCTCTACAGATGAACCTAGCCTGGTACGTGATACTGTACCCTCTGTTTGTCTAGAACCTTTGATAGCAGGGGTGAGATCTTTGGGGAAGTAGAAGTATAACCTATATGTCACAAGATTAGCCAAAGAATAGTTAGGTGTTGCCTTCTTAGCTGTTAGCACTAAATATTGGATAATAGTTTCGATCTGCGTTGCATAGTTCTGGACACCTATGGTAACAGGAATGATACACGCGATATTAAGATGTATACTACACTCCCATAACCCTTTGTCTGGGTGAAAATAGATCAACCTTTTAGATACATGTTGAACATCATTTTTAACACTCCCACCAATACTACGTAGGGTATTACCCCACTCTTCATCTATCTTACTAAGGACGATACAATCATCGAACATATATGCATTCCCCAACGGATCATGCGTCTGACACTTTGGTAGAGACGACATTGAACATCATAAGTTGGATAAATTCTTTGGTACTTTTCATTTTTACGAAGTGTACCCTTTCGATTTGTCTCCCACGAATTTCAGAGTGTATAATAATGAGTACCGAATATTTTATAGATACATCACATAACGTGGTATATCTGAAATCCAACTATCTCTCTAAATTTTCGGCCCTAAAAGAGAGGTTAGAAGCTATCTCTCAAGAATGCTTGGGGGGTGGTATCAATCCATGTGGTGTATATCGTCCTGGAGAGTGTAAGGCATACATTGGTATATACTATGATACCATACCCAGCAAGAATATTAACGATCTTCTGAAGCGAGAGGTCAAGCATGCAAAAGGATACCTAATCTTGGTGCTTTTCGATACTATCAATGAGGTATATGATGTATGTATCTCTTCTTCTGAGAGGGGTAAGGGTATAGGGAAGAAATTAATGGCGAGTGTGACCCAATTTTCCAAGAAGACTTGGTTGGGTGTAGACATCAACAACGGGCTGTGGGATGTCGCACTCAACCTATATACCAAGGCGGGGTTCTTGTCGCCCAGTATAGGGAAGACAACGCCGAATGGCAAAAAGATGGATATAATATTCGTTGGTCTAACATACCAGCATACCTTTACCAAAAAAGACATATCGGAAGCGATAGAGAAGGCCAATTATTATAGACGTGGAGCTCTACACAAACTAGCTGAGAAGAAAGCCCTAGCTGAAAGATGTGATTTAATGCTAGTCATGTCAAAAACGTTGCTAAGACATCTTCGAGAATATCTAGATGAGGATAGAGAGTATTCAGGTATATTAAGGGTTGTGTGCTACGATAAGAAAGGTAGAGGTATCTTAGGTTATTCTAAAGTTACAGAGACTGCTGGGGACCCTCAAGAGTTGGTAGTATCACACCCTGGCGATAAATCTTATGCATCTTTTCATACCCATCCGAAGATATGTTACCAACTTAGAGGGTGCTATCTAGGATGGCCCAGTGCTCAAGATATGAGAGCTACCTTGACCTATTATAAATTAGGGGAACTACTAAATTTCGTAGTTACTGTTGAAGGGGTCTATATGTTAATGTTGTCACGAGCTTTCCAGAAGATAGTCGATACTTATGGGTGTGTATCTGATATGGGTAACGCTATAGTCTCTTATTTCGAGAAGATAGAGAAGCTACGGACCAAGGGGTATGCTAATGAAAAAGAGAAGGCTTTACAACTCAAGGAGTATGTGAAGATGCTGGCAGAGTACTCTATAAAAGATATGGGTATAGAATGTCTAAAATCAATAGATCAAACTATAAAAGTATTCAAGGGTGACTTTATTAGCTGGGAACGTATAGAAAAGATGGACGAGGTGATTTTGAAGATATCATATATTAAAAACGATAATATAAAATGCCCGCTACAAGTTGATGTAACAGAATATACAATAGGTGAAGAGAGGTGTGATAGGATGGAGGCTGAATTCTACTGATCACCTGAAAGGCGACGAAAGTTTTCGTTCGGGAAAAATTGGTTAAGTTATACGATCGGTAGTATTAGCACGTCTATGCCTGACGTTACCCCTCGGCTCAGGAAGCGAATCGTTGATGCACTAGTCCAGTGTGGCATGACCAAAAAAGATGCTACGATATGTGAAAAATCTATATATGCCAACTTTCCTTCCGACTATTGTATCGTAGCATATGAGAAGATAGGCCAACTGAAATCTGGTACCCCTAGCCAACATGTACTCCAAGATATCAAAAAGAAGATCAAAGGGTGGGGATCGCATGTATATAACCCTATCAAGAACACCTATGAGAACAGGATCTTCCAAGACAATACTAAGATCAAGCCTGTCAAAGGGATGTACAAATGCAAGAATAAAGAGTGCGGATCGGACGAATTCTATATTTGGAATGAAACGAGGCGCTCTGGAGACGAGGGGCAAGCTACTATCAGACAATGTTCAAAATGCGGCAAACGGGGGAGAGAGAACTAATCATTTAGAGTAATTATTTAGGTTATAAATTGAAACTATAAGATTACTAAATGAATATCTTTTGCGAGTTAAAAAGATATTGAGGTATTATACGTATGCGAAAGGCATCTAACTTTGACATGGTACTATACCACGGAAATTGTGCCGATGGTATGTCCAGCTCCTGGGTATTTTGGAGGGAAGATGTAGATGATAGGTTACTATACGGAAAGTGTCTGAGGGACCAAGCACCCCCTGACGTACATAACCTTAGGGTCGTAATCCTAGACTTTTGCTATAGCTTGGAAGAGACTATAAAGATGGCGGAACAAGCCAAGAAGATAGTCATCATAGACCATCATGAAACTAGTAAGAAGTTACTAGGCAAGGTACCGAAAAATGTGGAGATGATCATCGATACCTCTAAGAGTGGCTCTCAGTTAGCATGGGACTATATGTATGGATCGTTACCCCCATGGTTTGTCAACGTCATAGCGGCCCATGATTTGTGGAGGTGGAATGAACACCCTGAGTACAAGTATCTCAGCGATGTACTATATAGACGAGGTTACTACTCATGGCCCAAACTAGAGGAGCTATATGGAGATACCATGGAGCACGGCGAAGAGTATGTTATAAAGAAGATAATAGAACAAAGTAAGAAAAAGATACAAGCCGCCGCAAATAATTCTGATCCCGAAGACGAGCTAGTTAAGCGTGCTATCAAAAATGCTAAGCACAATTCGTTCCTTACAAAGTATACATCTCCATCTGGTAAAGAGTATACTGTGAGGTTAGTTACCTGTGATAGGAAGATAAGGTCTGAGGTAGGGAATAGCTTATGCATGGATTGTGATTTTGCTGTTGTCTGGCAATACGATCTACTTACTAACCAATGGTGGTGCGCATGTCGATCTCGAGCGGACGGAGGGGTCGATCTTACCAAAGTAGTAGAAGAGCATGGAGGTGGAGGACATGTATCAGCTGCATCATTTGTAATATATGGTGACAAAGGTGAGGATCTACAGACCTACTTTACTATCATTGAGGTACCACCACATCGCGAAAAGGATGCCATAAAGTATGGGAAGTAGAGATGTTTTGGCTAGTAATAAAGCCAAAACAGATTACTAGTTATGAGGTCATTCGCGAATAGTCAGGATGAGGAATGTGCCCTTCGATAAACTGCATAATAAGCATCAAAGTCTGGCTCCGATCATAGCGCATAAGATGGATACCTCCTTTTTGTCCATTAAGATTGAAGTCAACTGAGTCCATGTTATTTCGTTCATCCATGTTTATGGATATGTAACTTTTTTCACTAGGTGTCCATTTTAGAGTAATATCTCCGTAATAGACGCGAATATCAACATTCTCCAAGAAGATATTGGTATCTTGATATCTTCTTGGATCTAATCGCCCTTCGTCAAAGATATTCTTTAGGAGACGATCTACCACAACGACAACTTCATCATTGACACCTTGTTCGTACATAGTATTAGCATTGGATAGGACACCATCATAAAGACCACGAAGCGCTCGAAACAACGGATGCATGCGATATATTAAATTATCGTCGAATAGTATTTCAGTTTTACCATCATTCGTCGCGGAAAGTATGGAATATTCTAAATCAGAAGGATTACCTTTTGTAAAGTTAATGGAGGTTGTGATAGGTATATTTGCTATACTATTTTTAGTAGCGATCTATCTATATTTACGAGATGGAACAGAGACCTTCACTATCCACAAGGTCATACCCGAACCATGCATGGCCCCGATCTGCCAAGTTGATGATTACCTCTTACCACACTCCGCTCTATTTGTAGTATCTGGTTTCAACTACCAAGACAATCCAAAGATATACAGGGATGACAAACTAATAATCCCCCTCAAATTTGCCAGAGATTATGTAGATATGCTCTACTTTTATACTGTCGAGTCCCCGCTAGATATATGCAAACATGAATGGATAGTCGAGACATCTAACTTTGTAGAGCCTGTTGTTATAAATGGTAGGACAGCTCAAACCCTTAGTGTCACATTATTAGAACGTGCATCGGGCAAGAACAAATGGTCTGTGAAATGTCCCTAATACAAGGGGCTTAGCATGAAGTAAAAATCGTATGACCATGATACATTTGAATTTGTTGTAGAATTAGTAATAGACAGATCTACTTGTTCTCCAGATGCAAGGATAAATGCAAATTTGTGATATTCAATCATATACTCTTCAGGGGGTGTTTTTACTACAAACCCTACGATCCTTTTTCCAATAAGTTTATCTAATTCGCATTCTATTTTCAGCTCCTGTAGAGGATCATGTTCTAAGCATTTTGAATTTCCACATGTGGTATGCTCGAAACAACAACCCTCTGGATCTGAGAAACACTTTCCAGTATCCATGTCTTCCTTTTCTCTTGGATCGTCCTTAATCCACCAAATAGTAATCGCGTGATCGTCACAATCTAAAGATATATACTTGGCATCAATATCGATACTCCGAACTATATACTCATACCTGGTCCAGTCCATGGTATCTTTGATCTTACATCCTGTCTTTTCAGCGGTATAATCAAAAAGTTCTACGTCTGGGATAGTCAAAGGTTGATTAACAGCTACACCATGATGTTGGTACGCGGCCATTCTGTTTATACCACACCTAATATTTAACTTCATAGATAAAGGTATAGGGGTATCTATATAATGGAACGATGCCAAAAACGACCACGTGATTTAGACGTGATAGAGCGAGAAGCTAAAAGGGCCAGGAAAGAGATACCTCTACCTTACAAAATAGAAGCTAGAGATGTAGTATGGAAATCAAGAAATATCCAGAATAGACCATGTAAGACGCTGTCTGATTTGCTGTATATGGCATGGAATAGCAAAGACTATAAGTTGTGGCGTCTAATACCTACGCTGTCACATTTTCATACTCTGGTAGGTTTAGATAATATTAAAGAGTGGGTGTGTGGTATAGTGTGTTACTCTTTGGCAGACACCCATGGAGCCAAAGACATATATAGGGTTTTGATTACAGGGGATAGTAAAGGATATATATCGAAGCTCGTGGGTAGATTATATAGCGATCTAGGTGTATATCACGGGCTTATTTTCACCTCAATGGACACCTTCTCAGAGCCAGAGATCTTATGGAAGTTTGACATCAAGTATACCTATCGACAACTCTACGAGATATTTGTGAAGATATTAGCTAGTAGAGGTTGGACCACATCGTTAGACACCGCAAGAGGTACCAAGCTATTCCTCGATAACTCTGATATTTTGTGCAGTACATCTAATGTTGATCTATTTATCCAGCTATGTATCATGTGTCACGCCAAAAGGTTAGTTACTATTAGAGATGTTGTAGATGATATATACCCAGCTCTAGAGATATATAAGAAGAATAGAAAAGGATCTAATATACTTTGGTCTTAATGATACTTGTGATTTATGGTATATTACCATAAATTGAATAGGCATAAACTTCACTAACATCTACCAGCCTTATCAGCAAATGACCAATTCTCCCATGGGTCCTGAGAGGGCGCTTTCTGTTCGGAAGTAGCTTCTTTAGGTGGTTCTGATGCTTGACTTTTAGATTTGTTTTCCACCGGAAGAATATCAGCTGGTAGAGGTACAACAAATGGTACATCCCATTTATCTAGTTTGACATAATCATGGCATGCCTTGTGTACCAATGGAAAATAATTAGCGATCGCACCTAGATCAAGTTTTCTCTTAGTTTTCTTGCCCTCGTCAAACATACCAGCAAGTGTCTCCCACAACGAAAAACATTGGCAGTAAAATGCACATCGGACTGGATTGTCTGGGTACGCGGTTTTTAGGCTACCCCAATATGCAGCTTCGCCCTTTACATATGCATACCATATAGCGCGTGATGTATTAGATGTACGATTCCATTGATCTTTCTTGGTCGAACTCGCCATGCGTTTGTGAGAGTATACGTGTTCATATATTTCATTTTTTGAAATTAAAGGAATTCTAATCGAATGGAATACTTACATAGTATATTTGAATTATATAGTGAGATGGAAGGGATGGCAGATATGGTAGGTAAGGCCCTGTTCTTAGCGAGTGGTCAAGCGTCCATTGGTAGCGTACTACTATCATCGGCATATAGTGTTAAGAACTTTTCCAAGGATCAGCGAACACTACAGTCCGCGGCTACAGCGCTCAGGGCATATATCATAATGTCAGGTATATGGACGGTAGCATCTATGTTAACACTATATGCTAGCAATGGATGTATGGGTGCTGCTGTCGGTCTGGCGTTGAATTTGGCAATGATACTCTGGATAATTTTGACCTATTACGTTGCATTCAATGAAGCTGTTGTAGAGTTCCAATTGAAGTTCCCACATGTCATGCATACCTTTGAATATGGATTTATTTTAGCTGTGTTGGTGTGTATACTATATTTTATGTATTGCCGTGGTTAGGTACTACTCATAATCTCTGATACACTTACCTACCGGGAATCTAGGTACACCTTCATGAGAGTATTGTTGGAACCTTACAGTTAGCAACTTACCAATATACTCATCTGAATTATCGAAATATTCCAACCTTCGCTCTCTCGTACCTTTTGGTTTGGCTGTGAATTTTACTAGTTCTCCATCGTCTGTAGTTTTCTCACACACCCATCGAAACTGATCACGTTCTACACCAGGGTCAACTACTACATCTACTATAGGAAACTCCTCTTCAATGAAATACTTGTGCTTCCTCATTCGTAACGATTTCTTGTCAGATTCATAACATAGATCCCTCGCACGAATTACCACCCCTTCATACCCTTCTTGTGCATATTCATCATGTATCTCTACAATCTCTTCTACATAGTACACAGTCTTGGCAGGTACTAATTTAATATGTGGGCACTCTTTGGCAACATTGGATGCGAATATCTTCCTCATTATTTCGAACCGCTCGTCTTGATCTAGTTTACCTGTTGGGTCGGCGATATCAAATATATAGAATGATAGCTCTTCTTCTAATGGGTGAGGCTCATTCCGTACTGGTCGAATAGCACCAGAGATAACATCGAACTTTTGGTCTTCGTCTAGCTCTGGTTCACCTGGTGTATATGTATACTTTTTCTTCTTCTCGTCATAATCTGCTACCCCATGGATAGTCTCAGCATACATCTCACCATCAAGTATAATGTTGGGGAATACATGGAATATCTTTAGTAGCTCTCGACGAATATGTTGTAACCATAGCTGTTGTTTTCCATGGCGAGATAATAGTACTATGCCTTGCGGGGTATTTTCAGCAAGGCATCTAATACCATCCAGCTTGGGTTGTACATATACCCCTTGATCAAAGTCAAAATATTTTAGTACCTTTGGCTCCTCAGCCCATACTTGGCAGTGCATGGGACGTATAGAGCTCTCAAAGTTAGGTATTAGCCCATTGTCCTTGGTCTCTGTCTTCTGGATCTTACTCTTTTTCTGCCCTCTGATAGCAGCTGCCACATTAGCATTGGTCCCTCCTTGCGCGCCCTTTTCAGACCTTACCTTTGCCATCATCTCTTCCCCCTCTGCATCGATAGGGAAGTACGATTTATCTAACTGCTTGACCCAGTCACGTTCGGCCTCGCGTTTAGCCTGCTCTGTTGCTGTAGTGGCATTACTATTACCTTTATTTACCCCTTTGTAGGTACGGGTATTAGTTATAAGGTTACCACCCAACTCACCATAACTCTTATATACGGTACCATCCAAGGTCCATATCTTCCACATCCGTAACTTTTTGTTCTTATCGAACCCTACTAACATGGGCAAAGTATAGGTAGCTTCATCGACAAAGTTCATAACCAACCTATCTTTCTCATATGCTGTTACTTTGCCATCAGGGGATATATCAACCACTATCTCCTTGGTAGTATTAAGTCCATCAATCGCATCCTTTACTAAAGGCATATGTTTCTTAGGTATTGTACTTAGATCACCATCGACAACTGCATAACTCTCCATCGATAGTAAGCACACTACACACTTTTAACTAATATACCTAGTTCCAATTTTTCCGGGTATCCTTTCCACGATGTAATAGCAATGGGGTGGATGGATTGGGTATTATATATGTGTCATATAGAGACCATCTTTATATTAAGTGTTACGGCGTGGCTCATTTATACTATCTTCTTCCGTAAGGGTAACAAGAGTACATTTACGCATCTGGAGGAGATGGCACAGTACATAGTTGATGCTTCAGGTGTACCTAAGTCGGAAGAGAAAAAACACCATCCAAAGTTCAATAAACACGAGGAACGATGTAGAGAGATATTCCAGGATATATTTGACGTTGAGTTCAAAACCATACGCCCTAAATGGTTGGAGAACCCAGCCACAAAGAAACCATTGGAGTTAGATGGCTATAACCCAGATATTATGACCCCGTTAGGTAGAGGGTTGGCATTTGAATATGATGGGGTACAACATGCTAAGTATACCCCGCGGTTCCATCAAAAGGAGATGGACTTTGCATACCAGCTCAAAAAAGACTCTTGGAAGGATGCGGTGTGTAGGAAGCGAAGGTTGATGTTGATACGTATCCCTAACTTTGTAGCATACCATGACCTTGAGCGATACATAAAACAGTCTTTGAGAAGAAATGGTATGGGTCGATATATTAAGTAAGTTCAAAGAAGTACTTCTGTGAAGTTAGAAGAATTACTTCCGAGAAGTTAGTGCTATTGTTTAATGTCGCGATCAGATAAAGTACTAGAAGAACCAAGAGCGGTTAGTGAAACTTCGGTGGGACCTTCGAAATCTTCACCACAACTTGGGGTCCAACGAAGGGAGAGGCATAAATCTTCAGAGCCTCACACTAGAGAGCCATCATACGGGGATGGATATAAATCTTACAGCGACGAATATATAAAAAAGTTAGCATATCCTGGCGAACCTATATTCTCAGACAACTTCCACAAAGAACACGAACCAAAGATAACACATGAGATGCTAGGATGTATACTTAGCGGGGCCATTGGTAAGGTAAAGAGGGGGGATATATGGAGGAGGTTAGTCGCTTGCAAAGACCACAGATATATCTATTATTCAAAAGATCTTCATAGTATATCGCAACTTAATGGGGATGATATTATATGTTTCATGGAGAAAGCTGTAACAAAAGAGTTCAATGTAATGTTTATGTCATATGTTGTAGTACGAACGTCGACCTTACCGCGAACACAGTCGGCTCCTCTACCCTCTAGTCCAAATTTAACCGATCCATCCCAGACACACTTTGAGAACAAGTATCTGTTCTGGGTTGTTCATTTCTCAGACACAAAATTCCAATCATTATCAGATACACAACGTACGAGCTTTGATATCCATAAAACAGCATATCTGACAGGGCTATTCCAACGATATCAGTGTTTCATCTACGAGACCCATGTATCTACTATTTGGAAATCGTACGGTTTGAACGAGGATGAATTTGAAATGAAGGCAGATGACCAGATAAAATCAGCTACAGCAGAGATTGAGAGTAATGATACCTCTCCTAGAACATCGAGCTCCGATTCGTCACCAAGGATTATGATATCTCCGCGTTCGGACTCTTTGTCGCCGAGGGTAATATTCCTAGGTAAGAAGAAGAAACAGAAGAAATTTGGTTACTTAGCTCTAAGTCCAAGGGAGGATAAGAAGGATAAAAAGGGGGTTGAAGAGAAAAAGGAAGAAAAACATCTAAGAGAAACAGTACAAAAATTCGCACTATCACCCAGAACACCTACGGACCTTGGCACTATATCTCTTAATCTACCCCCTGAGATCATAGATGCTCTACATACAGGGTCGCTGTCTATGTCTATCTCTTTTAGTTCAGAGAAAACAGGTGCGGATTCTGAAGGATCTTCTCCAAAAATAACACAAAAACCTGATATTCCTGCAAAAAGAGCACGCTCCTACTCGGTAGAGCCAGATAACCTTAGTGTTAATGAGCGTAGAAAGGTTTGGGCAAATACGAAACGATAAAAACTTATACCTGAAAGGTCGACTATGTTCGTAGTCAGATTACTTTACTGGGTGGTAAAGTAAATATTCGTTCGCCTCGGGCGACGAAAAATTCGTCAGGAGGTTCGAGAGATTACTTGCCCTTCTCGGCCTTGTACTGAGCGATCCTATCAGAATAATCTGTATATAGTCTGGGTACGGGTAGTATATCTAGTATAATAGTTACTACCAGCCCACTATCATATAACACACCCTTGCTCTTAGTAAGGATATGTATCTCCTTCCCTTCTTGTAACGTTCGTCTAAAGGTTTCAACACTGGGTTTACGTAGCTCTCGTTCCTCATAATCGGCTATAGACGATATAGCTTTTACAGCATCTGCCTCAGACCCAAAGAGTGCATAAGGTGATTTATCATACCTCACGAGATACTGCTTCTTATTATCATCGATAGAGATCGCCATCACTAATAGGTGTCAACTTACTCTTATACTATTTTATATGGGTTACTATGTTTAAAGATGGTACTAAATCTAAAAACCATTATCCCTCATATCTTTTTGCATCTCCTTTATCTTCTTACTTAACTCCCTTCGTTCCCTCCTATTTAAAGGTTTACCATCACCCCCGACTGTAAATTCTATCTTTGGCGGCTTAACTAGTTGCCACCCGCTTTTAATTAACTCATCTTTTACGAATATTGCTTCAGCTAAATCTTTGTATATCGCTTGCATTCTTTCTGCATGGTCGCTAAGATCCATATTGAACACACCCACTATATTGTTATCTTGAGACATGTTACAGATCCATGTTAATTTTCCATTAGTTTCCGGACAATACAGACCAAATGGTAGGGAGCCATCCTCTCTATTTAGAGTATTCTCTATAGTTATACCATCAGGACCTAACTCCCCCTCTTTATACGTAGCCATTAGCTATGTATAATATTCTTTTAATTCGAAGTACTGCTACTTTGGGGAACTCTTTTGGAAAGTCAACTTCACGGAAGTACTTCTTCGAAGTTATCTGGAGGTATTTGAAATGAAAATAATATAAGTATATGTTACCTCATAGTAGTATGTCAGGTTATATAATAAACACCCCCGTGGTATTCCCAAGCGGTGGAAGTGTGACCTATCAAGCAACGTCAAACCAACAAGTATTCGGAACTGGCAATACTACCACCTTATCAGTATCAGCACCTGCATCTTCTGTTACATATACCCTACCAGATGCAGGAGGTAACGCTAATATCATACTAGATACAGCCGGAGCACTTACAATTACTAATACACCTAGCGCCCCTCAGATTCTATCGGCGTCTTCAGCTACCCAAGCAGCATGGGTCAATGCATCTAGTGTAGCTATTACTACTATAAATGGAACAGCCAATCAGATCACCGCTAATACTGTAAGTGGGACTACTACACTATCTATACCAGCTACATTTATAGCCCCTGGCACAATACAAGATACGACAGGTATGAAGTACTCAACTACAAATTCTATCACAGCTGCCGGCGCTACCCAGGCCACAGCCACGGTACTAACTACCTCCTATAACGTTGTAACAACAGTAGCTGCCAGTACTGGTGTAGCTCTTCCAACTGGTACCGCTGGTCTAAGGGTAGTTGTGGTGAACAGAGGTGCCAATACCTTGAACGTATACCCTGCTAATGGTTCGGGGGCATCTATCGATGGAGCTGCTGCTAATACGGCTGTTACATTACCTGTAAATGCGAGCGCTACCTACCAAGCTGTATCTGCCACTCAATGGTATACTGTAGATATTCCGTTGACAGCTGGTACCGCCACAAGTGTTACTTATAACAATGGCAGTGTATCCGTCAACAATACAGGTGTGACATCTATCGCTGGAACTGCCAACCAAGTTACTGCTTCCGCTGCTACTGGTTCTGTGACACTATCTACCCCTGCAACATTTATAGCCCCGGGTACCATACAAGATACAACAGGTATGAAGTACTCAACTACTAATTCGATCACAGCTGCTGGTGCTACCCAGGCCACTGCTACGGTACTAACTACATCTTTCAACGTCGTGACTACTGTGGCTGCCAGTACTGGTGTTGCATTACCCAGTGCTACAGCAGGTTTGATAGTAACTGTAGTAAATAGGGGTGCCAATACACTAAACGTATATCCTGCAAATGGCTCTGGAGCATCCATTGACGGGGCCGCTGCAAATGCTGCAGTTACCCTAGTTGCTAATGCTGTAGCTACTTATCAAGCTGTAAGTGCAACTCAATGGTATACTGTAGACATCCCTGTAACTGCTGGTGCTGGTATAACTGTGACTTACAATAACGGAAACGTCTCTATTGCTAGCTCCGGTGTTACATCTATTACAGGTACTGCCAACCAGATTACCGCGTCAGCATCGACAGGATCTGTGACACTATCTACTCCTGCTACGTTTATAGCACCCGGAACCATTCAAGATACAACAGGTATGAAGTATTCAACTACCAACTCTATCACAGCTGCTGGTGCTACACAAGCTACTGCTACGGTACTAACTACTTCCTATAACGTTGTAACCACAGTTGCGGCCAGTACTGGTGTCGCTCTACCTGCTGCAAGTGCCGGGTTGATAGTAACAGTGGTGAACAGAGGCGCCAATACTTTGAACGTATACCCTGCTAATGGTTCAGGGGCGTCGATTGATGGTGCTGCCGCCAACGCTGCTGTCACTCTAGTTTCGAATGCGGTGGCTACCTACCAAGCTGTTACAACAACTCAATGGTATACTGTAGACATCCCCGTAACTGCTGGTGCTGGTATAACTGTAACATACAACAACGGAAATGTGTCCATTGCAAGCTCTGGTGTAACATCTATCACTGGAACAGCCAACCAGATTACAGCGTCTGCCTCAACCGGTGCAGTTACTTTATCAACACCTGCCACATTTATAGCACCTGGCACAATCCAGGATACGACAGGTATGAAGTACTCAACTACAAATACTATTTCCGCCGCTGGTGCCACCCAGGCGACAGCTACGGCACTAACGACTTCATTCAACGTCGTGACTACTGTTGCATCCAATACAGGTGTGGCACTACCAACTGCCACTGCCGGTCTAAGGGTGGTTGTAGTGAACAGAGGTGCTAATACCCTCAACGTATATCCGGCAAATGGTTCAGGTGCGGCCATAGATGGAGCGGCTGCTAATGCTGCTGTTCTATTACCAGCCAATGCATCTGCTACATATGAAGCGGTAACAGCTACCCAATGGTATACTGTAGATGCTCCATTGATCGCAGGCACATCTACTACTGTTACATATGGCAATGGTACTGTAGCTGTCAATAATACAGGTGCCACATCTATCACAGGCACTGCTAACCAAATCACAGCTTCAGCCTCAACAGGAGCAGTGACACTATCTACCCCTGCAACTTTCATAGCCCCTGGAACCATACAAGACACAACAGGCATGAAGTACTCGACTACAAATACTATTTCAGCTGCTGGTGCCACCCAAGCTACGGCTACCGTTTTAACCACCTCTTTCAACGTCGTAACTACAGTAGCTTCAAGTACTGGTGTGGCTCTTCCAACTGGTACCGCTGGTCTAAGGGTAGTTGTAGTGAACAGAGGTGCTAATACCCTAAATGTATATCCTGCTAATGGTTCAGGTGCATCCATAGACGGAGCCGCCGCTAATGCTGCTGTTACTTTGTCTGTCAATGCGGTAGCTACATATCAAGCTGTATCTGCTACACAATGGTATACTGTAGACGAGCCTCTAACTGCCGGTGCTGGTATTACAGTAACTTATAACAACGGAAATATCTCTATTGCAAGCTCTGGTGTAACATCTATTACTGGTACAGCCAATCAAATTACTGCTTCAGCCTCGACCGGCGCTGTTACTTTGTCCACACCCGCGACTTTCATAGCACCTGGAACCATACAGGATACAACAGGTATGAAATATTCGGCTACCAACTCTATTACAGCCGCCGGTGCAACTCAAGCTACTGCCACAGCACTAACTACCTCTTTCAACGTCGTAACTACTGTAGCCGCCAGTACTGGTGTTGCTCTACCTACAGCTACAGCAGGGTTACGAGTCGTTGTTGTCAATAAAGGTGCTAATACACTAAACGTATATCCTGCTAACGGTTCCGGTGCTTCTATTGATGGTGCTGCTGCTAATGCCGCTGTCACTCTAGCTGTAAATGCAACCTCCACCTATCAAGCTATTACCGCCACCCAATGGTATACTGTAGACCCTGAGATAGTAGCTGGTACCAATATTGTTGTAACGTATGGAAATGGTAATACATCTGTGGCTACTACAACTACCCCCACATTTGTCTCGGAGACCTTGACCGCTACAACTAACCAACTTGTCCTAGGTACTACTAACACAACTACTATAAGCGCTACGGCACCAGCAGCATCTGTTACGTACACTCTGGCTGATGCTGGTGGTAATGCGAATATCCCACTTGCTACCAATACAGCTACAGTTGGATTTGTTTTGACAGCCACTGGGGCGAACTCTATAGCCACATGGCAGAATCCTGTAGTTACAGGTATAAATAAAACACTATATCTTGGTACTGGCAATAGTGGCGGTTCTGCCGTATTTACACCGCCTGCAAGTACTACACAAATGTATCTAACATTGGTAGGTGGTGGTGGTGCTGGTGGTGGTTCACCTACGGCGATAGGTGGCGGTGGTGGCGCTGCACATGCCATAAATAAACTACCTCTGCCACTTACACCAAATGTCAATCCATCAGCGATAACTATAGGTGCTGGTGGTCTAGGTGCTGTATCTACTGGTACAACAACAGCACCTGGCAATTCATCATTCTTGTTTAATTGCACTATCTACAATACTGGTACAGCGGCTGCAACAGCTAGCACAACTATCACAGGTACTGGCACGGCATGGTCTGCTAATGTTGCAGGGGGTACATTTACATCCGGCGCCACAACTGTACAGATCTCATCATGGACATCAGCCACCTCTATTACTGTGGCTAGCGCCGTAACGGTATCTGGATCTTACAACATCTATTACAACAGCGATACCATGTCTAGCTCTGGTACCGTTGCTCAAGCTACAACTACTATCACAGGTACCAGCACATCATTCAACTCATCAATGGTCAACGGAATTATAGTATACAGTACAGCAGTGATAGCTAATATTACCGCTTTTACTAGTGCGACCTCTCTCACCGCGTCTCAATCCCAAACTGTAGCTGGCGGCACAACATATAATTTATACTATGGAACCCCACAAATCGATACTGGTAACGCGGGTGTTGCGACTGTAGGTACTGGGGGAGTCTCATCAACAACTGTAACAGGGTCAGGCACATCATTTACATCTGCCTTTATAGATGGAAGTTTGATCGCCGCTGGTGTTATGACGAAGATAGTAAATGTTGTAAGTTCGACATCTTTGACTGTAAGCCCTGCTGTATCTATAGCAAATGGATCTACCTATAAATTATACTATTCTAACTCCCAAACCATTAACTATATAGCATATGGTGGTGGTACAGGTTTTACATCTGGTGCTGGTGGAGGGGGTGGTGGCGCCGGTGGTGCTGATACTACAGGAAGCGGTGGCCCTGCTGCTACTGTATGGCCCCAACTTGGACCTACTGGTGGGGCTGGTGGTGCGGCCAGTAACATAGGTGCCCCTGGATCTGTTGCTGGGTTCAGTGTCTCTGGTGGAGGTGGCGGCGGCTCTACTAAACAAGGTGCTAACTCGTCTGGTGGTATAGGTGGTGCATCTGGTGCAAATATTGGTGGTGGTGGTGCCGGCGGGTTTAGAGGGAATGGTGGTGGTGGTGGCATATCATTCGTTGGAAGTACAAATACTATACTCATAGGTACTGGAGCTGGTTCTACTGGTGCCAACCCCTCGACATTTACGGCATTGACGGGGGCTGAAACTAATATATTCGTATCTCAATTCGATTACATATATGTTGGTGTAAACATACCATTTTCAGGTATCAGCTATGCGGATACTACAAACGCATCTTCCACTATATCACCAGCCTTCCAATATTCTCTGGCAGGATCAACATGGACCACTATCTCTTCGGCAAACGATGTGAACGATGGAACAGTTGGGTTCACAATTGGTTCGGGCGGTCCATTTTTCCTCACCTTCCGCGGTCCGCCATACCTTTCAGCAACTAGCCCGTGGACACAGCAGCTAGTAAATGGTACCTCTGCTTATTGGTTTAGGATCCAGCGTACTGCTGTAACCGTTACGACTAAACCAAAGGCTACCACAGGCAATCTTTTGGTCGTGGGGGGTATCAATGGTGGATACAGTGCTGGAGCTAACACTGGCGCTGGTGGTGGAGGTGGACTATCTGAGGGTGGTGAAGGTACCGTTGCAGTGTCAGGTGGTGATGGTGGTAGTGGTTTCTGCGAGTTATGGTACGAATAAATTCCAAGAAGTAAAAGTAGGGGTGTTAGATAATGGCGACCACGTTAGCTGTAGGTACTGGCACTCTATCAAATATCACATCTGGTACCAATAATTTAGCTGTAGGGAACAATACAGCTCTAAATATTACAACCGGCTCTGGCAATATCTATTTAGGTAATTCACTGGGTTCGGTAAATGAATCGAATACACTAAGGATCGGTACTATTATAACAGGGAATACCTCTACCAACGTATTAAATGCTCTGACTATAACAAATATAACACTTACGAATACTACTAATCAGATGGTTCTAGGCACTACAAATACAACAACTATCAACTCTGTTGCACCTGCATCCTCTCAAACAGTTATAATCCCCGATCAATCAGCCAACCTTGGTGCATCAAGTACGGTTGTATTAACATCGAATACTATTACATATATGAAGACTGGTACCTATACCGTAACTATTGGTGATGGTACCAATAACTTTACCCTATCTAGCTCTACAGCATGGTTTAGTGTCATAGGAGATACAGTTAATTTCTGGTTGAATGCATCATGGACTAGCAAAGGAAGTGCGACGGCTGGTTTGCCTGTTGTGATAAGCCTTCCATTTACACCTTTTAGTGGAGGGACTAATTTCCGTGGACAAGCGGCTATAACTTATGCGGTAAACGTAACTTATACAGGTACATTGGCACCCTTATATAACGGTACCGCTGCCTCAATGTTATTAGTTGGTATAGTTAGCGCTGGTACACCTACTGTAATTACAGTAGCTGGTATGGGTGCAACAGGACAACTTATAATCGGTGGTGCTTATAGGACATCATAGTCACCTACTTTCTTTTTCTTCTCTAAGATTAGAAGAAAAAATATTCTATCACCTGAAAGGCGACGAAATTTTTCGTTCATAACCTCTCTTCGATAAACCCTTCTATGGTACGTTCTATGCTATCTAAATATTCGTCTATACCTTCTTTGGCCTTTAGTAGATCTATATTAACATCATATATAGCTGCCCTAGTCTGAGTATATACTTTATCTACCTCCCCACCCCCACTAGTATGAGACTTCTTGATAGTTTCAGTCTTGTCCAATATAGCAGACAGACTAAGTATATGTTCCTTTAGTGTTTCTTCTTTTTGGTTGTACAACCCCAACTCTGTATTAACCTTCTTCACTAGATCTTGGACGATGATAGTTATATTCTCTATCTTACCTATCCTAATCATCTTATCATTCTCTTCCATTATATCATACATAGTCACAATCTCTGTCTCAAGATCTGTCTCCTCTGGCAAATCAACACCCTTCATCTTCTTATACAGATCAGGTAAAGAGATACTTATATAGATTATACCTCTCGGACTATCTATCTCACTAATATTAGGGGGTATAGCGTTATCTTTCCTATAGTTTAGCGATGTTTTCAACGCTTTGGATCTATCAACTGTATATTCCATCTCCTCTGATTCACTCTCTTCGGAAAGATCATCAACAAACTCGAGCTCGACGATCTGTTCTGGTGATGCATCGGGTACTATGATTTTTTCGGTATCCGGCATCTCTACATCGTCTATATCCTCTGACAAATTTGGTAGTACTATCTTCTCACCATGTTTCTCTATAACTTGGGTAGCGCTACTTATTAGATCGCTAAGTTCATCTGTCTCTTTTAACTGTTCCTCAACTTCACCATCACCTATAATATGTTGTAGGATATCTCCATTATTACGATAGATGTACACTATCTTATTAGTTATGGACACCAAATCACAGACCAAGATCGAACCACGTATACCATTGATATAATCTATCTGATCTTCTGACACACGGCAACTAGTAGCACTAGAGACCTTGATAGTTTTATAGGTGTCCATATCATATACTAACTTATACTTTTGAGGTACATGTACCAAGAATGTTCTTTGGAGCCTTGGAGACCTTATCTCTATAAGTTGGATATGATCAGCTTTATGGGTATTTAAAGAGGATATCCACACCGAAGATATAAGGTAAGATTTCTTGGATAATATACTTGCGAGTAATTTGAATGAAAGGGTATTGGTATCCATTGGTGTTACTCTATTATTTTTTATAGTAAGTTCTACTTAAATCAGATTTATCCTACGGATTTAAAATAATATAGCAAGGTAGTAGTTCATGGACGGAACGGTGAAAATGTTCATAGCAGGTGTCGTAGTAGGCGCTCTGCTAGTATATGCCTGGTATTATTACAGATCATCAGAAAAGTTCCAAGAGGAGCAAAAACAGCCAGAAAAGCCAGAACCGCCAAAACAGACCCCTCAACTAGTTCTTTTGTACTCTAACGGTTGCGGACATTGCCACCGTCTAATGCCGGTTTGGGAAAAGATAGAAGAAGCGCTAAAAGATTCCCCCGTACAAGCCATAAAGATAGAGATGAGCCAACCAGAGGCAGCGGGCCATGAAGTTAAGGGTGTACCAGCCATAAGATTGTTCCCTCATGGTATGTCGCAAGGTTTTATTGAGTATTCACCACAAGTACAAGGTATCAAAGGGGATAGATCACTAGATGATATCATGCGTTTCTCAGCTATAGCACAATCTGCCTAAGTCCAAAAATTGAAATATCACAATATACTATGTGATATCATGCTCCCATAGTATGTGTTGGCACTATGCAACGTGTAGTGAATGTGGACACCAGGTACAATGTACAGCTTACTGTGGATGCGATGATGATGAGGAGTGCAGAAGCAGAGGCCACAGAGACTGCAAAGAGCTAGATAAGTGTACGGAATGCTATGAAGATCTTTGTAGCGACTGTTACAAAGCATCTAAGGTATGCAAGGAATGTGTGAGAAAGAGCAAGTGTGTCTATGTCCTTGTTCACTACGGCGAAAAGGTTACACAGATTGGGGTATTTTCTACCCACAGCCTAGCTCGATATATTGCTCTTGATGAAGATGTCGAAGACTTTTACAGAGGTTCTTTGGAATCTGAGAGTTTTAAGATACATGAGATGCAGGTTATTACAGCGGATAATGTGTATGATATGAAAGAGAAACTAAGGCGTCCTTCCACACCAACCTATGATAGGACATAGAAAAAATGTGTATATGTATATACGTATGTTTATACCTCGGTCCAAAAATTGAAATCAACATGCAACTTTATACCCATCATCAGTCTACCACGAAGACTAATAGTAGTATGTTGGTCGATACTCGTCAATACACTACTGCGCTCGGTTATGGTAATACCACGCGGTTCCGTAACTATCGCTCTTTTGAGGAGCTGGAGGTAATGAGTCTGGGCAGGCGTCTGGACATGATCGCCCAGATTTTGGTGCGCTTGGACGACCCCAAGGAACGTTCTCGCACTACCCCGGCAGAGCTGCTCGCCTACAAGCTCCGTACGCGCTTCCTCATCATGGCGCTCATCCCTCGTTCAAAGGCGACTGAGGAGATTCAGGCATTTATGCACGCCACCAAGGGGGTCATGGATGATGTGCTGACATGCCCCAGCCAGAATGAGAGCGAGATCCACATCATCTCTGGATACAGTCTGGCCTTGGCACAACTCTACGAGGGGCACTCTGATGGCAGCTACGCGACAACATTCGACAATACGGAGGAGGTCTTTGGGATGTACCGCCATAGCCTGTGGCTAGCTGGTTCCCACTAAAACTGAGGCGAGCTGACTGCTTCGCTTCATAAAAGGTATGCTTTTCTCTTTTTTACTTATCTCATCTAGAGACAAGTATAAAACACTTTAGATGACGACTAAACCCTTTCTCTCATAAGAAAATTGATAAATGCATAGCATAAACATATATGCTATGCTTCTATGAGTGGCACTGAAGATTGCAGCGAGGAGGTCAGTAATGCTATCAAAGGGTGCGGCGAGGAGATTTATGATGCTATCAAAACATACGTCAAGAGCACAGCCAAGAAGAATTACTATGATCGCACCCCTACAGAGAAGCAGCTCCTGACCAAAATCTCCGAGATCATCGCTGAAATTACAGGTAATGACAAAATCAAGGATTCGTTCCAGGACGACACTGTTCCTGGATTTTCTTCAGATGAACGTATGTGAATACTAAGACCTAGATAGATGTAGAGCTCGACTCTTCTGCTATATCTGGATGTGTTCTTTGGTCAGGTGATATAGTTGAGATAACAAATGTATGGTTCTTATACTTTTTGGCTAACCTCTTCAACCTCTGTAGCTCACTAGCCAAGTATCTCCACCATGTCAACCCCGGCCCTACTAAACTATACGTATGTTCATATCTCTTTGTCTTCACATATCCTGTATCTATAGGATATACACCTATACACCTTAGTAGTTTGAGTGATGCTTTGATCTTTTGATAGAGTACATCTCCACAACTGAACAGAAGATCGTTACCATAAGATATAGTAACATACTCACATTTGCGTCTATGTCGAAGTTTGGTTTCACAACCATACTTGTGGGTTGAACACACCACTTCATCATTCTCTGATAATCTGAAGAAAGGTTTAGTGACTAAGATAGGCTTGTTGTTATCTAGTATATAGAACACACGAGCCATCAATAATTCTGAACGAATGCTCTAAAGAGATATAATTGCTATGTACTTGTAACAAGTACATATAAACGCTCCCGGAGGGCTTCGATCCCTCAACCCCTAGCTTAGAAGGCTAGTGTACTGCCAGTTGTACTACGGAAGCCTTCTTATTACAAGAAGGCTTTCACAGACGCTCTCGGAGGGAATTGAACCCTCAATCTCCAGCTTAGGAGGCTGGCGCTTCGCCATTAAGCTACGAGAGCCTTCTTATGTTACAAGAAGGCTCGAAAATGCTCCCGGTGGGTTTCGATCCCACGGCCCCGGCGTTATAAGCACCGTGCTCTGCCAACTGAGCTACGGGAGCCTTCTTTTTCCAAGAAGGCTCGATTAGAATGCTCCCGGTGGGTTTTGATCCCACTATTTCAGCGTTATAAGCACTGCGCCTTTCCGATTCGGCCACGGGAGCTGGGTGGTCCTCCGAGCTGAGGACGATTGTATACTCGTCGTGAATCTTTTATTTCAGTTTTTTCTGTATACGTGGTTGTTCTCGTGTAAGATGAATTTGGTCCTTAGTAACTATATCTATACCGCCAGATATTTTTGTGTACGAACGGAGTCGACTTTTCAAGTATAAGACTATGATGTATGTTATGTAATGGAGGAATGGAACTTACTATTTCCAGGTGGACAGAAATATCAATCGGTAAGTCAAGATACAGACAGTTCGCAACGAGCTAATTTGCTAAAGGGTAAGCCATGGTCTTTTCTCAATCTTCTACCAATCCCTGTTACTCTCTATGTTACATACCCTGTCGAGCTAGATCTCATAGATACCATACCTGCCAATGGTAAATTAACAGCAACACGTACAAAGTCCGGTCGTGCTATAGATGGGAACATGGACCTACATGTCACATATAAAACAGGTGATGTAGAGTATGAGATCCTTAGACCTGTGACCTTGTTCTATGATAGTCGCTCTGTAAGGATAGGTGATGTAGTACAGGATAGCAGAGACACTACAACTACTATACGAACCCATTGTGACATCTCTGGTATACGTGTACACAACCATATAGGTATCCCTCTCAACATCTCATTCCTAGGTAATATAGTAGCTAGTGTAGAAAAAGATAATGGGACCAGCTTTATGATGGGTTCACCCAATAGCGTATTCCTAAATAATGATGGTCGTGGGTTTAGGTTCGGAGATGTCCTGTCATTTTCTTTCAGAGACGGGACAAAGTATTGCGATGTACAAATAATAGATAACTACATGTCTGATATATATGTTGGTACCATCCAGCAAAAATTCGTCGAACAGCTTAGAGATTACTATAGCTATAATCCGTACCTTGACATTAACGCTCTCAAGTACTTTGACAGGAACGTAACAGCTTACTATGGCTACTGAGTTGTTTGACTTTCTACAGATTTTCATTGTTAATGAAAATATTTCTACATCGTTGTGGTTGCATCTATTTGGCGTCTCAATCTTCTTGACCTTCGCAGCCAGGTCTAGCGGCGTCTTCGATAAGACGATCATGTTCGCGATCCCAAGCATCTCGAAGACCAAATGTCAGTAGTTCCTCTTGTGCCCCGCAGTCTTCCATGATTTCATCGTGGGAGAGTATACGAAGTCCTTTGGTGTTGTACCGTGTATGTTGATCATTCGTCAACACCATGCAATCGACAAAATACCCTTCGTCGCTCTTCCTACCTACCAACACAGACGCCGCATCAATCATGCATGTGTAGGCTTTTTCGCAGAGAACCCGATACTCAGAGTAAGACATCTATGAAGCATTCAGATTACTGGGTTCTGCATTCACATTTCAGTTTTTCTATGAGATACAAAATATAATGTGTAGAAACCACACAATATTTGTACTTTTCATACCTGTAATAACTATCCTTTGCTCATGTATTCATCTATCTCCCTATCCAATTGTTGACGATACCTTTCTGGATCTCGCATAAAATATTCATCTAACTCTCTATCTAGATCCTCTTTGGTAACTTCTCCAACGGTAGTAGGACGACAATCCCAGTCGCGTTCATCTTCTTCAGAATCAAGTTCATCATCTTTGGCGGATAGAGTAATACTTGGATGTAGATGTACAGAGAATGGTATGCAGTTGTAAACCTTCTTTAGGTGTTCATCAGACAATGCATATATACATCTTACCGCGCTATCGATAAGTATGTTTCTAATTGTTTTAGTCTGAGTATATGGAATCCTAATAGTATCTAGCCCGGTAAAAAGTTTAAGCTCTCGATTACTTAGCTTTCTTAGATATTTACACACCGCAGAATGAACGAAACTACTTTCGTCGCCTTTCAGGTGAAGATCTTTTCGTTGGATACATTTTTTCTTATGAGGTACATTACGACACAGCTCTGCAAAACGATCGTCTATTTTGATATTCGTATATCCTTCATCGCGAGTTTGAAGCGAACGTCGATCTTCCAGGTAGTAAACACGACGAGCCATGGCGACTATTTGTGTGAGATATATAGATTATTTCAGTTTTGTTACGTTCGACCATCTCGTTCGCATATACCACACCTTGTAGTACCTGGCACCTCTTTGACATCACAAATATTAGTGAATTTCTCATTACATACACAACACCTCTCAAAGATAAGGATACATACTTCACACATTTCGTACCTGCTGTACAGTGTCGATTTTACGTTATTACACCTTTTGCATTTATTTTTGATACGACACTCTTCACACCAAACCTGTCTCGGTATCGCTGTATTCTGACAGTAACAGCATATAGGTTGACACCCCTTACACAACTTATCTACAGCACGCTTATCAAACGTTCCGCACTTAATACAGGTATATCTCTCATTATCATAACACTCATCGCAAACATATCTGGCGCCGTATGGATGAAATTGGCGGCCTCGTTTTGGCATCTTGGAACATACACAACACCTCTGATTCAGACATTCCGAGCATACGAGTAGATCGATGTGTTCTATTAAATTACAGTGTCTACCATCACATCTATCACATGCATTATGTGTTTCGTTGCATGTCATACATTGAATCCGTGCACAGCCAAAATAGCTATTACACCAAGCACGGCAGCTATCACATACCGGGTTGGTACAATCATCACATGTCGCTAATATACGATCTGCCCTCTTACCACAGACACATGCCAATCGTAGCTTTACAAGGTCGACTAGATGGAGGTGTGTATGGGCCAGCTTTACCATGGTACTTATCTCTGATAATAGTTGTCTCTCTGTCATATCCAAGTATACCAAGTTCGTATAGGAAGATGGTCCATCTATTCATTTTTATCTTCCCCTTTGTTTTCGGTTTCAACGAATTTCGAATCGACGCTCTCTGTATCGAACCCCAGATATAGTACCTTTTTTCCAGTACTTGTAGTAAATGAAGCAACATGTTGAGGTTGGCTATGTTCGTCGAAAAATCCGCAGTGGTGGCGCGATTTAATATGTTGTTCTAATTCATCGCTATGGCTACTTACCCTAATACACACCGAGTCTCGTAGGTGGAAATCGATGGTTCGTTGTGCTTCTATAGTAGACGATGGAACTTTATCTTGGCTACGTTGTACTACACTTACATGCCAAGAGCTAAAATAGATAAAAGATACCAAGTCGTGCACCATCATAGGTATACCAGCGCTAGTTTGTATCTTGTATTGGGTGGTTTCAATAATCTCTTTTACCTTACACTCCAATCGTTCTATGTATCCACAACCTAACAAGATATAGTCATAGTTATCTCGGTGAAGATCGACAAAATTGGTAGTGGACATGGACTTATACCTATAATTTATCAAGTCCAAAATTGAATTTTTCTATCACATTTCCAACGAACTGTGTTATACTTATGATGTACTTATGTAACAAGCCAATTGGTATGACGCCGGCAGAATGTTGCAAAAAATTAAAAGAGAAGCTAGGGAAGCAGGTAAAGGTTGGGTTCGCCTGTCGTCTGGATCCAATGGCCTATGGTCTACTCCCTATCATAGTCGATGGTACCTCTGATACGTATGATAAATTCAACGGCTGTGATAAGGTCTATACCTTCAAACTTATCTTAGGTTACTCTACCACTTCATATGATATCTTAGGTGTACCGACGATAATCAAAGACAAGCCACCTTTTGATCTAGATACTATTAGAGCATTGGAAGAAGATACATATCCAGCTTACTCTAGTAAATCTGTGACAGATCCATCTACAGGTAAGAAGGTCTGTTTGTGGAAGCTAGCCAAGGATGGTAAGATACTACCAGAAACAGAGCTACCCAAGAGGAAGATCAAAATATATGATATCCATGCATTAAAGGAAAAGTACCTAAGCCCTTCAAAGTTACTCCAAAAGATAGAGAGGTACATTTCTCTGCTAGGCCCAGGGCATACATTCGAAACAGATGCTATCATTGGTGGTTGGAAGGAGATGTTGAGCGAACACCCTCATGAGATCAAAATCATATCCCTTTCAGCCAAGGTAAGCTCTGGCACCTATATTCGTAGTTTGGGTAATAAGTTAGGTGGTGTATGTTATGATATTTGTAGGGTGAGTGCTGGTGGCTTGGCTATGGATACGAAAAAATATGAGTTAGAATTTACCTCACTTTAGCTATCTCAGGGGTAGGTGTATAAAATAACCATAATATACACTATGGTTATAGATTCTCTGTTTTTCTTTTAAATTAAAAAAGTTGACAATAGCAATGTCGTTCCATGTGGTTGATGATGTAGATGCTACTACCGTAAAGGCTTTCCAAACGTTTAAGCTCCCGGTTGTCTTTTTAACTTTAGCGCCTGTGGTATTCCCTACCCCTACCAAGGGCTTCATGCTCCTAAATTCAAACCCCGCACTCCACGTAAACGGTTGCGCTGATGTATGGTATGCCGATGGTGTTACTTGGCATCAACTAGAACTTTGCCAGAATAACTTAGGTTAACTCTTTGGTGTTCTTTATTCTGCGAGCATCCTAGCTTTTAGTATGTTTATACTAAAAGTACAAATGAACTTACTTAGGCACACCAAGGTTAGCCAATTCATCGGCGAGTTCATTACCTTCAATACCAGAATGTCCCTTAACCCACTTAATATTCAACTTGGACCCTGCAACGACTATCTCGCCACATGCCTTGACGATATCCTTCCAAATATGGTCATGTTTCACAGGGCCATTATCCGCCTTCTTCCACCCTTTTGACATCCACGAGCTAATATACCCAGGGAAGCTTACCGCCTTGCCCATCTTTGACAAACCTAGCTCACCCTCCTTTACACCTTTACCCAGCAGCGCCTCCACGACATAGCTACTATCTGTATGTAGTGTATAGTTGCACAACCCCTTACACATCCTTAGCATATTAAGGAAGGCGGTTAGCTCCATCTCTTGGTTAGTTGTCTGTTCCTTACCACCATAGTCGATAAAACGATAACCATCAAAACCAAAAGAAGGGGCGCCATTCATATACAAGACAGCACCCCAACCACCACGACCGGGGTTACGTTTACAGGCACCATCAGAGTAACCGTTTACAACTTGCAAATTTTCGCCCATTTAGAACATTATATATTTTGTGGTTAGGATGAAGTATCAATTTTTGGGGGAGAGAAAGTAATGGTCGTATGGACGAGTGCGTTTTCATCGAATTATCATCAAGGATCCATACTTTTCGTCAAAGTGCTAAAAAGAATGTTAGTTAGTTACAGTAGTACTACTGGCGTATGTACCATAGGTTAAGAAAAGAGGTCTATGAAAAGGCTGCTAAGATCATATACCCCTATAAAAAAGATATTACAGATGATGATTTGCGTATATTGTTTGATATATACGATGACGTATTCTTTGATAACGAGATTACAACCAAACTTGAGAATTTAGGGCAAACCATCTTTTTTGAAGCCACCCATAGAACTAGTGGTGTAGCTGGTATTATTACGGTAGGTGAAGATAACTACACTATAGATATATCTATCACTATACTAGATATGTTGTTCTCTGAAGGTAAGAGGGGATCACCTTTAGCATTGGGTATAGGATGTGACACAAGGTTGGAATGTCTGATGTTGCTGATGGAGCACCAACTGGTCCACCTTATGATGATGGTTTGGGATCTATACGGTAGAGAGCCAGAAGAGTTATATGGCGAACACGGGTCTCTTTTCAAGTGCGCTTCCAATAAATTCTTCGGACATACCAATCCGCATCATGATCTAGGTATAATATCTATAAATTTAGAGTCGCCCCCTTCTCTGGCCGAGGAACGTTTAGAGTCCAAGATCATACCGACCAAAGGATATGTGTACTGGGAGAATAGTTGTTATATAGACTCATTACTCGTTACTATCTTGAATAACGTTAGTAGGTTCTGGAGAAGGCATATACTTTTCGATAGTCTAGATCACACCTATCTGAAACCACTAGAGCGTTGTCCATCTGTCGAGGTAAAAGATATAGCACGAGAGATACAGACAGAGCTAAAACGTGACTTTTTTGATTTTCTCGCAGGTAAACAAGAGCCTAAGATGTGTACCAAGGTCAGAGAGGCTCTTGGGCGGTGCTTAAGCCTTAAACAGGGTGGGAGATGGTCCATCCAGAATGTGGCTGATATGTATAGTACATTATGTATCTTATTCCCAGATATAACGCTAGATATCCCATATAGGGTGAGAGATAAAAAGAAAGTAACGGAGCTAAGGTATTCCAAGGACTATATGTTAACGATGTGGGACTATATGGACCCTCTAACTATGGGGGAGAAATTTAAAGAGATACAGTGGGGGTTATGCCATTCACCTGTACTTGTCTTTACCAATGGAGGGGTCCCTCGAATAGTAAACTTTGCCGATCCAGACCCAGAAGATATAGATGATATTCGTATAACTAAGAGGGATGTATTTGGGGACGCCATAATAGATGGTAAATATCGTATAGTAGGTGTAGTAGTATTGCTAGGGGTGAGCCACAAAGAGAGTGATACAGGCAAGCATTATGTCGCTTACTTTATGGGACCTACCAAAAAGTGGTACTATTACAATGATATTAGTAGTAATATTACAGAGATAGACGAGCTGCCAGAATCTGTATGGCATGAACGTGGTGGAAGTATGCCGGCCATGTACTTTTACTCACGTACGTAAAAATTGAATATGCCATAAACTTATCGAAGAATATTCGCTCGATGATAGGAAAGACTTTTATCATACTCTTACTCATCGCTTTCGTTTTAGGGCAGTTTGAACATTACTGTTCCAATGGCGTTGGAGACGGTTCTTACTGTCTCTACAGTAGTCGTCTGATAGTATGTAGAGATGGGCATAACGCGGTAAATAAGGTATGTGATCATGGTTGTCGAGATGGTTTGTGTATACCTGCATCATTCTGCACAGATCAAACACTTTATAATTCGTCCCAAGTGGTATTCTGTAGAGAAGCGTTAACCTTTCGATCCTATACGTTATACTTTGATCAAAGGAATAACCTTACCAATTCTGACGAGATGGCAGCTTCCCTATATTCTAGTTTGATCTTTGGTAATGTATCATCGGAATGTAGTAATCAGATCTATATGTATGCATGCGCTGTATATTTTCCTGATTGTGAGGCACGGGGTGATACATGTAGGGAGTTTGCTGGTAGATGTTCCTCGAGTCAAGGACTGGATATCGATCTACCTGCTTCCAAGTGTATATGGAAGGAGAGTAACGCAACACTATATGCAGCAGTAGGAGCTATGTGTATTATGGCGATCGCTATCATCCTCACTGTAGTTTATATGATCCTACATCGAAGGGCTCAAAGTCAACTAAGTTCGTATCAAACTATTTAATAACCTTGCCAAGTTTTCCTCTAGTACAGAGGAAAATTCTCGGCCTTGCTTTTTTGGATTTACTGATCTCTGCAGCACTTTGCCTCTCTACCATACTCTGACTGGTAGCACGGTCCAAAATCTGGAGGGCATGCCGGTTGATTCGGACCACATGGTAAACAATCCTTACCGAAATCTTCTATTATCTCATACCCCTCTTTCTTGCGGAGTAGTAAGATTACAATAATGGCAGCTAGTAGACCTATGATGATCCCATGTTTGGTGTCGATGGTATCCATTAACTATTGGGTAGAAAGATTCATCTGAAATAAATTTAGGGTTTGTAATTTAGGTAGGTAGTGTAATGGATTGGAGAGACCCGTCAAAGGCGTATAATATAGTACGTGATTGGGATATGGCACAAGGTTTTGGCGACCCTTCTGATGAGATAGTATACATACGTCGTGACCTAGATATCAGGCACATCAGCATAGAGAACAGTGGCGAGAGGTTGATAGCTATAGCGATCACAACATACCCTCAGGGCGGGCCTGTACCAAAACCTAATTTCGTACTCAGAGGGGGTGGGGTAAAACATGTAGGTGTAAATACTATAGGCGGACCCATGCAGTACATATGGATGCTAGACCCTGTCAATGGTAAATGTGTTGGTTATCCTTTTCCTTTGAGAACGGATACTAACCAATTTGTACTACGTGATGGTCTTAACTTGTGGTGGGTACAAGCGTTCCAGTCTTCTGGTTTCAAAGGTTGGTAACTTATGATGAACGCATTTAAATATATTTGAGTTGTGAACAATGGTACATTCTTTAGTGGTGATAAAGGAACCGTTAGACACCCCTGTACCTGATAAACCTATAAGCTTCCCTAAATTGGAAGGGTTGCATCTAGAGCTGACAGAGAATAAGAAGAAGTTAAAGAGAAACCTTCCCCCGATAAAGATCCAACCTGTTAAACCATTGCCCCCTCCTAAGCCAGAAGAGCCTCCAAAAAAGAAAAAGGAGGTAGAGGAACCCTCTAAAAAGAAGAAAGAGGTACCCCCTAAAAAGGAAGAAGATGATGCTGACGAAGAGGAGCCGGACGATGAAGGAGACGAAGAGCCAGATATACCGGAGGATAAGGAAGATGATGAGATGATCAAAGAGCTACAGGATAAGGAAGATAAAGAGGCCCCAGACCAACCACAGCCAGAACAACAGGAACAGACTGAACCAGAAGATCCATATGCCCACCTTAGCCCAGAGGAACGAGAACGTCAAGAGAAAGAGGAGTATATATGGAGGTATAAGATTTTGAAAAGGCAATACCCCAAACGAACGATACCAGAGTACAATGAACATGATGATCTATATACTATGAAGAATAGCTATGACAGGACTATCAAAGAGATACACCTCGAGGTCAACGTTGACTCTTATAGGATGTACCTAATAGGTGGGTTCTGGGCAGTTGAGTTTTTGTGTACCAACGTTCTGGGTGTCGATATGAAAGGGTTCGCATCACAACAACAAGCTATGATGGATAAGTACGAGAGGTTCCTTATAGAGTTAGGGGAGCGTTCTTATAGTAGGTGGGGTTCGAATCTACCTGTAGAGTTACGTTTACTAGGGTTTATTATCTTGCAAGCAGGTATCTTCTATGTAGGTAAGATGATGATGAGCTCTGGAGGTGTCAATATGGCGACCTTGTTCAATGCTATGGCCGGACAAGCTCCGCAACAAAAGGTAGATGGTGGTGAACGTAAGATGAAGGGCCCGAGCATAAAGGTGGAGGAGGTACGTAAGGCACAAACTGCTCAATAAATTTACCAACATTTACTAAGTGTTATATACAATGGACCCTTTAACTGTATGTTGTATAGCTGCTGTAGCGTTACTAGTGTTGGCTATCTTGGTCGTTAGAAAGGAAAATATGAGTGGATATGGTACGATATCAGGGCTATATTTTAACAACAATGGTAATCGTTATTGCTTCCATAATCCCTACGACCCACCTGGGTACATGTACTGCGGCGTGTCATCAAAGGTAGTACAATAAATACAAATGTTTCTTGTAGTATATACAAGAAAATTATAGCCCATCAGATCAACGAGAACGACACTTACCCAACTTCTCCCACCTGGCCAGTGCACCAAGTAACTCATCAAGGGTGATTCCAGGGGGAAGAGAACGGGCATGTAGCATCATAATATACTCATAAATCTTGACATAATAACCCATGCCACTTAGGGTCTGGAAAAATCTATCAACATCAATGCAGCCATATGGCATATACGGCGCAGCAATAAACGACGTGGGGATACGAAGCTTATGATCTCGCTGTGGTTGATGAGCGAGCTCCATATGGATACTCTCCATAACACGACCCTCGGAGCATGTCGCACTTAGAGAGTTACGCAGCGCCAATATGAGGCCGTAATCAGGATCACTACTGGCAGGGATACTCAGAGAGTATACGAGTAGCTTGCAGTCACCAAGTGTGAGCTTCTTGGATTCCGTAGCCAAAGAAACAGGGGCTAGAGTTGGGATAGAAGGCGCCCGCAAAGCATCTCGTAGCTTCTGTAGCTCGGCACGTTCACTTGCAATTTGATCTTTTTGGAGTTTGAAATCTCGCTCCAGCTGCTCTCGCTGCTCCCTCATAAAACGCTTAAAGGTCTCCATCTCTGCCTCTTGTGCTTGGCGATGAAGATCAACGTTTCGCTCTGCATCCTCCACCTGTCGCCAGAGAGTTTCTACATCGGTGCGTTGCGATTGGATCTCCTTAAGCTTCTCTTCCGTCTCGAATCTGAACTTTACCCGCTCTAGCTCAAATGCCTCTTGTTCCTGGCCGGAAGCACTAGTAGGGGTCAGAGAACTAGTACTACTAGGTTTGGGTGTACTACCAGTCTCTGGTGCCTTCTTAGGTTCGGGGTTATATAGCTCTTTCTTCAGAAACTGTTGCAACGCATCTCCCTCGTAGTTGAGACCAACAGAATGTAGTACTCTGGCAAGCTCGTCAAGGGTAAACGGAGGACGCCCGTTCTCAAGGATATGACGGATATACTCTTCATCTGTACGGAGAGTTGGTGAATAGTACAACCGATCTGTTAGACACATCTTGTTACAAATAAATTTGGCGACGCTGACGCCTTCTCCCATGTGGGTAGCGTTCAGACTGCCACGAATGCGAAAACGTAGGTCGTCTGGGAGTTTGTCATGAACATCACCCAACAGACGGCGGAGAGAGATCTTGTCTGATACCTTGGACATGGGACATATGTATATCATTGTTGAGATATACATATCAATTTTCTAACTCATTCGTCTTTGGTTTGAGCTCCAACTCGGCCCAGACTTTGTATTTCAGCCAACATTTCAGGGAAGTAGAACTCGAGGTACTGATCCCTTTGTGCTAGTGTGGCATCTCTAAGTTTAGATACTGGCCTAATCTTCTTGATTTCAGCGATCAATTCTTGCATCTCTTCAAGTGTAGGCTCGCCTTGTATCTTCTCAATCAATTCGTCTGGGATGTGTTCGTGAACTATATCTGTCTGATCTAGAAAATGTGTTGCAATCTCCAAGTCGGACAGCTCCCCATTAGCAATCACTACCAACCCAAGTAGTCCAGCAGCTTGATTGTTACAGATAGTATGAGGATTACCACGCCGAGCCAGCATCACATCAATGTATATGCCTAGTAGGTGGCCAGTTGGCTCCTCGGGGATAGTATCAGACTCAAAGTACAAGTACGGTGCCGTCTTGTTGATAAATGTCATAGCCTCGGACATGGCCTCGTTCGCAATAGCATCATGGAAGACAATGTAGTCATTCATATCCTTTACACCCCCTAGCTCTTGTTCGCTTGGTAGCCGTGCCATGTCGAGATCACGAAGCTTCTCGTACATGTAATAAGGTCCGTGGCATACGACATCTCCTACCACTGGGACGCGTTCACTGGATGGTTTAGGAAGTGCATACTTGACATGTTTCTCATTGACCACGAAGAAGATCCACGGGAGAGAGTAAATACCTCCTAGCGGAAACCCTTGAGGAAAGTATGCGAGGGACCGATCGACAAGATCTTGCCCGCCTTTGATAAGGGCCAACGTATCTAGCTTAGATGAGCTGCAACACGCATCATCCATTATCTTAAAACCCTCTTCTTGTGTACTCGCTTCCCCAATCTTGTCAGCAAAAGCCATCTCTACAACATCATCATCGTCGTCTTGACACTCGAAAATATTGAACATCCTCGATTGCCATTCGCGATACTGTTTTTCGCGCACAATGTAGTACATACGAAGTTAGACGAATTCATGAATTATGTATTAGATATAATTCATTTTTCCTATAAGTCTAGAATTCACTAATTGGTAATTTACTTTTTATTTCGAATACTTTCTATTGCTTTGGTCACACATACCATAGCGTCATCTTCACTGAACTTTTTATCATCGCAAAGCTCAGCCTTTCGGTCATCGCAAAGCTCAGCCTTTCGGTCATGGAAACCTAACCTAAACGCATGATACTTGACTTTCCCATATTCTTCATTATCAAACTCTGTGCTATTTATGTATACATCATTATTAGTCTTCAAACCATTACAAAAATAGACGACGAGTAGTTTATTAAGTGGTATTTTGTGGATATAGAGCTGGCGAAGGGCATGCCCAAAAGGTCCGTCTAACTCAAACGACTTCTCTGTAAAATACTTACTCATCAGCTCGCAGAATATGATAACATCACTCTCTGCCAAGGTTTTCACGGGGTTGTATATAGTAGGGTCATAGCCATAATGGGTTACAAACTTTTGGTCTAACTTCAACATGTATACGTTTTTGACACGCCTGGATAGTAATTTGGCAAATTGAGTAAATACTTCCCTGAAACAATACACCGAATATACGAGCGTCACATTAATATCTTTGAGTGACATCCTTGTGTTTCCTATTTTGACTTTAACATATCGCTTTTCATATTAGTAGTAATGGAGAACCAATTCTATAGAGAGCTATACAAACATGCTCTCCCTGATAACAAAACTACAGATGTTATTATATTACGAGAAGCACTGGGTAAAAAGTTCCAGGATGTGAATAATTTTAAGAGCTATGTACTAGCTGGAGGACCTGCTATACCATATAAGGGAGAATATATAGATTGGGGTTCATATGGCTTTATTAGTGCTGAAGATTTGGCCAGACTCCGCGCTACAACTTTATCTATGATTGTTAATTCATTAACACCAGGTAAGATATGCGTAATACAATGAATTCAATACGAAGAAAAATCGAATAAATTCTATGAGGTAAAGTGTTCTTTCTGTTAGTCAGTAAGAATGAGTAAACAAATATTCGATACAAGGTTGAAATTTGGCTTTCATGTATCTAAGAAGAAAACACTACTAGAATCATTTGAGGCTAAAAAGGATGGACCTTTAACAGCGGCCCAAATCTATATATCGAATGGAAGAGGATGGAAAATTAACGATATTGATAGTGACGATATTAGACAGACCAAGCATGCTTTGGAAAGGTCTGGCATGTATAGTTGTGTTCATGGGAAGCTTCTTTATAATATTGCAGGTGCGGCAAACCCAAAAGAAATAGAAAAGAACTGGTGGAAGACAAGAGCCGGTTTAACATCTGAGCTAGATATTACTGCTAGTTTTGGAAGTTCTGTAGTAGTACATATGGGATCGTGTAAAGACTACGATCTTGGTATTGGTAATATAGTAAAGACGCTAGAGCATGTGCTGACAGTACAAACAGATCAGACTAGAACATTAGCCAAGGAGTTGCAATTGCCTGATATAATTAAGCAAAGGAGAGTAATACTTGAAAATTCAGCTGGGGAAGGGACCAAATTCGGAAGTACGCTAGAGGAGATTGGAGATATAATTTCTAAAGTAGATAAGAAGTTACAGCCTCAGATTGGAGTTTGTATTGATTCAGCTCATATTTTTGGTTCTGGACAATATGACTTTGGCGATATAGAGAGTTTTGATAGATTTGTATCTGATTTCGATCAACAAATAGGGTTAGAGAAGCTGAAATTGTTTCATTTGAACGATAGTAGGGTCAAATTCAATAGCAAGAAAGATAGACACGAGAATTTGGCATTGGGATATATATTTGCAGAGGAGAAAGTGGATGAGTATGGTCGTAATGGTTTGGAGGCGCTACAACATGTATTGAATTTTGCTAGGGAACACGATGTAGCACTAATAGGGGAGCCGCCTTATCTAGATAGTGCCGGAGAGGTAGGTCCACACGGGTGGTGGTGCATGGGGATAGTAAAAGGACTATGTGATTTGGAGAAGGATAATATATGCGATTAATAAGATTTATTTCAACCAGTTAGGAAAAGTTTCATCCATTAACTCTTTTTGTTTTTGAGTAAGTTTTCCTCGCCCTTTGCCGTTTGCGGTTCTTCTTTGTGCATGATACCATTTGGCCATATATTCCGTTGATCGAGGAAATCTTCCTAACTTCTTAACTACAGATGCAAATTCTTTATAATTTTTCAACCAATGTTCATCTGACATCCTTGTAATAGACCAGCCAGGAACATTTTTATCCAGATACTCTTTTTGTTCATCGCTAATCTTTCCTCTTTGCCCCTTTAATTTTCTTATTTGATCAAATAACCATGGTCCAGACGGCGGTTCTGTAGTTTTAGGTAATCTATTGTGTTGTTTAACGAAATTAATTAATTTTTCACAACTATCATCCCATGAATTATATGTATCAAGCCATCCATAAAATGTTTTATCTAATTTTTCTTTATGAGTTACGGACATTGACAACCCATCTCTTCCTCTGGCAGCATTTCTTTGTTTAGCCAACCATTTATATGTTTTCTCTCCTTGTTTGGGCAATCTACCATGTTTAATATAAAACGAATATAATTCATCGAAATGTCCATTCCAGTTTCCACGATTTATACACTTCATCATGCTATCGTATACCTCATCTTTTATCCATACCCCTCGACGTTCATACTCGTCATCAGTCTCATTTACTCCTCGTACAACGTCCACCCACATTCTATAATTCTTCTTCACGGCGTGTACATCATCATGTGATATCTTCCTTAATATCTTAACCATTGGATCCTTGCCTATATCATCCCCCTCTTTGATACTAGAGAACACTACTATATGTGCCATCTTCTTCCCTTCATCCTTTCTTACCACACGTCCTACGCATTGCATAGTAGCTATCTCTCCTCTGCTATCTATAAACATACATGTATCTGCTCGCTTAATATTAATACCTTCACCCAGTGTTCTAACACTAGCCAGAACCCTATATACCCCTTTCTCAAAATCATCTATAACATTCTGTCTAACACCTTTACTCTCTTCACAACTCAGAGATACTGCCTTTACACCTATCCTATTACACGCATCTGCCACATTCCTAGCTGTTTCTACGTTATTACAATAAGCAAGTATAGAGATATATTCCAAGTTCTCCGATATGTATTTGGCTATAGTCTCGAAAGAAGGAGATTCATCGAAATAAGATAGTCGTATGTCGTAATCACAACATACACCATCATTTATAGCATCTCGTAAACTATAGTTGTAATGGCACTCTTTATCTTCGTTATCAAGGCTAGCAGACAGTAGTACTACATTCTTGTTCTTTTGCACTACTTCCCACAACTTACCATTCATACCCTCTTCAGGCGCGTCTTCTACATGATGAGCTTCATCTACTATTATATACTCAAATGGTCTCCTTAGTGTAGTACCTTTGAATTCATAGTACAATGCTTTCTCGTAACTATTATTGACACATATCGTTACAATTGCCTTATCCTTATTATATACAGGTACCTGACCATTATATCCAGTTCCTATGAGTATAGTTGTTATACCGAATTGTGTAAGATATACATCCCACTGTTCTAAAAGTGTTATATACGGCACAAGTATAAGATACCTACCATGTTTTCTTTTTATCACTTCAAGAGCAACTCTACTCTTACCACTACCACACGCCATCCTAATCCTATTTATCCTACCATTGACAATATTGGCTAGTGCATCTATCTGACACTTTCTTAGCTTTTTCTCATGGCTAGCTTGTAACTGCTTCTCTGGTACTATTTTGAGACCGAGAGCTGCACGATATATTTCATTCATCCTCTCTCGTGTGATTATGTTATGAGTCACATCATTCATCTCTATCTTACTTCTGCTCAACTTGACATTAGAAGGTGTAGTTATCTCGCAGTACTGCATGATATCTAATTTCTTACTATACTTACTAGCGCGATATGCACACAACCTAGTTCTATCTATATCACAAGCCTTTACCAAACTATGGTCTTTGTATAACTTAGCTTGTCCTGCGAATGTACTACCAAGATCCATGTAGTCTATACCAACATCTTCAACAGGTAGACCTAGCGACGATTTGATCTCAAGTGGTATATCAGACCATATACATACCTCAGACTTGGCAGCGAGTGACTTTTCAATGGCGCAACATATCTCGAAACACTTCGGGTTTTTCAACATCTCGCTTACCTTGTTGTTGCATTGTGTACTAGCCATATTTCTTAGCTTACGAAGAAGATCTTTATCCATGTCAAGAAGGATAACAATAGTATATCTATATTTAGTTTTTTAATTCATCTGAAAAGCGACGAAAGTTTTTCGTTCGGAAAGAGACTTCGTTAAAATTTGCGAGCAACACATGTTAGTGAGTAATGTCTTCAAAACCACTCATAGTATATGCTCTTCGTTTAGAGAATGATAAATGGTATATTGGCAAGACGAGAGATTTGGAAAAGAGATATCAAGAACATGAAACGGGGCCAGGATCATCATGGACGAGTCTTCATAAACCTATTGATATAGAAGAAAAGTTAGAGGATGCATCTGACTTTGATGAAGATAAACTTACAAAACAGTATATGGCAAAATATGGGATTAATAATGTCAGAGGTGGAAGCTACGTTCAATTAGAACTTAATATGTGGCAAATTCACAATATAAGAAGAGAGATCTGGACAGCAACTGATCGTTGTAACATATGCGGACGGAGTAGTCATTTTGCTCAAGATTGCTATGCAAAAGTAAACGTATATGGTGAAAATATTACACAGATAATTACTAATATGCAAAATTGCGTCGTCTTACAAAAATGAATACATCTCTCAACTATATCATAGCTCTTTGCCATGGTCAACTACTTTTGGCTATCACTCGATCCAGACCAATCTGCCAGATGGTACTGCGATCAACATTGTTTCAAAATCGGGGCAGAGGTAGTAGAATCTATCTGGACCCCTGCGTTACTCCTAGCTCCACACTTAGCACAACGAGCAGAGAGGCTAGGTATAAAGAAGACGTACATGTATCGACGCACCACCAAAGGTCTATGGCACCCACTATATGTATGGCACGGATTGTGTCGTGCTAATATGAGACGTGGCCTAATCAATGCTAATGCTATATTCAAAGAACATCAAACACGCACTGGTAAAGCACATGTGGCATGGAAGGATTGCAAGTTCTTGATGAGTGTGATAGATACCATAGACTTCAACACCGAAACATGGGCAAAGTGGTATATCACACAGACTGATCGACCTGAGCGCCAACAATGGAAGTTAGATCATGGGTTTGAAGACCATGCCATAGTAGATAGGAATACTTGCGATATGACCCAACCTGTGCAGTGTATAAACGAGAAGCTATTTCCTGGATGTCGGGTAAAAGGTGATGTTGTAGCTGCATATAGGAGGTACTACCATGCTAAGATATATTCCATAGGTATACTAAGGTACTATCATAGTGCCCCTCCAAAGTGGTTGACAGGGCGTAAGGTCAAGGTTGGTGAGAAGGTCAAGATACTTCCATATAAGTTGGATCCAGAGGGTTATGTTATAGTTGTATTTTAATCGATAATCTTTGATAAGATAAATCAAAGATAATGATACAATTCACAACGTTTTTATATGTCTCCATCTCTTTTTGCCTTTTGAGGTAACGGCGTTGGGATATTTCTTTTTTAGGTATTCTATCATATCGTGCCATTTTTGTTCATGTTCACCCTGTTTAGCTGGCGTTTTAAGACAGAAAAAGTCATCTTTACGACAAGGATAGTCTATGAGCTGTAACTCTTTGAACAGTTTCCAGTTAACATTTAGCGAATTTAGTCGTTCATTGTCTTTTACCTCATTGTATGCCTCTTCTATCTGATCGTGCATCTCCAGTAGCTCATTTCTGTATTCTGTTATATCTGGGGGGTTAACGCCGGTGATCATAAAGAAGATAAGGTTGATGTCAGCGTAATAGTCACTAAATTTATTCTCTGATAGGAACATATATATATGGTCTTTTGTAGCTGTCTGTTTAGTAAGATTATGTAATGCTAACTGCTTTTTAAGGATATCTATGACTTCTGGCTTTATTTCGATGTTTTGCTTGCCTTCGAACCTATTCATGGCCTCAATAAAGTGACCTCTGCAAGTATAGGTGTATCTAGAGGCCATATTGACCCGTTCAGAGTCTTTGAATGAAGGGGCATCGTCCAATATCTCTGTTATATTTCCGCATGTCTTGCAGGTTAAGATCGAGCTATCACCTTCTGATGGTTCTAGTGTGGTACCTTTACATCCGTCGCACGATATCTTCTGTGGTTTCTGTCTAAAGTTTTCAATGTCAATATACTCCTTGGCTATCCTCAAATACTCCAGAATAAGTTGGTTGATCTCCTTACCCTTCTCTTCATCTCGAGACTTGTCTACCATCACGAAGCTATTCTTAGTTGTTCGTTCCAACTCTTCGTACCGTTCGAGTATAGGTGACACTCGAAATATATACAGAGCATAATCTGCGTTAAATTCTATATCTTGTATCTTCCTCCTAATATCGATGATTTGGATACGCGCGTTAGACTTATCTATATCATCTATACCTTCTGACTCGATCCATTTCAACGTATCTAACTCAGATTGTAGCTCTGTTATACGGTCCTCACCGAATTTCTCTCGTATCTGGTTATCTATATATCGTATATCAGATGTCTCTACGTTGATCTTCTCTCGAGTCTTCTCCTTTTTTGTAGGGACCTCTATCTTCGGAGCAACATCTCTGATAAATGTTTGGCCGTTGGAGTACACAACTTTAGCATCTACTGATATTGGTACCTTTTTTACCTGGTTCTTATCTGCACCTGGTATAAATGCAAAAAAGGACATACTGTTCACACCCTATATCTCTTTAATTCCAAAGGTCAGAATCACTCCAAAGGGACATCAACATAGAATAGCTCCGGTCTAGTAAGATAGCAATACATCATACAATCCAATATATGGTAGGCACTAGCAGTATGGTATAGATCGTAGATATCATCATTGTTCGGTCTTATACCACCAATAAAATCAAATAAGACCACATAACTTTTCATAGTAAGATTATCTAGGACCTCCATCTTTTTGATAGGATTGAATTGTGGACCCAACCCTGCCATGAAATATTCATATCGTAGTAAGAGGTTGATATCTATCTCTATCGGTTCGATATCGTCACCACTAACAATATCTATTAGGTATATATCGTTACCAGTGGGAGGGGGTACCGCCAAAGAACCAAGGTATGTGGTAAGTGCGAGCCGCGTATCGTTTGATATAGGGGTGGCATCGATGATCTGATCTAGCTTAGCCTTTAGTACTGGACCTATATAGTGCAACTCTGGACCAAAGACATATAACAACCCACATAGATCTCGCAAAGCATGGTTCTTCATCACCTCTCTTGCTATGTTGCTTTTTGGGGATCTTTTCGCTACCGTGTAGTATATGTATGTGATGGTAATTGGAACAACACTGCACACTACGAGCCCGCCCACAATTATACAAATATTCAGGATAATATCGTCCTTCGTATTACCTATTACCCCTCGATAACATATACATGAACGCGTCTCCGAAGATTCACATATCATAGTAAGATAGTTAGCAGGACATTTCCCGTTAACAGTCTTAAGAAGTGTTATTTGATCGGTATAAATAAAATGGGGGTATATATAAACCCGAATACATACATGATAAGTGGCGTATCCAGTTATAACAGAGATAAATAGTAATACTATCGCCAGACTAATCTTCGTACATATATTCTTCCACCCAGCCTTTTTTGCTCTTTTTGCATATATAGCATCTTCCTCAGCTATGTCATCTTCTATTAGTTTGATAATGGCGTGGATATCTTTTTTCACATTTTCTTCTATGACAATCTTTGATCCACCAGAGATAATAAGTTTGGTATCCATATATTTCGCCTCTGATAGATGAGTCGAAACAGAGATATTATTGAACCATAACTTAACTTTTTTACTTCGATTAATAACGAATCACATAGTCTCAGGGTTAGTTGAATGGTTGGCATATGACGCACTTCTGATATATGGTGTCTCTATAACAGTAAGTAGACTTTGTTTCCTAGGGTTGATCGGTACAGTAAGGTCAGCTTCATCGAAGAAATCTATGGTACTCCCATCCCTGGTCATAAATCGTACGTGTAAAGGATAGTTACGTTTGAACCTCATGACCTGTTCGCAATGAGACTTATAGTGTATCCATACTGGGGTGAGGTTATCATCATGTTGTATCCTATCTATGACAAGAGCGAACTTTGCATCTGACAAGACACCACCGATACCGTTGATCCTTCGAATGTCTTTGTATAGTTCGGAGTGTATATCTACATAGATCTTAGGGAAGATAGTTAGTAGAGCGGCAGTATTGTTTAGTGTGGTAACAGCGGCATAGTTGGCAGGGGTTATTACCGCTAACTCAAGGTTGAGACCGGTACCATTGGTAAAGGTTTGGACCGGCCCACCTTGGGTCAAACTTACCTGGAACGAGGTAGGTGTGGGGGTAGCTACAACATGGTACTCTACATTACGTTGGATTCCATTACTCACTGTAAACCCAGGGGAAGAGGTCATAACAATATCGTTGATAGCTAGACCATCTGGCAAAATAGTATTAAGGGTATTCCCCCCTGATATATTATCTAAGATTATCAACGTAGGGGCAAATAACTCTATCCTAGGGTAGGGAAGTACGGCATACCTAAGATCAAGAGAGGAGACATAGTCCAAGGGCCGTTCCCCCGGATTTTGTGGTAGGGCTCTTACCTCTCTGGTGCTACCAATCCATGTTGCTATCTGTTCAGCTGTTACATCATAATTACAAGGGTCACTATATGCCTGTCGATCTCTGAATACAGAATCTAGTTCGATGTGGTTGGCCATTAATACTATATCCCGAAAATATTTAACTCCGCAACCCAGAGTATGGGAAAGTATATAATATATTTGGGATGTTTTTGTAATGGAGGTCGATGTAAAGGTAGGGCACTGGATACATGAAGAGCCCTATATATTTGATATATTGGACGAAGGTGAAGGGGAAAATGTGGAGACATATAAGAGGCAATATTTGAGAGAGACCCCACAACAAGAGAAGCTTAGGAAGTGTGGGTCATGGGTCAGTGGGTATTTTGAGACTGATACATTTGATAGTATACACCTAAGTAATAAAGTCCCTACTATAACTATAGGTAATAACAAGGACCATACTACTATACATAGAGATGGAAGGGTAGATTACACATACTGGCTAGATCCACCCCCTGCAAAATTTGAGGTAACGGCCCCTCTAAAACCAGAGCAATTATCTCCCATCGCTACAGAGTTAGCACCATATAATGACCAATGGTATGATATGTCAGAGTTGGTATGTACCCAATTACGAGAGAAAGATTTGTGGGGTCATACTTTAGATCTTATGAAAAGATGTCCCCCTCTATCGAAATGCGATCCATGTACTAGTATAGGTTACAAAATGGCCAAGTCATTGATACGGATAGCTGCCACTCGTATCTTTGCCGAACCGGAACAGAGCATCATAGAGCTACCTGTCAATAGTATAGATGCCTATAACCCTGAGAGCAAAATTGGAAAGTTCGGTATGGGGTTCTTCTCTATCTTGTACTGGTTAATAGGTCACCCTAAACGTTATCTCTATATAGCCAGCTTCTCCAAGGATAGCCAAGGGAGATATATTGCCTATGAAGCTACTATACAAGAGATAAATGGAGTATTAGCATT